TGGAACTAGTGGCGCCGCAGGCGCACCAGGATCATCTGGAACTTCTGGTTCTAGTGGTTCTTCTGGAACTAGTGGCGCCGCAGGCGCACCAGGATCATCTGGAACTTCTGGTTCTAGTGGAACTTCAGGATCTTCTGGTACATCTGGCACTCTTACTCTAACAGGCACAACAGACAATGGAGTAATAACTCTTAATGGAACTGCTCCAAATGCAACTGTAGAAAGTAATTTAACATTTAATGGAACTGCTTTAGTAGTAACAGGAAATGTAACAAGTAGCAATGATATCAGAGTTAATAGTATAACTGTAGGTAGAGGTGGTGGTAATCAATCTCAAAATACTGCAATCGGTGCTAATGCTTTAAAATCTAATACAACTCAGATTTTTAATACAGCAATAGGTTCAGATGCCCTACCATCTGCTTCTACTGGTGCTGGAGGTAATACAGCCGTAGGTGCTGTTAGTATGAGGTACACTACAACAGGAGCAAGTAATTCTGCATTTGGATATGGTTCATTATTTGATAATATAGGTGGAAGTAGTAATAGTGCATTTGGATATGGTGCTTTAGGAGGTAATACTACCGGAACCTATAATGTAGGAATTGGAGCATTCGCTGGCGATACTCTTCCTGATGGTGTTACTTATAATACAACTTCTGATAATAGTATATTCATTGGATACGCCACATCCCCTTCATCAAGTAATGGTCAAAATGAAATTGTAATTGGTGATCAAGCAAAAGGTAATGGATCTAATAGTGTCACTTTAGGTAATACAAGTATTACACAAACAATATTAAGACCAACTGTTAAAATACAAGGTAGTGGATCTACTTTATTACATGTATCAGGTAGCGGAGGAAATTTATTTTCAATTGTAGATAGTGGGTCTAATTTTCCTACTATAGCTACATTTTCATCTGGTAGTGTAAACGTATTAACTGTAACTACTTCGTCTGTTCAAACAACAGGGCAATTAAAATTAAATTCTTATACTACTACAACTTCTTTTACAGGAACTCCGGTAGGATTTTTAGGATTTGATTCTAGTGGAAATATATTAACTACAACAGGATCTGCAGCTGGCGGAGGTGGCAGCGGTACTTCTGGTTCTAGCGGAACATCTGGAGCAAATGGTACTAGTGGTTCTTCTGGTTCTAGTGGAACTAGTGGTAGTTCTGGATCCGCAGGTACTTCAGGAGCTAATGGTGCAAGTGTAACAGGTCAAATTATATTAACAGCTGGTGGCGGTTGGCCTTCAATTACAGCTGGTGCACAATCTCCAACACTAACAGCAACAGCAACAAATGCAGTAAACTTTTACTCTATAAACTTTGCAGACGGTTCACAAACCTTTGCAAACTGGGCAATGCCTATGCCATCAGATTATAATGGTGGTACAATAACTGCAGTATTCTATTGGATGTCAAATAACGCATCAACAAACTCTGTTGTTTGGGGATTCCAAGGAAGAGCATACGCTGATTCTGATTTGATAGACCAAGCTTTTGGTACTGCTCAAACAGTTACCGATGCTAACCAGGCTACGAGAGACGTGAATATATCTGCAGCAACAGCGGCAATAACACTAGGGGGTACCCCAGCAGCTAGTAATTTTGTGCAATTTAGATGCTATAGAGATGGTGCGGCAGGTGGTGATACATTAGCTGCGACAGCAGAATTATTAGCAATTAGAATAACTTATACAAGAGCATAATTATGGCATTTGGTTATTCACAAGGAGCGATTCAATGGTTAACAAGTGATGCTTTAAACGCAACTAAAGTTGTTACTGGTTTAGGATTCCGTCCTAAAGCAATAAGATTTTATTGGATGGGTCATCAATCAGCTACAGATTCTTTTACTCAAACTGTTTCTGAAAGAAGAGGTATAGGTTTTTGTGTTGACGCTTCTACAAGAAGAGCAGTCGGAACATTTAGTGCTGATAACGTAGCAGACTCTGATTGTGGTTCAGTTGCTGCAAACGATTGTGTTTGTATCACTGTTACTGGAGCTGGTGCTATAGATGGTAAATTAGACATTAGTAGTATAGATACAGATGGGTTTACTTTAATAGTAGATGACGTTACTCCTGCTAACTTAACAATATTTTATGAGGCTTGGGGTTTAGATGATATACAACAAGTAACAATTGGTGATATAGCTGAACCAGCAGCAACAGGTACTCAAAACTATACAGCAAACGGGTTTAATTCTAGAGGAGACAATCAATGTGTAATGTTTGCAGGAGTACAATCTACAGCGGCGTTAAATACAGGACAAGTCAATGACTCAGGTTTATGTGTAGGTGCAGCAACAGGAACTGCTACAGCACAAAACATAGTTGTAGTAGGTAACTCTGATGATGGGTCAGCTACTATGGATACAGATGGATATGCACGTGCTAGTGAATGTTTAGCAATGATAGTTGTAGCAGGAGGTAACCCAAATGCTAGAGCTGTATTATCAGCTTTTGGTACAGACCAATTTACACTTAACTGGACTAATCTAGGTACAACAAATAGAAGATATATTTATATGGCTATTAAAGGTGGAGGTTGGCAAGCAGGTTCATATACTATTAGACAAGATTCAGGCAGAACTGCAGCAATTACTGGATTACCATTTATACTTAAAGGTATATCATTTATGGGGGCAATGAAGACCCAAGCAGCAGCAGGTACAGCTACAGTACAAGATAGAATTGGTTTAGGTAGTGCCGCTGGTTTAACTACTAGACAAGCTATGGGTGTTTTAGATGAGGATGCTACAGCATCTTCAGAAATAGATTTGGCTATATCGTATGATAGTATATCTTCATATCCGAGTACAACAGGTACAGAACAAGCAAGGCAAGATATGGATATTTTTGGATATAATAACTTTACAGTTACAAATGAAATTGATGCTGGTGGACCTGAAAACGAATGGATGGGTTATTTAGCATTTGGGTCTACAAAATTACCTATGCAAGGTACAATAGGTCATCCGTTTATAATTTAAAAATATAATAATATGAGTTACACTACAAACGATTTTATTTACATTAGTACAGAATTAACAGGAGAAGAATCTATTAAAATTGTTACTTTTGAGTATATGAATTTTCTTTATTATGTTAGATGTTTTGAAAACATAATTCAATTTATTAAAGGACAAAGACATAGTGAACTATTAACAAACGGAGAAGTTCCAACTCCTGAACAACATATAGAACACGATCTTAGAAGAGAGTTATATAATGGAGATAGACAGCCACTCCAAGAATGGTTAGATACTAATGGATACTAATAACATAAATTTATTAAATGCCAGTTACTATATTTAATGGATCAAGTAGAGTGTCTTCAGGAAATTTTTCTGTAGGGCAGCAAGTAACTTCGACTATTGTTACTACAAATTTAACACATAGATTTGATGCAGGAAATGCGTCTTCTTACGGAGGATCCGGAACAGTGTGGACTAATTTAAATGGTTCAAATAATTTAGCTTTGGTAAACTCTCCAATATTTGTTTCAAATGGAGAGGCTAGTAGATTTGTATTTGATGGAGCTGATGATTTTATGACGGGATCAGGGTATTTAACAGGATCAGTGCCTAAATCTCATACATTAAATATTATAGGTAGTTTTGCTGCACTTCCCACAACATTTACTAGATATAGGTTTTTTGCAGATAATGCTAACCCTACCAGCTATGGACTATCTCAACCAGGAACAGGATTAGGCCCAGGTGAGGTTATAATATCACAAGGAACTCCTAACTTTAATGCTACTGTATATAACCCAGCAGGCGCAGTTCAATTTGTAAGCCAAAGTCAAACAGCAATGTTTACCTTTGTTAGTAGTAATGCTGGGATAGATTTTTATCTTAACGGTACTCTATTAGGAGGAACCACTACAGATACTTTTGTTGATGATAGTTTTATTAGTCCTACTAGGATTTATTACTTAGGATCTTCAGGAGGGGGTAGTAGCCCTATTTCAATGTCTGTGGCGCATATGATGTGGTACTCTGGATCATTAACAGCTGCGGAAATAAGCCAAAACTACAATGCTTTAAAGGGTAGGTACGGAATATAATAATTTTAATCTGCTATAAAAATTTATATATTTATAATAACAGAATAATAAGTTATGATAATATTTTTTATTGCTCCACACCTTTCTACAGGTGGAATGCCTCAATATCTTTACAAACAAATAGAGGCTTTATATAAAGAACATACAGTATATTGTTTAGAGTGGGATGATGTTACAGGAGGTAATCTTGTAGTTCAAAGAAATAGGATTAAAAACCTTTTAGGTAGTAGACTTATCACTTTAGATCAATATAAGCACCATTTATTTAAGCTAATCGAAGAGTATAATCCAGACGTAATCCACCTTCAGGAAATACCTGAAATGTTTATGCCTTTTGATGTGGCTGATAAATTCTATTCAATAAATAGAAAGTATAAAATAGTTGAAACATCTCATGATTCAAGTTTTGATATAAATAGAAAACTATACTTCCCAGATAAATTCATGATGGTAAGTCAATATCAAGTAGAGACTTATAAGCCATTAAATATCCCTATTGAATTAGTAGAATATCCTATAGAGTATAAAAAAAGAACAAATACTAGAGAGGAATTACTAAATAAGTTAGGTTTAGATCCTAATAAGAAACACGTTATAAATGTAGGATTATTCACTCCTAGAAAGAATCAAGCAGAGGTTATTGAGTATGCTAGAATGCTTAAAGACTATCCTATTCAATTTCACTTTATTGGTAACCAAGCTGACAACTTTCAACAATATTGGCAGCCTCTAATGAAAGACTTTCCTTCAAATTGTAAGTGGTGGGGAGAAAGAAGTGATGTGGATACTTTTTTTGAAATGGCTGACTTATTCCTATTTACATCTAGAGGTCATGCTACTGATAAAGAAACAATGCCTCTAGTAATTAGAGAGGCTATTAGTTGGAAAACACCGTCACTTATTTTTAATTTAGACGTTTATTTAGATTATTTTGATAAATTTAGCAATATAAACTATCTAGATTTTAGTAGTAAAGAACAAAATATAAAATCTATATTAAATAAACTAGGAATGGAAATAAATAAAGTTGATGAAGTTTTTGATATATCAGTAACCCCATCAGAGAATAAAATTCATATTACATATAAAAAACACGAGCCTGTAGTATATAAAGTATCAATAAAAGAAAAGTACTCAAATGCTCCTTTATATTGGTTTAATGCAAATTTTGAAAATGGTTCTAATTGGTGGGTAATTCCAATTCCTACTTCTGCATCTGATTTTAGTAAAGACTATGCTATAGGAACAATCTTAGTAGAGTTTTATGATTCAAATAATAATTTAGTATTCTCAAAAGATCTTTTTATTAAAGATTCTGATCAAGATAAAATATATCTTAATTTAGATAATCCATTTGATTGTTTATTTAACAATTATAATGAGATGTTTTTAGAAAATAAATACGATTGTTATGAATTAGATAATCTAGATTTGGTTTTAGATATTGGAGCTAATAGTGGATTGTTTTCTCTTTTATGCACAAATAAAGGAGTTAAAAAAGTTTATGCATTTGAACCTAATAAAGAGTCTTTAATCAATTTAAAAAGTGTTACAAATAATCTAAATGTAGAAATAGTTCCTAAAGCTGTTTATACTAAAGACGAAGACCTTAAATTCTATATAGATCCTACAAATACTACGATAGGAAGCCTTTCTAAAGAACATTTAGAGATGCATGCAAACTCTTTAGAAGAAGTAATCGTACCAGCAATATCTCTTAAGACATTTATTAAACAAAATAATATTGATAAGATATCCTTAGTTAAAATAGATATAGAAGGAGCTGAATATGAAATTATTGATGAACTAGAAGATGAAGTTTTTAATATTATAGATGGGTTTTTAATTGAATATCATGACAATGATAATCAAAAAGTAGGAAAATTAGTAGACAAATTAGTATCTAAAGGTTTTGATATAGATCAAATAAGAGATCAAAATTCTAAAAACAACCATAGTATAAAAGGTTTTTATCAAACTGAAGTATTAGGGACAATTTATGCTAAAAAGCCTACAGAAGAAAAATTACTTACTGTAGTTATCCCTACTTATAACCATGAAAAATATATAGAGCAATCTGTAAATAGTGTATTAAGACAAAAAACACTCTTTAATTTTAATATTCTAATATCAGATGATTGTTCTACAGATAATACTTGGAAAATACTTCAAAAGTATAAAGATCATAAAAATGTAATTCTAAATAAAAATAAAATTAATCAAGGGTCTACTCCTTTAATGGTATCTAATTTACTTAAAAAAGTAAAATCTGAATATATTACTATATTAGATGGAGACGATTTTTATGTAGATGACTATAAATTACAAAAACAAATAGATTTTTTACAATCTAATACAGAATACTCTGTACATAGTACAGGACATTTTCAAAAAGAAACTGAAAATCCAAAAGAAGAGTATACTAAATATGCTTGTTATGGGATCCAACCAGAAGTAGAGCTTTTAGATAATATGGAAGCTAATTATATGTCTTTTGGTTTTATGTTTAGAAATATTTTTAAAGAGCAAAATTATTCATTCCCAGAATGGTTTTTCCATGAAGATGTTTTTGATGGATATTGGGCTTTACATTGTTTATTATTAGAATCAGGAAAAGGAAGAAATGATAGATGGACAGGAGGAGTTTACAGAATAACACCAGGAGGAGCATATGGAGAGAAACATTGGGATTGGAAAATGAATGTAGGATCAAAACAATCTAAAGTAATTAAAAATGCTTATAAAGACATAATAGATTTAAAAAATAAAATAAAACCTATTATAATAATTGATGCTTTTTTTCATGATAAAGAATGTTTCACTACATTTAAAAAAACAATAGCTAATTTAAAAAATACTAAGATTCCTATAATGCTAGTTACTAATAGTAATTTTAGCGAGTCAGTAATAAAAGATGTTGATTATATATTGTATGATAAAAACAATAGACTATTTAAAAATGAATATATAAGTGATGATACCGTATTTATTTGGTATACAGACAAAGATAAGTATTTTTCTTTTTCTAATAATGTAAATCAAAAACATGGACTATCTGTACTATCAAATTTACATCATTCAACTAATCTTGCAAAGTCATTAGGATTTACTCATTTCTTTAGAATTGAATATGATTCTGAAATAAAAAATGTAGACAAGATAAAACATATAATGTATGAAACTAAAGATAAAAATGGTTACATTTATGTAAATGAAGACAAATATCTATCTTATCAATTGTGGTATTTAAGCTTAGACTATTTTACTAAAATTATGCCTAATATTAATAAAGAAGAAGATTATGTAAATTCTAAATTAAAATTAGGAAGTAAAGAAAATGAATTTATTCTTGTAGAAGATTATCTATTAAGATTATTAAGAAATGATGAAGGCTATAAAAATCTAATAGTTAATACACCAAAACAAGTAAAAATAGACTTTCCAGACTCCTCATGGAATACAATAACTTCAGCAGCAGAATCTGATTTTATAGTAGATGGATTTGTATCGTCTGTTTATAAAGTAGCATATTCAAAAGAAGGAATGGAAGAGCAATACTGTCCTATAGATAATACTAAATTTGCTATAATTACTTGGAATTGTAGTTCTACTAATAGTAACAAATCTAAAATTATTATTAAAAGAAAAAATAAAACTGATGAAATAATTGATCATTTTATTTCTGGAACTAATGGACATTCTTATAATTTATTTGATTTAAGTGATGAAGATATAGAAATAGAAATAATCATGAATGATCATAAATCTAAGTTCTACGTAGTAAATAAAAATAATATAGAGGCACTAAAAACTATTATAACATTCAAATGAAAATAGTTAATGTTACTCCAGGTTTAATACCTATTCCACCTAATGGTTGGGGAGCCGTTGAAAAGATTATATGGGAGACACACAACTGCCTTCTAAAACTAGGCCATGACTCCACAATCGCGTATCTGGACGATGTAAATGATTATGATATAGTACATATTCATGTGGCAAACCTAGCGAACCTGGCGCACCAAAGAGGTATCCCTTATTACTTCACTATGCATGATCACCATGCTTATCTTTATGGTAAAGATTCTAGTAGTTATAAAGAAAATCTAAAGGCTATAAAGAATGCTAAAAAAGCATTTGTCCCCGCTAAATTCTTAGTAGACTACTTTGAAGGAATACCTGAATACTTTTCTCATGGAGTAAACACAGATTATTTTACTCCTACAGGAGTTAAAGAACATAAGTTATTATGTGTAGCAAATAATGGATTTATTCATGATCAGTCTGAAGATAGAAAGGGATTTAGTTATGCTATTGAAGCTGCTAAACAATTAGATATTCCTATTACTATAGCTGGACCTAGTAACAACAAAAACTATTTTGAAAAGTTTCCTTCTGATTATAACAAACTTACTATTCTTTATGATTTAACTGAAGATGAATTAAGAGACTTATATAAAGAGCATAGCATATTTGTTCACGCATCTATATTAGAGGCAGGTCATCCTAATCTAACTTTGCTTGAAGCTATGGCATCTGGGCTTCCTGTAGTAGGAACATATGAAGACAATAATGAATTAAAAGGCTTGATCAAAATAGAAAGAAACACAGATCAAATAGTAGAAGCCATATCTAAATTAATAAGCCCAATAAAATATCTTAGATATTCTAAACTAGCTAAAACAACAGCTTTAGAATTATCGTGGATGAATAGAACAAAAGAGTTAGTAAAAAAATATTCTAACACTATGAAAGATCAACTTATACAAGGTTACGAAAGTGCAAACATACTAGCTATACCATCAAAAGAACCGGTTCCTCAATTTAATATTAATTTTATTCAAGGAGCATTATTTGAAATCGTAGGAGGCAAGCAATTAGATTATGACATATCTTTTATAGATAATAAAACAAATGAAGTTTTACACTCAGGAAAAATATCTTCTAATTGTTGGATTAAAGCTAGTAAACAAAGTTTTATTGATTGGAAAATAAAAGCTTTTGATGGAATTCATGAGTATGAATACAATTTAGACTTAAGAGATAAAAGAGTTTATATTGCACTAGACTCAAAATCTTTAGGCGATACCCTAGCATGGTTTCCTTACATAGAAGAGTTTCAAAAGAAATATAATTGTAAAATAATAGCATCAACATTTTGGAATCATTTTTTTGAAAAAGAATATCCCAACTTTGAGTTTGCTAAGCCTGGAGAAACTGTTAATAATCTCTATGCAATGTATACTATAGGATGGTTTTATAATGAAGATGGAACTATTGACTATAATAAAAATCCTAAAGACTTCAAGCATATTCCATTACAACAAACAGCATCAGATATTTTAGGTTTAGAGTATAAAGAACTAAGACCTAGAATAACAGTTGATAAAAGTATAAAGAAAGAAAAGATCATATCAATAGCAGTTCATAGTACAGCCCAAGCTAAATACTGGAATAATAAAACAGGATGGCAAAAAGTAGTTGACTACTTAAAATCTAAAGGATATAGAGTTGTGATGTTATCAAAAGAAGAAGACGGATATATGGGTAATGCCAATCCTAAAGGAGTAGAGTATCTTACTAATACAACTATAGAAACAACTATAGAAATGTTACAAAGATCTGAAATGTTTATTGGTATTAGTAGTGGATTAAGTTGGCTTAGTTGGGCATTAGGAACAAAAACATGCGTAGTATCAGGATTTTCAGATCCAATAACTGAATTTGAAGATGCAATTAGAGTATATACAAAAAATGGATTCTGTAGAGGATGTTTTAATACACATCAACTAGACCCAGGTGATTGGAATTGGTGCCCAAAACATAAAGGAACACAAAGACAGTTTGAATGCAGTAAAACAATATCAGGAGAAGAAGTTATAAAAGCTATTCAAAACCATATTTCTTAGTATAATTTATAAATCCCAAATATGTATTAGAAAGATAGTCCGAGATGGGATTTCGTATAGAAGCGCCTAAACAAGACGGTAACGCCAGGTTCAATACTCTAAAAGTTAATCTAAATGAAAATAATTTAGCTACTAGAGTAGTTGTTGTAGACGGAGAAGGTAATTTTTATTACGGAAGCGGCGGCGGAGGTGGCACTGGTGGAACTAATGGTACTTCTGGCGTAAATGGAACAAATGGTACTTCTGGTGCAAATGGATCCTCAGGTACTTCAGGAACCGGTTTTAATACAATAGCTAATCCTGTACAAGGTAGATTACTAATTTCTGATGGCAGTGTTAATCGTGCATCTGCTTCAGCAGATTTATTTTACGATACTGGAAGTTCTACTTTTCAGGTAGGAGGTACATTAGTAACAGACAATTTAACGGTAAATGCCGATGTATTTGAGTTTACTGGTTCAATTAATATAAGTGGATCTTTAACTACAGATCAATTAATAGTAAACGCAGACATATTTGAATTTACTGGTTCAATAAGAGTAAGTGGCAGTATTACAGGATCTTTATATGGTACTTCAAGTTGGGCTGTAAGTGCATCTTGGGCACCTAATGCTGAACAAGCGGCAACCGCATCTTATGTTTCTTCTTCTAATGTTTATGGTCCTTATGGGTTTGACAGTATAAAAACAGCATCTCTTGCTTTAACAGCATCATCTGCTGATAATTTCTATATTAGAGCAGATAGATTTGAATTTACAGGGTCTCTTGAAGTTGATGGAGGAATTACTGGATCTTTATTAGGAACAGCGTCTTATGCAATTACTGCATCACATGCTTTAAATGTAGTAGGAACAGCAAGTTGGGCTTATAATGCATTAACTGCATCCTCTGCTGATGACTTTTATATACGAGCAGATGTATTCGAATTTACTGGTTCGCTAAGAGTTAGCGGAAGTATTACTGGTTCACTATACGGTACTTCTAGTTGGGCAGTTAGTGCATCTTGGGCGCCAGCAGCAGCTCAATCTGATACAGCCTCATTTGTAACTGCATCAAATGTTTGGGGTCCATTCGGTTCTAATAGTATAATAAGCGCATCATATGCTGCAACAGCTTCATCTGCTGATGATTTTTATATTAGATCAGATGTATTTGAATTCACAGGCTCGTTAAGAGTTAGTGGAAGTATTACTGGATCTTTACTAGGAACTGCAAGTTATGCAGTTACAGCATCTCATGCATTAAATGTAGTAGGTACTGCATCTTGGGCATATAACGCTTTAACAGCATCATCAGCAGACGATTTTTTAGTTAGGGGTACTTTAACTGCACAAACAATTGTAGCTCAAGTAATTACTTCTAGTACAGAATATATAACAGGATCAACTATATTTGGTTCTCAACAATCTAATACACATCAATTTACAGGGTCAGTTTTCATAACTGGAAGTTTAACAGTAGATAATCTAACTGTTTTAGCAGATGTATTTGAATTCACAGGGTCGGTAATAGTTGATGGTGGAATTACTGGTTCACTATACGGTACTTCTAGTTGGGCAGTTAGTGCATCTTGGGCGCCATCTGCAACACAATCAGATACTGCTTCATTTGTAACAGCATCAAATGTTTGGGGACCGTTTGGCTCAAATAGTATTATAAGTGCATCGTACGCTGCAACAGCATCATCTGCTGACGATTTTTATATCAGGTCTGATGTATTTGAATTTACAGGATCATTAAGAGTTGATGGAAGTATTACAGGATCATTATTAGGAACTGCTAGTTATGCTCCAAACATTTATAATTCTGATGGTACCTTAACAGGAAATAGAACTATTACTTCTAGCTTTTATAGCCTTACTGTAAATTCTACTAAATCAACAGGATCAACATTTATTGTATCTCATTTACAAACCCAATCAAATGCTACAGATACAGCAGATATTGGGATGCAAGTTTCTTATAATATTAGCGCATCATCTGCAACTAATCAACTTGTAGCAAGAGCATTTCAATTAAGCGTATTTAATAATTTATTAGGAGGCGGAAGTCTTCAAAATTTAAGATGTTTTAATTTAGCGGCATTTTTTGGTACAGGAACAACAACAGATGAAGCTGATTTAATTTATTTAGAAAGAGGTAATCTTACTGGAACTATAGGTACTTATAGAGCTATAAGAATAGCTAACTACACAGGAACTAATAGAGGTGGTATTGCAATGGCTGCAATAGGCGGTAGCGGTAACGCGGCTTATGTGAATATGGGAAGTATAGTAATTCCAAGTGGTAGATGGGGTATATATCAATCTGAAGTAGCTATTAGTAACTATTTCGCAGGAAATTTTTCAATAGGAACTACTCAAACAGGTTCTTATAAATTACATATTATAGGTAATACTGGAATATCTGGAAGTTTAACAGCTACAGGATCTATTTTCTTTCCTAGTCTTATTGAATCTCCTGAAACTAATGTAGTTTTAGTAAACACTTCAACTGGTCAATTACATTATACTGCATCTTCTGCTTTAATACCACTTACAGCATCTTATGCTTTAACAGCATCTCAAGCATTAACTGCATCTTCTGCTGATGACTTTTATATACGAGCAGATGTATTTGAATTTACCGGTTCACTACGAGTTAATGGAAGTATTACCGGGTCATTATTTGGTACTTCTAGCTGGGCAGTTAGTGCATCTTGGGCGCCAGCAGCAGCACAATCAGACACCGCATCTTTTGTTACCGCCTCTAATGTATGGGGACCTTTTGGTTCCAATAGTATAATAAGCGCATCGTATGCCGCAACTGCTTCCTCAGCAGATGATTTTTACATCAGGTCAGATGTATTCGAATTCACAGGCTCGTTAAGAGTTAGTGGAAGTATTACTGGATCTTTACTAGGAACTGCTAGTTTTGCTACAACAGCTTCTTACGCATTAAACGCAGGATCAGCATTTCCATTTTCAGGATCAGCTGTTATAACAGGAAGTCTCTTAATTTCAGGTTCTAGTTCTAGTACAAGTTATTTACTTAATGCATCTGGCACATCAAAATTAACAACTATACATGTTGAAAATTTAAAAAATCCTGATCCACTTGCATCAGGCAAAATAGATATATTTAATGTAGGAAATCCAGGAGATGCTGGATATCAAAAATTATCAATTTTAGCTGGAGGTAGTCCGTATTCAACAGTATTAAGAACATCAGGTGATGGGGGAGGAAGTAGAGGTATGTTACTTGATGCATCTGGTCCTGGGGGAGAAATATATTTTGGTACAAGTGGTACAAACAGATGGTTAATTAGTGGCACATATAATGTATCAGGATCCGGTCATATATTTCCAGTCGGAGATTCTCTTTATGATATAGGAAATCCTAGTGCAAAAGTTGCAAATTATTATGGATTAAGAAGTTATATATCAAATTTATTAAGTGTAACAGGATCTGTATTAATTTCAGGAAGCTCAACAATAACAGGATCATTAAGAGTTCGTGATGGTATTACCGGGTCTTTATTTGGTACTGCTAGTTTTGCATTAACTAGCTCAAATGTATTAGGAGGAACAACTAATTATATACCTATATGGAATGGACAAACTGTTTTATCAAGTAGTGCAGTTTATCAGTCTTCTGGTAATTTAGGTATTGGATTAACAAATCCAACTTCAACAATACACATTTCAGGAAGTGCAAACGCTACACTCGGTCTTAGAGTAGAAAATGCAAACTCTTCTAATGCAGATGCTTTTTCATCATTTCAAGCTGGTAGTAGTGTAGCTAATAATAGATTTATAAATGTTGGATTTGCTGGTCAAGGAGTTGTTTTACAAGGAGCATATAGACCTACAGGAAGTTTTATAGTTTCTAATGGTAATGGTGGACTTAACTTTTTAGCAACAGGTAGTGATGGCAATGCGCATATAAGATTCTTTACATCTGCTACAACTGTAGGAGGAACAGAAAGAGTAATAATATTAGATAGTGGTTACGTAGGTATAGGAACATCAACACCAGCATATCCTTTAGATGTTAATGGAACTGCTAGGGTTACTACACTAATTGAAACTTCAACAAGAACATTAAAAGAAAATATACAATCATACTCAACAGATTTAGAGAAGTTTAAAAACCTAAATCCTGTTTCATTTAATTGGAAAGACACTAAAAAAGAAGATATAGGTTTAATAGCAGAAGAACTAGAAGATTTATTTCCTGAATTTGTATCTAAAGACGATGTTGGTAATCCTATAGGTATACAATATGGAAAACTAGCAACTATATTTATAAACGTAATAAAGGAGCAACAAAAAAGAATAGAGGTATTAGAAGATCAAGTTAAACAACTAATTAAGTAAAATGGCTCAATTACAAAGTACATCTGTTACAGGCTCTTTAACTGCTTCTTTATTAGAAGCAAATAGCTTGTTAATTAGTGCAGATGTATTTGAATTTACTGGCTCACTAAATGTTTTAGGTAGTATAACTGGATCTTTACTAGGAACTTCTAGTTTTGCTTTGACTGCTTCTTATATTGATGGATTTAATATACAAGGAATTTCCGGATTTAGAATAGGAACAGGGAGCATTTCTGCTAGTGTAAATGTAACTCCTGAAAATTTATTTTTAATTAATTCTGGATTTACACAGTACTTTAATATATCTAGTTCAGGAGATACAGACATATATAGTAATTTATTTATAGTTCGTAATTTTACAACAAAACAACCAGTTTTAACAGTTAGTCAGAGTATAATTCAGATAGCTACGCAGTCTTTTGATCCAACAGGAGATACTAAAGCCGGGTCTATTTGGTTTACATCTGCATCAATGTATGTGGGTTTAGAAGACTCTACATATATAACCCCTTAACTTATTTGAGTGAAGTATATTTATTAATAGATAAAAAAAAATTAAATGGCAACTTGGAAAAAAGTCGTAACCTCTGGTAGTCAAGCGCAATTAAATACATTAGCTGTAGATACCACATTAACAGTTAATGCAGACAGGTTTGAATTTACTGGATCTGTTGCAATATCTGGATCTGCAAGTATAGTAGGAGGTATATTAACCGGGACTTCAAGTTTTGCAATTAGTGCCTCATGGTCACCAGGATCGGCACAATCAGACACTTCTACCAATTCTGTAATTACAGATACTACAACAGGAACTGGTCCTTATTATCCTACTTTTGTAGATGGTACATCAGGTAATAGAGGTATCCGAGTTGATAGCAATGGTTTAACATATAATGCATCAACAAATGGTTTAACTGTTGGTAGTGTAACTAGTAGTTTGTTTGGTACTTCTTCTTGGGCTACAAATGCTTTAATAGCTAGTGCATCTACAGTTACAGATACTACAACAGGTGTTGGTCCTTATTATATCACTTTTGTAGATGGTACAACAGGTAATAGGCCTTTAAGAGTTGATAGTGCAACTTTGACTTTTAATGCTACAGATAACTTATTAACTGTAACAGCTTCTCGCGCTATAACTTCTTCAAATGCAAATATAGCTACCCAAGTATTAAACTCATTAACAGCTGGCGCAGGTTTAACTGGAACAACATTTAACGGTTCTGCAGCATCAACTTTTGATGTAGGTGCTGGAGCATTAATTAATGCCGCCGCAGATTTTATTCAAGTAAATACTTCTTCTCTTACTACAAATCAAATTCCTAAATTAGGAGCAAATACTTTAGCAGGATCTAATATATCAGATACTGGTACTCAAGTTCAAATTGCAGCAGGTGCATCTTCTGGTTTAAGTGTAGCTGCGGGTGGTGTAACTGTAACAGGAAATTCTACATTCAATAGTAATTTAACAGTAGCCGGCGACTTAACAGTTGCAGGTACGGCTAGTTTCCAGAATACTCAAAACTTATTAATTGGAGATAGATTTGCAGCATTAGCTTCAGGATCTACTACATTAACAGAAGGTGGTATTATAGTTGTTTCAAGTACAGGAGCAGCTGGAATGTCTGGTTCTGCTTTTTACTTAGATACAACAAGTGCTGGTAGTTTTGGAAGATTCGCTGTAGCATATAATGTTCACGCGTCTGCATCATCGGTAACCCCAGATGAATATGCAGTAACTGTAAGAATAACTGGATCAGTTAATCCTGTTGATGCGACGGCTCCTACTTGGGGAGGTCAAGTATCAGGTCCAGGAAATATGTGGATTAATACAACTTCAGGAGATATTTTTATTTACGTTTAAAAAAACTTTAATTAGTTATGGCATTTAATTTAAAACAAGTTATCGTTGCAGGAGAGCCTACTTCTTTAACAGACACAGGAAAAACTATAAAATCAAGTGATTTATCTAAAGAAGAATTAGAATATCTATTAACACTTCTTAAGAATGCAGATCTTAAAGGACATCAAATAGAGATGTTCTATTCAATGATAGTTAAATTACAGAATCAATACATTTCAGTAAATAAATAGTAAGTTATGTTAGATATATTCTCTATTGATCTCGCACAAAATGAGATTTTATTTGTTAGACAGGCGCTAGACCTGGTAACAGTTTCAGGAAAAGATGCAAAATTCCTTGCTAATCTTCAAATTAAAATAGAACAGGAGCTTTTAGAAATAGAAGCACTAAAAAGAAAAGAAGAAGAAAAAAAGCAAGCAGAACTACAACAAATCGTACAATACGAGCAAACAAAGTCAGCAGGTAAAAAGAACTCCTGATATTTATAATAGAATAATTTGTCGGCCCGAAAGGGAAGTAGGCTTAGTATAGTGCTAAGTTTCTAACCACAAAATGTAGTTGAATGCCATCTTGGAAAAAAATTATAACTTCTGGCTCAGATGCCAGTCTTCGTGCTTTATTTGTTACTAATGCAGTAACTTCAAGTGTATTTTCTGGTTCTAGATATATAGGAGCTTCATTTACAGGCTCATTTACGGGATCACTTAGTGGTTCTTTATTTGGTACTTCTAGTTTTGCAGTTAGTTCTTCTAGAGCTGTTACTTCGTCTTTTGCAATTAGTTCTAGTTTTGCTACAAGTGCTTCTTTTGCTTTAACATCTTCATTTATTAGTACTACAGGCACAAATGCATTCGTTCAAGGAGGAAATTCTTTTGGAGCAACTGCAACTATAGGTACAAATGATGCACAAAGTTTAGTATTAGAAAGTAATGGAACCGCTAGAGTAACTCTAGACAGCTCAGGTAATACTAATATAGCTACTGGATATCAATTTAGTTCAGCTGGTACTTTAAATTGGGGAACTAGTGGATATAGTATTGGACAATTAAGTTGGGATAGTGCTGGAGGGGCAAACAATTATGCCGCTGTATATTCTCAAGGAATTTATAATTTAAGAATAGGAACTACATTATATCCAACTGCAATATTTGTAACAGCATCAAGTGGTAATGTTGGTATAGGTACCACATCACCAGTATCATCAACAAATTATCGTTCGTTATCTATATCTGGAACAAATGGTTCTGAACTTTATATGTATGCTGGATCTACATTATATGGATACATGTATGCTGATATTAATGGAATGACTTTATCTCCTCAAAATAGTGTTCCATTAACTTTTAGAGCTGGTGGTAGTGAACATATTCGTCTTACTACAGGAGGTAATGTTGGTATAGGTACAACATCTCCCTCAGTTAAATTACAAATAAGCAGTTCAGATGCAGAGTCAATGAGAATAACAGGAGGAACTGTTAATGGTTTATATTCTACTTTTTTTAATGGAACTATTGCCCCATTACTTTTAGGATTTGGAGATACTCTTTCTTCTACAGCAACAAATTCTGATGGAGTTATTAGATTTAATGGTTCTAACAACTTATTATTTTCTTCTAATGGAGCAGAAATAGCTAGATTTAATGGATCTGGTAACTTAGGTATAGGAATTACGAATCCTACAGAAAAAATTACATCTAATGGAAATTTATATTTAAATAGTAATGATCCTTACATTTATTTTAACAGTAATTACATAAGATTTAAAACCAAAACAGATTCAATTCCAGTACTTGAAATAAGAGGAAGTACAGGAGGCAGTTTTGGAAGTAGACTCTATATGTATGCTGCTAATGATAGCACAGTTGGAGTAAACCTAAATTCAGAAGGAAATTCGTATTTTAATGGAGGAAATGTAGGTATAGGTACTACATCACCTGGAGCAAATCTTCAAATAGGATTTCAAAATAGTAGTACATCTGAAATGTTACGTTTAGGAGTATTATATACTGGATCTCCTACTCAAAGAGGAACTATAACTTGGCATGATAGCGCAGATGTAACTGGTCAAATAGATACAAGATTTGATGGTTCTAAAGTAAACATGTATTTTGGAAGTTTATATAATAATGCATATAATTCTACTGTTAGATTAACTATTTTAGGTGACGGTAATGTTGGTATAGGAACTACAACACCAACAGAAGGAAAATTAGTAATTGCAAATTCTGGCCCATCTATAATATATAATAAAGAAACTTCACAAGGAGTAAATTCTTTTTGGAATTCTAGTGATGGTTCACAAATACAATTTGGAGCAGCAAGTGCGCATCCATTATTATTATTTACTAATAATAGTGAAAAAGTAAGAATTACTTCCGATGGAAATGTTGGTATAGGAATTAATTCACCAACAGCTAAATTAGATGTTGCCTCATCTACTACTGGTACAACAATGGTTGTAGGTAGATATTCAGGTCATCCAAATATAAAAGCAAATACTGATGCTGGAGGTTATTTAATATTAGATTCTAATGGAGATGCTGCGGCTATAAATCATTATGTAGCAAGTAATGTTTGGTTAGCAACAGGTGGTGGAAATGTCGGTATAAATACTACGTCTCCTGGATATAAATTAGATGTAGCAGGAACTACAGGAGTTACTACTCAAATTAGAACCAATGGCGCTGATTGGGTTACTGGACTTAAAATACAAACAAATAATGCAGATGGTGGATATTTCTATACAACTTTTGTAAGCGGATCTCAATATGCATCTTTACAAGCTGGTGATAATAGCACTTATAGAAATATATCATTAAATCATCAAGGCGGTAATATTGGTATAGGCATCACAACACCAGCAACTAAATTACATATACAAGGAAGTCATACTACAGCATTATTTAGACTATATTCAACAGGAGGTGACGGCACTGGTGGGACAGGTCCAGCGAGTGTTTGTATGTGGGCGTCAGAACCAGGAGTTACTTATAATGGTAGTGGTATTGGAGCAAATATTAATAACAGTCCTTATTACGGTAGACTAGATTCTAGTAATGGACAATCTTATATAAGATTTACTCCTGCAGATATTCAATTTTATACAGGAGCTGGTGATGCTAGTTTTAGAGCTACTATATTATCAACGGGTCGATTTGGTATAGGTACTACAAGTCCACAAAAACCTTTTGAAGTAATATCAGATTCAAATGATTTTGTATCTGTGGGTGTAAATCAAATAGCCTCAGGTAGTTGGACTGGAATTCATTTTGGATATAGAGAAGCAAATAATTCATATAGAAAATCAGCTATAGTATTTGAGAGAACTGATTTAACATCAAATGATGCTCAAGGTAAAATACACATATTAAATGGACCTCAAGGATCTAGTGGAAATGCTACTTTGTCTGATGCTAGATTAACTATTGGAGAAAGTGGAAATGTAGGTATAAACAAAACATCTCCAACATATAAATTAGATATAGTAGGAGCATCATTAGGCACTAGTGCAGGAACTCAAGAATTATTAGAAAGAATTAATGTATCAACTTCAAATGCTGATTATTTAGAACTTACAAATACAAGAGTAGCTAATGGATCTACTTGGGAAACAGCTGGTTTTAGAATTCAACAAAAAGTTGATTCTACTTGGATGGGGTATATTCAATTTAATGGAAATAATAATGGTGGTATTTCATTTGGCGCAGGACTTAATTCAGGAGGACCTCTTAATCCACCAGAAGCACTTAGAATAATTAATGGAGGAAATGTAGGTATAGGAACAACTAATCCTACAGAAAAATTACAAGTAGATGGTACTATAGTAACAGATTATACTATAGCTGATACTCAAGGATATAGGTTAATAAAACCTAAAAATGGTACATATATTACCCAAACTAGTACAGTAACAGGTGCTATAAAAATTACTTATCCTGTTGGGTATACAAATACAATGCATACTGTAAAATTAAAAGTTTATGAGTATGTAACTAATGAATCATTTACAATTACTTTTGGAGGATATAATTACTCTGATACTCCATCTTGGTATAATTGCTTTGCTTATATAGAAGGAAATCCTGCTATAGATAGAAACTTTAATGTAAGATTCGGTTATGATGGAACTTACATGGTTGTTTATATAGGTGAATTAAGTTCTACTTGGAGTTATCCTCAAGTATTTATAGAAGAAGTAGGATTAGGATATAGTGGAGTAAGTTCTACATGGAGAAATAATAATTGGGGTGTAGGATTTGAAGCAAGCGCGTTTAGTAATGTTACAGCAACAGTAAGTAATACAGCAGCCCATACTTTTGTTAGAGATGGTGCAAATGCTTATTACTCACTTGGAAGTATAGGTATAGGAGCGTCTTCTCCTGCATATAAATTAGATGTATTAGGTACAATTCGTGCAACTGGAGATGTTATTGCATATTCTGATGCTAGAGTAAAAGATAATGTAGAGCCAATTGAAAATGCATTAGAAAAAGTAATATCATTAAGAGGAGTAAGCTATAATAGAAAAGACACTGATGATAAATCACGTAAGATAGGAGTAATAGCCCAAGAAGTACTTCCAATAATACCTGAGGTTGTATCTAAAGATCAAAATGGTAATTATAGTGTATCATATGGTAATATGGTAGGATTATTAATTGAAGCAGTTAAAGAACAACAGAAACAAATAGAAGAACTCAAATATTTATTAGAAAATAAGAAAAAGAAAAAATAATGGCAATTAATTACAATTGGAATTTTAATCCACTAGAAGCATATCCAACTGCATCTGGAGAAACAAATGTAGTATTCAACGTACATTGGCAACTTCATGGAATTACAGGATCATATCAATCTACAGTAATAGGAGTTCAACCAGTTACTTACGAATCAGGTTCTGCATTTACTCCTTTTAATGATCTTACTTATGATATAGTTTATAATTGGATGACTGCTTCAATGGGTACAGCTAGTATGCAAAATTATGAAGCAACAGTTGCTCAACAAATACAAAATCAAATCAATCCTCCTGTGTTAATAGAACAAGCTCCTTGGCTACCAACAGGTTCATTAATGATCACACCATAATAATATTTTTATGCCAGCAAGATTTATAAACGTAAATAATTCAGGAAGAGCTAGATTCACAAATGTAAATAATTCAGGACGCGCAGTATTTGGAGAAGGAGGTCCTGGAACAACTTCAACTACTACTGTTGCTCAGGCAGCAATTACTATATATGCTAGGCAAATAGCTCCAACAACGCCTTTAGATTTTCATTATTCTACAGACGGTGGAAGTACGTGGAATTTTGTCGGTGTTTCTATAGGTGAAACATGCAGTAATTTAACTACAATAACTGTACCTCAAGGAACAAGTTTAGTATTAAGAGCTGGATCTCCTAGTAATATTAATGCTATTTATTCATCTAATAGAACTAATGCATCAACTACATGTCCTACATGGGATGCAGGTTCTGATGCGTGTACTTGGCCAGTACTAACTAACGTTCCTACTAGAAATCTTGCATTTACAGTAAATCAAGAACAATCAGAAACGTGTTAAAACTATAATTAGTTATGGCATTACCAGCTAGTGGGATTATATCAATGAGTATGCTCATAACAGAGCTTGAAAATACTGGTCGTACTAGCAATATAGAATTGTCTAAAATTGGTAGTTTATTAGGTAGCGATGCTAATACTGGTTCTGGATACGTTCCTGTTAATAGAAGCGCTCCTACAAAACCTACAGATGATGTAGTTCCATCAGCAATATCAGAATGGTATAGTTATAATCATACAGCAAATCAAAATTGTGCAACAGGAGATATAGACACTCCTATTTTATTAGGTAGTTATTTATATTATAGAGTAAATGTAACAGGAAGTTCTGGAGCAGGTTCTAGTATAACTATAAGTTCTCCTGATAATGTAGTTCCAAATTTATCTACTATGAGGTTTCAAATATATACCTCATATCCATTTACTAATACAGGAACATTAACAGGATTTCCTGTATTTGACGGAACTTTTAGTAATACTAATTCACAAACATATAATTATACTTTATCTTCAACTTCTGAAGTTTTATATCTAGTAATGTGGAAAGAAGGTAGTCAAGATCAAAATATATTAACTCCTATATATTTTATGACAACTCCGTCATGTGGAAATGTTGATAATATTAGAGCAGTAGTAACGTCAAATAATGATCCTACATTAGCAGCGGCCTCAGCGAATTCATCTGCATTACTAAATCCTAGAACAAATGCCTTAATTACCGGATTTAATTATGTTAGAGATGAAGGTGGTAGTATTTATAATATAAATTCAAGTACAGCCGTAGTAGGATCTCTGTATGCAAACTGTTAAAATAATGTTTTATGGCTCCATATTTTAGATTTAATATTCCTTGTGCAACAACAACAACAACTACAACAACTACGACAACAGCACCTCCATGTTATTGTTATACAATACTTGCAGATAGTGGAACTACAACAATATCATATTCAAGATGCAGTGATGGTGCTACAATTAATTTAGAAGTTTTATCTGGTGAAACAGGATACGTTTGTTCTAGAGATACTCCTGTTTATGTTAGTGGTGCAATACCTACAATATTTGCATGTACATCTACTGTTGATTGTACATCAAATATAAATTGTAATGGATGTAGTTAATATATTTATAATAAAAAATAATTTATGATTTATCAAGTACAAATGCAGTTTATACCAGGGAGTGATCAAATTTGGGTAGCTAGACTAAATCCAGATGATCCAATCTATGAATATCCTACTCAAGAAGAAGCGCAGTTAAAAGCTGACGAACTTAAATTAGCAGACCCTACTGATCGTCAATATAGAGTAGTACAAATTGGATAAAAATTTATTTTTCTCTTATTTTCGTATATTTATAAATAAACAACTATTTTATGTTACAGATTATTCTAGTTCTTGCAGTCGCTTGTGTTGCTGCATACTTCATCGTCACTTCTAGAAAAAGCAAAGTAGAAGAAGTAAGTAAAGATACACCAGCCCCAAAAAATCCAATATTTGATCCAGTAGTTCCTGCTCCAACACCAGTAGAAGAAGTTCCTGTTAAAGTTGAACCAATCGCTAGTGTACAACAAGTAGAAGAGCTTAAAGAAGCAAAAAAAGTAATAAAGAAAAAAGCTGCTCCTAAAAAGAAAACTACTAAATAAATTGACTTTGTTTTTTTAATATAAAAAAATAGGCTCTCTGTAATTAGAGGGCCATTTTATTTCTCACATTAGTTTACATATTTATTATAAAATAACGTTATGGCAAAGCTTACAGAAAACGAATTAGAAAGGTTACATCAAGTTAGAAAAGACTCTTTAGAAATTGCATCTGCTTTAGGAGAATTACAATATCAAAAAACAGTTTTAGAATTGTTGATGGAAGATCAAAAACAAAAAATTAAAGATTTAAAAAAATCTGAAGGTCTATTGTTTGAAGAACTAAAAGACAAATACGGAAACATCAACATAAATATCGAAACTGGAGAATTCCAATAAAGTGTTTTGAATAAAGGATAGATATTTATTACTAGATAAAAATAATATAAATGGCCGAAACACTTATTAGCCCAGGAGTTTTCTTAAGTGAAAACGATCTATCCCAAATAACACAAGGACCTATTACTGCTGGAGCAGCACTTTTAGGACCTACAGTAATTGGACCTGTAAATATTCCAACATTAGTAACTTCATACTCAGAATACAAAGCTCTTTTTGGAGCTGCGTTTGTTTCTGGTGGAGCTAACTTTGAATATCTAACTTCAATTGCAGCACTTAACTATTTTGAACAAGGCGGAGATTCTCTTCTTGTTACTAGAGTAGCTTCTGGTTCTTATACACCAGCAACTGCTTCTGTAGCTTCTAATAATGGAACTATAGCGGCATCTGCAACATTAGATTTAACAAATGCGGTAACTGCTCAATATGTATTATCTATTAATGGAGCTAGTTTTACTTTATCTGGATCTAGTGCTCAAGATGTTTATAATAGAGTAACATCTTCTATATTAGCTAGTTCAACAGCGAATTCATCAGCGTCTCTTGCTTCAAGCACTATGACGCTAACTTCAAAAACATTAGGAATAGTAGGAAATAGTTACTATTATACATCAGGATCTAATACTGTTTATTACTCTGGTGGAGCATCAGTAGCTTCTTTTGAACTAGAAACATTATCTGTTGGTAATTTAATGAATAATGTAGGTGGAACTTCTGTAGATGGTTCTTTACCATCAGGATCTTCTGCTAACATTCGTTGGGAAGTAACTGGAGTTGACACTGGTTCTGGTGTGTTTAGTATCATTATTCGTCGTGGTGATGATTATAATAATAGTAAAACTATTCTTGAGACTTGGAATAATCTTTCATTAGATCCAAATCAAAATAATTACATTGCATATGTAATTGGTGATCAAACACAAGCAATTCGTCAAGATTCAACAAATGATTATTACTTACAAACAACTGGATCTTATCAAAATAAGAGCCGTTATATAAGAGTTAAATCTGTTAGTCTTCCTACTCCTGGATATTTTGATCAAACAGGACTTCCTCAAAATCAATATACATCTTCACTTCCTATTATAGGATCTGGATCTATTAATGGAGCTTTTGGAGGTGCTAGCGGTGCTATATTCGGTTCATTTGGTAAAGCAGCTTTAAATATGTTTGAAGCAATACCAGTTGCAAACTCAGTAATAGCCGCCCCAGCAACTAATATTCAAGGTATACATCCTGAAGATTATGCAATAGCAATTAATCTTCTTGAAAATCAAGATTCTTATAACGTAAATGTAGTATACGCTCCAGGATTAAATAGCCAAAATGCGGCTACTACAGTAAGTAGTTTATTAACTCTTGTTCAAGGTAGAGGAGATGCAATTGCAGTAGTAGATATGGCTTCTTATGGACAACAAATAAACGCAGTTCTTACTCAAGCAAACTTATACGATAATTCATATGGTGCAACTTATTGGCCATGGGTACAAGTTAGAAGCCGTGAGACTGGTAAAATAAACTTTGTTCCTGCTTCTACATTAGTACCAGCAGTTTACGAATATAATGATAAAGTTGCTGCTGAGTGGTTTGCACCTGCAGGTCTTAACAGAGGCGCACTTTCTACAGTACTTCAACCAGAAAGAAAATTAACAGTTAACGATAGGAACTTACTTTATCAAGGTAAAGTTAACCCAATCGCTACATTCCCTGGAGTTGGTACAGTAATATATGGTCAAAAGACTCTTCAACAAAAACCATCTGCACTTGATCGTGTAAATGTAAGAAGATTATTGATTGCTCTTAAAGATTACATTGGTCAAATTGGCGAAACAATTGTATTCGAACCAAATACTCAGGTAACAAGAAATAAATTCTTAAATCAAGTTAATCCATACTTAGAATCAGTACAACAAAGACAAGGTCTTTATGCATTCCAAGTAGTAATGGATGAGACTAATAACACACCAGATGTAGTAGATCGTAACCAATTAGTTGGTACAATATACTTACAGCCTACAAAGACTGCGGAATTCATTCAACTTGACTTCAACATTCTTCCAACTGGCACAACGTTTGGTCAATAAAATAAAACAACCTTAAGATGAACGATAATACAATTTTAAGAATTAAAGTACCTGCTCACTTATACGAGAGTGTAAAGAAGCAATTAACATTGACTGAAGCCAAAAAAGGTGGTAAAACCTATGGTGACTGGACAGTTGTGAAAGAAAAGAAAGCTCCTAAAGACGGAATGAAAAAAGTAGAAGAAATGAAACATGATAAAAAAGATAGATCTTTAGATGAATTAAAAAAAGCTAAAGATGCTCTTGATAAAAAAATTCAAGAGATGGAAACTTCTGATAAAAAAGCAAGCGTAGAAGAAGCTGTTAGTCCTGAAATAATGGATGCTATTGGTCAAATAGTAGATTTTGCAAAAGATAACGCAGGATTTCTTGCGGGTGTTGGAGGTATTACTGGTATTGCAAAAATGATTGCTGATAAAATTAAACAAGATCCTGAAGCTAGAAAATCTCTTGATCAAAAAACAGGTGCTGGATCTACAGATACTAGTTTTTTTGAAGAGAAGAAAAAAGACGCAGAAGATAAATAAATTCGTTGTCGAATATTTATAAGTAGAATAAAACTTAACATACAATGCCAGTATTGGATCCTAATGAAATAATGTTCACAGCGTTTGAACCTACAGTATCAAATAGATTTGTGATGTATATTGATGGTATTCCTTCTTACATGATTAAGAAGGCAGACGCCCCAGGTGTAACTTTAAATGAGATCAAACTCGACCATATCAATGTTTATCGTAAGATAAAAGGTAAAGCTGAATGGAGAGATATGAGCTTAGCACTTTATAACCCAGTATCTCCTTCAGGACAACAAGCTGTAATGGAATGGGTACGTCTTCACCATGAATCAGTAACTGGTCGTGATGGTTATTCTGACTTTTATAAGAAAGATCTTAACTTGTCTATCTTAGGTCCAGTAGGTGATATTGTGAGTGAGTGGATTGTTAAAGGCGCTTTCATTAAAGAAGCTACTTTTGGAAACTACGACTGGTCAACATCTGATCCAACTGAATTAACTATTTCAATAGGAATGGATTATTGTGTACTTAACTACTAGAATAATTATATATTTAAAAGAAAGGCCTCTATTACTAGAGGCTTTTTTTATTTTATAAAATTAATTATTCTTATATTTATAAATAAATACGTTTTATGTCTGAACAAAAGTTTACAGTACCAACAGAATTAATCGACCTACCTTCTAAAGGTCTTATCTATCCTAAAGAAAATACTCTATCATCTGGTCAAATTGAAATGAAGTATATGACGGCTAAAGAGGAAGACATCCTTACAAATGTCAACCTGCTGCGCCAGGGCCTCGCCATTGAGAAGATGCTTAAGAGCCTAATCAAAGCACCAATTAATTATGAAGACCTAACCTTAGGTGACAGGAATGGCTTACTGATCGCTGCTAGGATATTAGCATATGGAAAAGATTATTCTTTTATGTATAAAAATCCTAATACAGGTGAAGAAGAGAAGTTAACTATAGATTTACAAAATCTTAAGTATAAAGAATTAGATTGGTCTTTATTTAATAATAAAAACGAATTTGAATTTAAACTTCCAAAATCAGGAAATACAGTTACATTCAAAGTATTAACTGTATCAGATGATAAAAAAATTGATGAAGAAATTAAAGGTGTAAAAAAGAATTTAGGTTTAGAAGCCGGAGCAGTTTCAACAAGGCTTAAACACCAGATTATTGCTATTAATGGAGATTATTCAGTTAAAACAGTTAGAGACTTTATTGATCAAGGATATTTGCTTTCTATGGATTCTATTGAACTCCGTAAATATATAGCTTCTGTTACACCAGATATACTAATGAATACTACAGTCGTATTGTCCGATGGTAGTGAAGTCGATTTAGACTTACCAATGACAATAGACTTCTTTTTTCCCGGGAGCGGACTATAGGTCCGCATTCATGACAGAAGTTTTTGAGCTTACATATCACGGTGGTGGGGGATTTACATATTCTGAAGTTTGGAATATGGATATTCCTAAAAGGCGTTTCAATCTTAAAAAGATATCTGAATATCTAGAAAAGATTGAACAGATGCGCGACGAAAGTCGTCAGCAGGTTACCGAAAAAACTGATATGAATAAATTTAAAATTCCGGATGTTGTAAAAAATAACTTAGAACAGCCTTCATTTGTTTCCAAAGTAAAAAAGAAAAAGTAAATATTTATTCGTAGGTAATACTAATAAATGTCTAACGAGAATCAAAACACACCAGGAGCACAAGGGCCTAATCAAGGATCTAATCAACTTAGATCTACAGGCAAAGAACTTTTAGATAGTCTAAAAGAACAACTTCGATTAGAAGGTGATTATAGAGACATTTTAAGAGACTCTGTAAGAGAATTACAGAAATCTATAAAGCAACATGATACCATCGCTGCTAAATTAGAATCATATAGTAATACAACAATTAATATAAAACAAGTTCAGCATGAAATAACTAAAAATTTAATTGAGCAGAATGTAAATAAAAGAAAGCTTACTGAGTTTGCATTAAAATTAGGCGGCGCCCAGTCAGAACAAGTTAAAGTAGCAGATCAATATTTAAAATCTTTAGAAGAAAGAAGTACTTTAGAAGATTCATTTCTTAAAGAAAGGTCTAAATTTATTACTTTAGAAAATAAATTAAAGACAACAAAAAAAGAAGAATTAGATTCTGTAGATAGCTATTTTAAAAAATTAGAAGATCAAAGAAAATTAGAAGATTATATTGCTAGTTTATCTGAAAGAAAAGGTAAAAATGCACAAAAAGATTTAGAGTTTAATAAACAAAAATTATCTAAATTAAAAGATGAAATAACTTTACAAGAAGGTTCTTTTTCAGTAGATCAACAAGAGTTTATTAATGGAAAAAATATTTTAACTCAAGCTTCTGAAACTATAAAGAAAAAAGAAGAAGAGATTGCTACTATACAACAAGGATTAAACTTAGAACAAGCAGCATATATCCAGGCTAAAAAAACAAATGATTTATACGATTCAAATAACCAGAAACTAAAATCTCAAGAAGATTTTGAAAAAAGATCACAAAAAAATGCTGGAGTTCTTGGAAAATTAGTTGGAGGTTTAGCAGAGAAATTTAAAGTTTCTGAAGAAGTTCAAGCTCAAATGGTTTTGCGCCAAAAAGAATTAGCTGCAGAAGCACTAGCATCGGGAAGAAAATCTGGCACTTTTAAAGATAAATTAAGTGTAGCAAAAGTTGGTGTAAAGGCTATAGGAAAAGGAGCAATAGATAATTTTAAAACAGATCCTGTATTTAAATACGGTGCAGCTTTAGGAGCCGTAGGACTTGCTTATAAAGGAGTATCTGCAGGCTTTGATATGGTAGGTAATGCAGCTGCTAAAACAGGAGATTTTTTAGCTGGTTTATCTGAGGATTCTGGAAATGTAGTAAGAGGTCTTACAGGAGGAATTTCAGATTTAGCAAGAAAAATACCTTTAGTAGGTGGGTTAGTAGGTGGTTTAATAGATGGATTTTCTGCTTTATTAGATTTAGTTCTTGGTGTAGATAATATGATTGTTCAAACTGGAAGACAATTAAATCTTTCAGCAGAAGGTGCAAGGGGTTTATATAGAGGTCTTGCTGCATCATCTCAAGCAGCAGGTGATATCTATACTACCGGTAAAAAATTACTTCAGTCTCAATTAGAATTAACTCAACAAACTGGAATTACAAATATTTTAAGTGGGGAAATATTAAGAACTAATATTAAATTAAAAGAGTTTGCAGGTTTAGAAGCAGATACTAGAGCTAAAATTGCAGAATCTGCTCAAATAACTGGTAAAAGTGCTGAAGGAACTGTTAAATCTGTACTTGGTCAAGTTAAAGGTTTACAAAGAGCTATAGGCGTAAGCTTTCAATATCAACAAGTATTAAAAGAAGTATCAAATCTTGGAGGATATTTAGGACTTCAATTTGCAAAATATCCTGAAAAATTAACAAAAGCATTTCTTACTAGTAAAGCTTTAGGTTTAGAACTAAAGCAATTAGATGGAATGGCAAGTTCATTCTTAGATTTTGAATCATCTATATCAAAAGAATTTGAAGCCCAACTTTTAACAGGAAAAGATATTAATTTAAATAAAGCAAGAGAATTATTTTTAAATAATGATTTAGCAGGAGCTGCTGCAGAAATTGCAAAGTATACTGGCGATGCTGCAGGATATTCTAATATGAATAGAATACAGCAGGAGTCTTTAGCAGAAGCAATGGGAATGTCTAGAGACCAAATGGCAGATATGCTTAAACAACAAGAGTTGTATTCTAAATTTGGTGTTAAGAATAGAGAAGATTTATTAAAACAAGTAGATTTATTAAGGCAATCTGGTAGAGAGCAAGAGGCTATAAATAAAGCAGGTGGAGAAGCAGCTTATAATGATTTAGTTAGAGCATCAGCACAAGAAAAACTTGCATTAACTATAGAAAAAATAAAACAATCTATTGTAGAATTTATTGAACGTAGTGGAATAATAGAAAAAGTAGAAGCATTTGTAGATAAACTCTCTAAACCAGAAACTATTAGAGGTATTATAGGAACTATAAGAGATACAATTTCAACTTTTGTAGAATTCGCTGGAGAAATGTTAGCTGATATTATTGAAGTTGGTGGAGAAATAGCAAACTTTTTTACTTTTGGAGAAAAAGGAGATCAAAGAGAAGCCGAAGCTTATAGAATAGCAGCTAAAGTAAGGGAAGGATCAGTAGAAATGTCCAGTAGAATTAAAGGAACCGGAGATTATGGCGCAACTACAGTACAAGACGCAGCTGCTAATGATAAATATAAATCAGAAACAACATCTAAAAAAGAAGACAATAGTATGAGTATGGCTGGAGGGAAAGAAAATAATACAAAAGTATATAATATTATTTTTATTGATCCTGTAACAGGAAAAACTATAGAAAAACAAGTTGATGAGCAAACATATGAAATGATGCGTCTTAAATAATAAATTAATAAAATGCCACTAATAGATTTAAAAACTAATCTAAAAACCTTAAGGTTTGGCAATGATCAACCAGGATATGGTTCTTCAGGCCTACCTTATATTCAAACGGCTATTCCTGATTTAATTAATGCAACAGGAACATTTAAGCCTATTTTTAGACCAGGATCTACTGGCAATTTAGATTTTCCTATTCGTGGTGGAGATATTAAATTTAATATAGGAACACAGACTTTTACTTTATCTACTCAAATAGATAAAACAAGAATTAGAAAATTTTTTGAAGATGCTCCTAGAGGTAAAGCTTTTATAGAAAAACAAATCGGTCTACAATTATCTAATCCTAAAATAGAAACAGGAAATACCTTATATGGTTTTGGCCAATCAGCAACACTTCCTGGACTTTTAGAAAATACTAGAGTTTATAATAAAGGATTAAATACATTAGCACAAGTAGGAGCTTCTGGAACAGGAGCGCATGCTATTAGACACGGTTTAATGCCTTTTAATCCTTTTCAAAAACATTACTATGATATAGTTAATTCTCAAAATGTAGATAACCAATCTGTAAATAATAGGCTACTTATTTTAAATAATCTTAAAATGAGTAGTAATTTAGAACAAATAGCAAATGCAAATGAAGTAGGAAATATAAACACAGTAAATACTTTAGGAATATCACTAAATAAAAATTTTATATTTCAATATTGGGGAGGTCCTGGATCTACTTATGGTATAGGTGTAACTACTGTAAAGAGAGTTGTTGATACTACTAAGTTATTATCATTTAGTGCTATGACTTATGATCAACTTAGAACTCAAAATTCTAATTTTGAAAATGCAAAACCTAGAATACAAGATTTTAGAGATCAACTTCCTCTTTTTGTAAACTATACTCCTTGGGGAAATAATCAAATACATGATAGATTTTACGTATCTCCTGGTTTATATCAAGATAGGATGAACCTTTTAGGACCACGTATTTTTAATAATAATCAAGCTCCTTGGGAAACAGGTGGAAAAGAAACAGACGATTTAATTAAATTTGTTTTTGAAGCAATATCTAACGATAATACATCTCTTTCAACAGCTTTATTTTTTAGAGCTTTTTTAACTGCTGGACTAACTGATAATAACTCAGCCGCATTAAATGGTTTTAAATATATAGGTAGAGGTGAAAACTTTTATACTTATCAAGGTTTTGATAGAACTATAAGTTTTGCATTTAGAGTTGCAGCAGGTTCTAAAAGTGAATTAAAACCTTTGTATAATAAAGTAAATTCCTTAATTAGTCAAGTATATCCAGATTATAGTGCGCAAACTGGAATTATGAGAGCTCCTGTAGTTAGAATTACAATAGGAGATTATCTTTACAGAGTACCAGGATTTTTAGAAAGTGTAAATGTTACTGTTGATAATAACTATCCTTGGGAAATTAATTTAGAGAAAAGTCAATTAGGAGATGTAGCTCAATTACCGCAAGTTTTAGATATATCTATATCATTTAAACCTATTATGGATATACTTCCTAAAAGAGCTAGTATTGATTCTGTTACTAGATCTACTAGAAATACTTTATCTTCTGATGCTTTAGGAGCAGAAGTTTATACAGATGAAACAACTATTTCAACAAATATTCCTGCTTTAATAGCTAATATAAAATTTGGTCCTCCTGAAAGTCAAGCTAGCTTTATTAATCCTGGAACAACACTATCTCAAACTGTATCTCAAAGAACTGTTCTTAGATCAAATAGTTATAATTTATTAGAATCAATACCTAAACAAGAATTTAAAACTCCATTTCAAAAAATACTTGAAGATAAAAAAAATATATTATTAAAGTCAACAAAACAAGGTAGTGATTTAACTAGACAATTTCAATCACCAAATACACCATCATCATTAGGTTAAAATGAACTACAGATATCAAAATATAGAAATAACAAAAGATAATACAGGAGAAAGATATTATTCAAATAATATTTATCCAGATATACCTCTATCTAATGATGATAGTTATGTAATAACAGTATTAGGAGATAGACTAGATCTATTATCTTTTGATTTTTATGGAGATACTAGTTTTTGGTGGGTAATAGCATCTGCAAATTCTTTGCCTGGAGATTCTTTATATTTAGAACCCGGAACTCAATTAAGAATTCCATCAGATTTAGCTAGTGTTATTAATCAATATAAACAAATAAATATTTTAAAATAGTTATGGCACAAGGATTAGACAACAAAATATCAAATATAATAGGGGCTCAGATACCTAGTTGGGTATTAAAACAATTAGAAACTAGATCTAGGAAAAATGCTTCAGACTCTAGAGATACGGATAATGTTTTATTTATAGCAAACAAAACAGCTTGGATTAGATTAGTATCTTCAATAGATGTGCAATCACAAGAAGATCTTAATTATTTTAAAAGATTAGTAGGAGATGAATATATAAAAGATTCAACTAGTCTTGCAAAAAATTTTATTTTATTTGGAGGTACTTCTAAATATCTTGATAAAAATTCATATCAATTAAGATCAGGTTTAGGTAAAGACGGAGCTTATGGAATGTTAGGAAATAAAGAAATACAAGACTTTGGCTATAGACCAATGCCAGGTATTACTAGTGTTACTATTGATACTCAAGGTAGGCTTGGATCAGTAAGAGCAGCTACAATTAATTTTAAATGCTGGGATAAAGATCAATTAGATATTATAGATGCTCTTTATTTTAAATTAGGATTTACTATGTTTCTTGAATGGGGGCATACATATTTTTATCCTAATCCTGGTAGCACAAAAAATAAAACTCCTGACAAAATAATGTCTACTGAGTTGTATAGTATAGATCCATTTCAACAAGGTCTTACTAAAGAAGATATTAATATAAAGATATCACAAAACTCAAGAGACTCAGAAGGTAACTACGATGCTATGTTAGGAATGGTTACTAATTTTAATTTTTCTTATAACCAAGACGGAGGTTTTGATTGCACTATAAAATTATTAGGATTAGGATATTTAGGTGACTCAATAAAAATAAATAATTCAGGAGCGCTCCCTTCTTTATTAGAAGAAGAAATATTGAGATTAAATAAAACTTTAATTGAAATTGAGCAAGCCAAATTAGCTAGAGAAATAGCTGCTAGCCAACCTCCCACAGGAAGTGAGCCAGTACAAGATAGAAAATTAAAAACAATAGAACAAACATTAAGAGATCTATCTGCAGCAGGAGAAATTAAAGGCACGGTATTAAAGATAAAACCATCGGCACCAGAAGAAATAACGACTATTACTGCAACTGTAACAGAAGGAAATAAAACTACATATCAAAGACAGAGATTTCAAGAATTTACTGGACAATTTCCTAAACCTGATACAATTGTAAGAACTAAAAATGATGAAAGATATATATACATAACAAGAATTGGTCAAGTAATTAAATATGATAGTAATTCATCTTATAATGGACTTATTGATATTGATCAATTAGATACAGTTAGAAGTAATTTAACTCTTTTTGATAATGATAAAATAGGAAAATTTTTATCTAATCTAGTATTAGAACAAACTGCAAATGGAACTAAAGTTTATGCAATAGGATCTGTAAGAGATAAAAATGCTAGACAATTTAAATTTACTTATAAAACAAAAGGAAAAGAAGATAATGGAACTATAGGAGAACTTGAAAAATATATTACATTTGAATTTGTAGATGTTGTTTTAAAAACGCCTGCAGGTTTTGATTTAGTTAAAGATTATATACTTCCCGCTATTAGAACTGCATTAAGTAAAGAATTAAAAATATCTGTTTATGAAGGACAAAATGACGGACTTAGAGTAGATTTTAGAGGTGAATATGAAATTACCGGCTACAGAACAGAAGTTAAAGATAACCAAAATGAAGTTGAAAGTGCATTATCAGGTGGAGATGTCCCTGCTTCAACACCACAAACAAATAAAATTGCTAAAGTTGTAAAAGGTACATTTAAAATTTCAACAAATGATACAGCAATAATAAAAGATATATCTACAACTGAACAAAATAACTTAGTTGAAAGAGAAGAATATTTAAAAAAATTAAATTTACAAAATCAAGTACAAACACCAACACAAACACCAACACCAAGTCCTGGTGCCCAATCTCAAATTCCTAAACCTGATATAAATGCTATAGCTACACAAATAAAGCAATCTCTTAACTATCAATCTTCATTAGAAATAATATTAAGAACTATTCAAGTTCATGCTTTAAATAAAGCCATAAATAAAACTGGTGCACCTGATTTAGATATAGGTAAGACTACTCATGTATTAGATTTATGGGATCCTAAAGATAAAGTTAGTGTGATAGATGTTAATAATACTAAATCAAAAAAACCTTTTTTAAACCAAATATTTTCTTCTGGTATATTTTCTACTTTTATTAATGAGTTAGTAAATAGTGAAGAGATAAAAGATTCTGAATATACACAAGTAGGAGTAATGGATCCTATAACTAGATTTAAAATAAATGCTAAGTATGGATTTGCTACTAGTTTAATGGGTAATAAAGCGTTTTTAAGCGATTTAGAACCTGTTAATTTTAAAGAACTATTAAAAGCATATGTAGTTCCTTATCAAATTAATCAAGAGATAATAAAAGGAACAGTTGCCAACCATCCAGTATATATAACATTAGGACAATTACTAATGATTTTAAATCATGCATGTACTATATATGATACAAAAAAAGATTCTCAATTTCAAACACCTTTAATTTATATAGATTTTAATCCTGAATTAAATTTTTGTCTTACTAATAATAAACATTTAAGTACTGATCCATGGACTTGTTTAATTCCTTTTGAGGGTAGTTTTCAAGATTTCAAAGCTTTATTTGATAGAGATATACTTTCTGATAATGGAGCATCTATAAACTTAAAAGAGCCTGTTACTTTATTTAATCCTGAAACTCAAGACCTTTTAAGTGGAAAATTGCCTAAACTTAAATTTGATGAACAACCAATATCAGGAGAATCAACTAAAGAAATTGGAAATGTTTATAGAGGAAAATTAATGAATATATTATTGAATATAGATTATTTAGTTCAATTAGTTCAACAATATAGTCATAAAGATGGAAGTAATGCAGTTTATTTAAAAACATTTTTAGAACAAGTACTTACAGATGTAAATAAATCTTTAGGTAATTTTAATGCATTTAGACTTTCTTACAATGATCAAGCAAATACATATCAAATAATTGATGATCAAATACTACCAACTCTTGGAAATGAAGATCAATTAACCGCACTTCCAGAAAATAAAGATAATACAACAGAACTTCCTTTATTAGGAAAATATTCTATAGCAAAATCTATAGAAATAAAATCAGAAATTAGTAGTAAGCTATCTAATATGCTTGCAATATCTGCAAATTCTACAATACCTAATAAAGCTACGCTATCTACTAATGGAGACTCATTCGGTTTTATAAATACTAATTTTATTGATAGATACATAACAGATAAATTAGAGCCTACAGGTAGTAATCTAGACAAAAAAAATAATGAAGCAATAAAAAATTCTGCGGCTCAATTTAATAGTACAATATCTGATTTTTATAGTAAAATTAATCCATCACAAACTACTGTAGCTCATGCAACTAACTATTATATAGAAAAAATGACTACTTTAAAAAATGATGACTATGCAACAAGAGCATCATTTATGATTCCTGTTTCTGTTAATCTTACTACAGATGGAATATCTGGTTTTAATATGGGTCAAGCGTTTAGTATACCTGATAAATTATTGCCTTATACATATACAACAAGAAAGACAGAGGGTTTTTCTAAAGATAGAGTACGTAATGTAGGATTTGTTGCAGTTGGATTAACTCATAAAATAGAAAATAATCAATGGGATACTTCTATTAGAGCTAATATGATATTTTTAAAAAATAAAGGAGAATTTAGTGGAAGTGTTCAAAAAATAGAAGCAAAATCAGGTCAATTTGGAATTAATGCTTCTAATATCTCTATAGGTAGTGGAACTATAGGAGGTACTTTTATAGATTCTGGATTAACGGCTGGTGTTATAACGGTAGGTCCTGTAACTAAAACCGTAAATTCATTTGAAGAAGTTACAAAACAAGTAATTGCAAATTTAGAAGGGGGTTATTATAATCCAATAATGTTTACAGATGGAAGGCTTGACGAAAAATACAGATCTAGAATGGGAAAATCAGGAGAAACTATGTTTGGTATAGATAGAGTAGCAGGCGGAAGAATAAATACAACTCCTGCTGGAATAGCTTTTTGGAAATTAATAGATGATGCTAATGCAGCACGTACTTGGAAACATAATTTTATTCCTCAAGATCCTTTAAAAACACAAATTTTAAATGCAGCTGTACAAGTTATGAAACCTCATTTTGAGGGTTTATTTAATTCATACGTACCAAATAAAGAGTTACAAGATTTAATAAAAACTGACGGAAGGTTGTATTTTAATTTTATTTATGCATCATGGAATGGTTCTGGATACTTTGAAAGATTTTCAAACCAAATAACAAATGCTTTTAATCAAGGACAAAGAAATACTGATGAATTACTTAAATTATTTATTAATTTAAGATTAAATACTAGAATTATATATCCTAATACAGATCAAAATTCTTTTGAATTAATAAGAGACGGCGGTATAAAAATTGCTAAACTAGTAGGAGTTCAGATAGTTTAAAATTTATATTATGTTAAGATATTATCCATCATATGCTATAATACCTAATCTAAATACAAATGGAGCAAATTTTTATTTAAATGGAAGACCGTACGCAGGAAAATATTATCAAACAATAGATAATGAGTTTTATTCAGGACCAGATCCTCAAACAGGTCCTAATGAAAAATTAACTAGACAAATTGCAATTGAAAGAGCTTCTGGATTTAATGATGTTTTACTACCTTTTAAACTTAAACAAGAATTAGCATTAAAAACAAATATAGTTTTCAGTAGAGCTCAAGGCCAGCCACTATCTTTTTTTCCTGCTCCTTTAGAAGAGGATTATATTAGAGGTTATATTACTAGATATTTTACAAAAAAAGAAAATGAAAAAGGATACATAATTGAAATATCTAGAGAAGAATATAATAATATAGTAAATGGAGATACTGATTATGACATTAGATTATATCAAGTAACTACTATACTTTGGAAATTAACAGGGCCTTTAAATAATACACGAAAGTCACAATATAATATAATACCAGGTATTATTGAAACAAATAAAAGACTTACTGAAGCAGCAAATAAAAACTTTTTAGGAATAGTAGAATTTATTGGTGGCGATTATACAAAATTTGCACGACCTACTATGTAAATAGATTATTTTATATACAAATAATTTTTGTATATTAGTAGTTAATAATAGGTTATGTATTTCATTATTGAAGATAAAGAACAGTTGAGCCGTCTAGAAATGTCTGATCAGGCATTTATTCAAGTAGTTACTTCAAATGATTATTACCATCCAAAATTAGCTAGAGTAAGTTTAATTTATTACAATAATTCTAGTAAAGGATATGTCTTTGTAATTAATCACTGTGAAGGATTTAGTTTAGATCTTAAATTAGTTCAAGAGTTCTTACAAAAACATAATAAGATTTATCTTCTTGATAAAAAAATGCAATCTTATTTTTTAGATCTACCTAATTCTATTGATATACAATTTATCTGTTTAGATAAAAATAATGAATATAGTTCTTTTGAGTGTAACACACCAGTCCATAGAGACTTTTATATCAAGCATCCTATTTTACCTACTATAAACGAAATCATTCCTATTTCTAAGCACTATGAGAAATGCGAATGTTTATACCAAATGGTAAAAGACTATTTTGAACTTGAGATGGATATAGAACTTCAAGACAAATTAGTAGATGCATATAAAACAGTTGAACAAGCAGGAATAAAAGTTGATCTTAGCTGCCTAAATAAAAAGTATCAATTCCAGCATAAAGAATATTCTCTTTTAGGAGATACAATTTATTCTTACTATAATCTTTATAATTTAACAGCTAGACCTACTAACTCATTCAACAGTGTTAATTTTCTAGCTATACCTAAAGATAAAGACTTCAGAGAGTGTTTTGTACCTAAAAATGACTATTTGGTAGAGTTTGACTTTGATGCATACCATTTAAGATTAATATCTGGCCTTATAGGATTCGAGCCCCCTAAAGAGTCTATGCATAACTATCTGGGACGCGCGTATTTCAATACCACCGAGCTTACAGATGAACAGTATAAAGAATCAAAGGCTATTACATTCAAACAGCTTTATGGTGGTATAGAACAACAATACCAACATATAGAATTCTTTAAGGCATTAGATCAATTCATAGAACAGGAGTGGAAGAAATATAATGCTCATAAAGCTTTAATTTTGCCTACCGGTAGAATATTAAAGAAGCTACCAGGAATGAACAAATTAAAATTATTTAACTATATTGTCCAGAATCTAGAGACAAAAGAAAATATATACAAGATCTTAGAGGTAAATAAGCTTCTTAGTAAAAAGAAGACAAAATTGATCTTAATTACCTATGATTCTTTCTTATTTGACTTTTGTCAAGAAGATGGTAAAACACTATTAAAAAAGATTAAACAGATCCTAGAAGGTAATGACATGGTAGTCAAACATAAGTACGGAGTAAACTATGCTTTCTAATATATTATCAATATTTATTAACAGTAAATTAAGGTTATGAGAAATGAGGAATTTTTGGAAATAACATCGGAATCAATTATGAATAAACTTTTTTGTACTTTCTCTCCAAAAGAGTCTGTAGAAGACACTTTAAGAGATATAAATAGAGAGTACACAATCCTATATAAAAAAATTTTTGTTTTGGCTTCCCCAGACTCAGAAGAATATATGTGTACATATAATATTGAGATAGAAGGAGGGCAAACTAGAATTTTACCTAATACAATTCTACTTCATAGAAAGAAAGAATCTAATACTTTATATACTATAAACGCCTTAAACACTTTGATTAAGACTTTAAATAATGGAGTTCTAGATTCTACTTTTCCTATTAACTGGCCTGACTACAAGAACTCAATCTTGTTAACTCAAGGAGAAGATCTGAAAAGGCTTAATACCACTATCCATAAGATAGTTGCTATTTAACTAGAAAGATTAATTTTTCTATCTAGCCTTTTTGTCTTACATTTATCGAAATTAGTTATATTATGGATATATCAGTTATCAAATCAAGATTGTCGGCTCTACAAAATCCACGTGGAGGACAAAAGAAGGACCTAAGCCAAACTATTTGGAGGCCTGCCGTGGGTAAACACTCAGTACGTATCGTACCTTCTGTGTTTAATAAACAAAATCCATTTAAAGAAGTCTACATGCATTATGGTATTAACAATCGTACCATGATCAGTTTGTCTAACTTTAATGAAAAAGATCCTATCGTTGAATTTGCTCAAGGACTTCGCAAGTCAAGTGAACGTGACAATTGGCAACTAGCTAAAAAGCTTGAACCAAAAATGCGTGTATTTGCTCCTGTGATTGTTCGTGGTGAAGAAGACAAAGGTGTTCGTCTTTGGGAATTTGGTAAACAAGTCTACATGGATTTGCTTTCTATTGCAGAAGATGAGGATGTAGGAGATTATTCTGATCCAATTACTGGTCGTGACATTACAGTTGAAACTGCTGGTAAAGAAACAACAGGCTTGATGTATAATACATCTACTGTTAGGGTTAGAACAAAATCAACTCCACTTTCTGAAGATGCAGATAAAGTAAAGCTTTGGCTTGAAACACAACCAGATCCTTTAGGTCAGTTCAAAAGATATTCTTATGATGAGATGAAAGAAGCACTTCTTAAACATCTTAATCCAGAAGAAGAATTGAAAGAACAAGCTGATGCCGTAGAAGCTAAACCGCAAGGTGATCTTCCATGGGAAAAGCCAGCGCAAGGTCAGTATACATTAAATACTACTAAGCCAAGTGTAGATTCGGCAATTGATGATCTTTTCGATATCTAATCAAATCCCCAACTTCGGTTGGGGTTTTTTAACTAAAAGTTTTGTATGGCAAAATCAGTTACAGGCGCTGTGTCTAGCGCAATCAAAGACATTTCAAGTTTAGAAAAATTTAAGAAAGGCAAAAACCTTTCAACTAGCGTAGTATTTAAAGAGCAAAGATGGATTCCACTTTCTCAAGCATTTCAAGAAACACTACAAATTCCAGGTATTCCAGTTGGTCATATTACTCTTTTAAGAGGACACTCAGATACAGGTAAAACTACTGCACTTCTTGAAGCAGCTGTTAGTGCACAAAAAATGGGTATCCTTCCTGTATTCATTATTACAGAAATGAAGTGGGATTGGAGTCATGCTAAAGAAATGGGATTTGAATATGAAGAAGTAGCAGATCCAAATACTGGTGAAGTTATTGATTATAAAGGTTTCTTCTTATATATTGATCGAGAGAAGCTAGAGTCTATCGAAGATGTATCAGCATTTATTGCAGATATTCTTGATGAGCAAAAAAGAGGAACTTTACCTCATGACATTTGTTTCTTTTGGGATTCTGTAGGATCTATTCCTTGTAGAATGAGTGTTGAAAAATCAACAAACAATAATGAGTGGAATGCAGGAGCAATGTCTCAACAATTTGGTAATTTTATTAATCAAAGAATTGTATTGTCTCGTAAGGCATCGCAACCATATACTAATACACTTGTAGCAATTAATAAAGTTTGGGTAGCAAAACCTGATTCCCCAATGGGACAACCTACGCTTAATAACAAAGGTGGTAACACAATGTATTTTGACTCATCACTAGTAGTTACATTTGGTAACATTGCTAGAGCTGGTACAAATAAAATTAAAGCTACAAAGAATGGTAAGGAAGTAGAATTTGCTAAGAGAACTAGAATTAGCTGTGATAAAAACCACGTTACTGGAGTAACCGCAGTTAACAAAGTTATCATGACAGTTCACGGATTTATCAAAGATGATAAAAAGGAGCTTGATGAATACAAGAAAAAGTATTCTGATCAATGGACAAAAGTTCTTGGATCAAGTACATTTGATGTTGTAGAAGAAGAAACAGCGCTATCTCCTGACATTTTTGATACAGAAGATTAATGAATAAAGAATATCAAAAAATATTCGACTCTCTTAAATCAGAGAAAGCCGAAGCATCACTCAATAGTAGAGTTCTACTTATTGATGGATTAAATACTTTTCTAAGAGCATTTACTGCAATTGGTTGGGTTAATAAAGATCTATCTCATATAGGAGGTTTAACCGGTTTTTTACGTTCTTTAGGGTATGTAATTAAATTGGTTAGACCGACTAGAGTGATTGTCGTGTTTGATGGACAAGGATCATCTACTAATAAAAGATATATCTACCCAGAATATAAAGCAAATAGAGGTCTTAATAGAGTTACTAATTGGGATTCATTTGATTCACAACAAGACGAATCAGAAGCTATCACACATCAGATTGTTAGACTAATATACTATTTAAAAACACTTCCTGTTGATCTTATATCTATCGATAAAATTGAAGCAGATGATGTAATAGGATATATAACAGGTAAATTAGATGGTGAAGTAACTATTATGTCTAGTGATAAAGACTATCTACAGTTAGTATCAGATAAAATAACAATCTATTCTCCTACAAAAAAAAGATTCTATGATGAAGATCTTGTTTTAACAGAATTTGGAGTAACACCTAAAAACTTTTTAACACAAAAAATACTATTAGGTGACTCAGGAGATAATGTTCCTGGGGTAAAAGGTTTGGGATCTAAGACAATGTTAAAACATTTTCCTGAACTAGGATCAGATAAACAAATCACTCTAGATGATGTATTACAAAAATGTGAAGGTAAGCATAAAATACTAGAATCTATTAAGAACTATGAATTTCAACTTAGAATAAATAAAAAGTTGATGGACTTAAAAGATCCTAATATTCCTGAAGAAGCAATAGAAGAAATAAATAGTGTTTTACTAGATCCAAAAAAGATATATGATTCACAGGAATTCTTAAATTTGTATCATGAAGATCAATTAGGGAATTCGATACCTAATGTTCAATCATGGTTATTTAATCATTTTCACGATCTACAAAAATATAAATAAGTTATGTCGTCATTAAATCAGTTACAGCAGTACGGTATTAGTTTTCAAATCAAGGTATTATCAAGTTTATTAAAACATAAAGAGTTTCTACAAAACATACATGATATACTTGATACAGAAATGTTTGATAACCCAGCACACAAATGGATTGTCGGTGAGATATTAAGATACTACTACAAGTATAATACAACGCCATCAACTGATGCTTTACAAGTTGAAGTAAGAAAGATAGAAAATGAAGTATTAAAGATTAGTGTAGTAGAGCAATTAAAAGAAGCATTAAAGAGCTCTAATGAAGATAGAGATTATGTAGAGCAAGAGTTTAGTAGTTTCTGTAAAAATCAACAAATCAAAAAAGCTATTTTAAGTTCAGTATCTTTACTTGAAAAAGGTCAATACGATGATATCAAGTACATGATAGATCAAGCTTTAAAAGCAGGACAAGAGAAGTCTATAGGACACGAATACGAAAAAGATATTGAAACAAGATATCGTGAAGAAGAAAGAGCTCCAATGCCAACATTCTGGCCACACATTAATGAGTTGCTAATGGGAGGTTTAGGTGTAGGCGATCTAGGTATTATATTTGGTAATCCTGGTGGAGGTAAGTCATGGATGCTTGTTAATATAGGAGCTGAAGCAGTAAAAAGAGGATATACTGTTTGTCACTATACATTAGAATTATCTGAGTACTATGTAGGTAAACGTTATGACGCACTGTTTACAGGTATTGATGTACAAAGCGTACAAAAAAATAGACAAACTATTGAAGATACTGTTAGCAAAATTAAAGGTAAGCTTATCATTAAAGAATTCCCTATGGGAAAAGCTACTACACATACAATTGAATCACATATTCAAAAGTGTAGAGATTTAGGATATCCTCCTGATTTAGTTATTATTGACTATGTTGACTTACTAAAAAGTAAAACTAAGTCAATAGATCCTAAAGATGCAATTGATGATGTATATACTGCTACAAAAGGTATGGCAAGAGAACTTAAAGTACCTATCTGGACAGTATCACAGGTTAATCGTGCTGGTGCTAAAGACGATGTAATTGAAGGAGACAAGGCAGCAGGATCCTACAATAAAATGATGATTGCAGACTTTGCAATGTCTCTATCCAGAAAAAGACAGGATAAGGTAAATGGAACAGGTCGTATTCATATTATGAAGAATCGATATGGTATGGACGGCATGACTTATGCAGCCAAGATAAGTACTAATAATGGGTACATAGAGATTAACCCAGATAGTATGGATGATGATGAATTAACATTCGAAACATCTACTCCAACATCAGGATCTAACAAATCTTTTAACTCAGGTTTAGATAAAGATGAGAAGGCTTATTTAGCAGGTAAATTTTTTGAGCTAGGATTATAAATTAACCCAAAAAGGTTATATTTATTAAAGAAAATAGACTACTATGAATTTTTTGATCGATTTATTTAGAAAAGCAATTAAAGGAGATAATTTCAGACCTACAGCGTCTCCTATTAAGTATAATGACCAAATTGCACAGCTTAACTCGGTTAACCCTAACCAAGCTAGCAAATTGAATACTAATACGATCAATAAGATTCAGAAGACTAAGCCAACGCCTACGCAAAATACATCAGGCAATTCAGTACTTCCAGGAGCTAAGTAATTAGTTCAAAACACAACAGATCTTAAATTAATTAGGTTATGACTAGACTAGAAGGAAAAGATACCTTCTAGAGGCTAAACTATTTTTTAAACTTATATAAAACAAAAACTAAAATGGACATCACGCAACAAATCTTATCTGAGATTACGGTTTATAATAAATACGCAAAGTATTTACCAGAATTTAAAAGGCGTGAAACTTGGAATGAAATAGTTACAAGAAATAAGGAAATGCACCAACAAAAGTTTCCTTCACTATTTAATGAAATTGAAGAAACATATAAACTAGTATATGATAAAAAAATTCTTCCGTCAATGCGCTCAATGCAATTTGCAGGTAAGCCCATTGAAATTAATAATGCTCGTATATTTAACTGCTCTTTTGCTCCTATTGATGACTGGCGTGTATTCTCAGAAGTAATGTTCCTTCTTTTAGGAGGTTGCGGTGTAGGATATTCCGTTCAACATCACCATGTTGATCAACTTCCTGAAATTATTAAGCCAATTAAAGAAAAACGTTTCTTAGTTGGTGACTCTATTGAAGGTTGGGCTGATGCAATTAAAATATTGATGAAGTCTTATCTTGTAGGTGGACCTAGACCTAAATTTGATTTTCGTGACGTTAGACCTAAAGGAGCAATGTTAATTACAGCAGGTGGTAAAGCTCCTGGTCCAGAACCTTTGAAAGAATGTTTATTCCAAATACAAAAAATTCTTGATCGTAAAGAGACTGGTGATAAATTAAAGCCAATTGAGTGTCATGATATTATTTGTTATATTGCAGATGCAGTATTATCTGGTGGCATTCGTCGTGCAGCATTGATTAGCCTATTCTCTTTTAACGATGAAGAAATGCTTACATCTAAGTTTGGTAATTGGTGGGAACAAAATCCTCAAAGAGGACGTGCTAATAATTCAGCAACTATACTTCGCGATCGTATTCAGAAAGAAGAGTTCATGGATCTTTGGAAAAAAATTGAATTATCTAATGCAGGTGAACCTGGTTTTTTCTTAACTAATGATAAAGATTGGGGAACTAATCCATGTGCTGAGATTGCACTTAGACCATTCCAATTCTGTAACCTGTGTGAAGTTAATGTATCTAATTTAGAGTCTCAAGAAGATTTAAATGAAAGAGCTAAAGCTGCTGCATTTATTGGTACTCTTCAAGCTTCATATACCGACTTTCATTATCTTCGTGATATTTGGAAAAGAACAACAGAAAAAGATGCATTAATTGGCATTGGTATGACAGGTATCGCATCAGGTGCTGTATTAAAATTAAACATGAAAGAAGCTGCTCAAATAGTAAAAGAAGAAAACGAAAGACTTGCAAAAGTTATCGGAGTTAATAAAGCTGCAAGATGCACAACAGTTAAGCCTTCAGGAACAACATCAATGGTTCTTGGTACTTCATCTGGAGTACACGCTTGGCATGATAATTTCTATATTCGTAGAATGAGACTTGGTAAAAATGAAGCTCTTTATACATACCTTTCTATTTATCATCCTGAATTAGTAGAAGATGAATACTTTAAGCCTCAATCACAAGCTGTAGTATCTGTTCCACAAAAATCACCTGAAGGAGCGATTACAAGATCTGAATCAGCAGTCGATTTACTTCATAGACTTGAAAAATTACATAAAGAATGGATTAAGCCTGGACATAGAACAGGACGTAATACTCATAATGTATCAGTAACAATTTCTCTTAAGCCTGAAGAATGGCCAGAAGTTGGTGAATGGGCATGGGCAAATAGAAACAATTATACGGCTCTGTCTTGCTTACCTTATGATAACGGCTCATATGTTCAAGCTCCTTTTGAAACTATTACTGAAGAAAGATTTAATGAAATCGTTGGTAAACTTCATGAAGTAGATCTTAGTAAAGTAATTGAAGTTGAAGATAATACTGATCAAAAAGGTGAATTAGCCTGCGCAGGAGGTGCTTGTGAAATCATCTAAAGAATTTATAGAAGGAATTCATTATTATTTAGAAAATGGAAGGGTGGTTTTTACCACTCTTTTCCATTTACAGCGTGGATCATGTTGTGGTTCAAAGTGTAGACATTGTCCGTATGACCCAGAGTACGTAAAAGGTACTACAAAGAAAAAAGATAGAAATTCGGAAGAAAATTTTATATTTGATAAAACATAGATATGACGGTTACGATAACTTCAGAATACTTATATTTAACTGTTACTTTAATTTTAATGCTTATTCAAGTAATTCAGTGGAGAAAAATGGCTAAACTAAAAAGAGAATTAGAAGACGTTTGGTCACAAATTGGTATATTAGCTATGTCTGCTGGAGGCATGTTAGATAAAATAAAAAAAGATCTAGATGGAAAACAAGACAAATGAAGAATCGAAAGGCTTAGGAGATACTATTGCTAAAGTTACTCACGCTCTTAAACTAGATGTATTAGCAGAAAAAGTTGCTAATGCTATGGGTGAAGAAGACTGCGGATGTAATAGACGCAGAGAAAAGCTAAATGAATTGTTTCCTTATAAAAAGAAAGACGAAAACCAACAATAAATAGTTATGAATAAAAGTTATGTTACAGTTGATTCGATAGATAAACTTAAAGATCTTATCGAACATATAAAGTCGTGTGAAATAATTGCATTTGATACTGAGACCAATAGTCTTAATCCTCGTAAAGGTAAGATCATTGGTTTTTCTGTCTCTGGTGAAGTTGGTAAAGGATACTATATGCCAACCATGATATTCAAAGATGATGAGCTTCAAGATGCTGTTATTGAAGGTAAACTAGCGCATGATCTTGCAAAGAAAACAATCTCTTTACTTGTTGGTAAAAAACTAATCATGCATAACGCATCATTTGACGTTAAATTCGTTAAGTGTTTTTATAATGTAGATTTATTATCAAGTCTTTATGTAGATACAATGCTTCTTGTTCATACTGTAAAAGAAGAAGGTGCTGGTTTTATGGGAGGTTCTGCATTTGGTCTTAAAGATATTGCTAAGATGATTCAAAAAGATATTGGTCTAGATGTAGAAAAAGCCGCTAACGAAGAGCAAGTCGCTCTTAAAGAATCGATAAAAAGAAATGGAGGTCAGATAACACGTGAGAATTATGAGATATGGAAAGCAGACCTTGAACTACTCTCAGAATATGCATCAGCAGATACTGACTTAACTCTTAGAGTCTATAATCATTTTATTAAAACACTTAAAGATGAAAACCTTGAAAAGTTCTTCTTTGAAGATGAAGTAATGCCTCTTTACAAAGAGGTTACTATTCCTATGGAACAAGTTGGTATCAAGCTTGACATGGAACTTATAAAGTCTAGCCGTACTAAAATTACAGAAAAGCTAAAAGAGTATGCTGATTCAGTAACAAAAGAATTACTTAAGAATCCAGATGTTAGAGCATGGGTAGTATATAAAGCTCAAGATGCATATCCACCAAATAACAAAGGTACATTTGCTCAAGAGCTAGTTAAAGAAATGAAGTTTGATTTAGAACAATCTGCTAAAACAGGTAAATATACCGTAACTAAATCTGCATTGATGAGATTACCAGAATGTTCTGCTAAACACTTTTTACTTCATGGTGATGCTGCTGTATTAGATCGTGATGTTAGTATGAAGATTAGTATGAAGTTATGGAGAGAAGATAATGATGGAGCGTATTTTAATATTCAGTCTAAAGATCAACTTGGTGAGATTGCTTTTGGTGTATTAGGTATTAAACCTTTATCTACTACAAAAACAGGTAAACCTCAATTTGATGATGATACTGTTCAATCAATAGCAGGCAAATATGAGTGGGCAAAGAACTTACGCATTTATAATAGACTACTTAAGATTAAGAGTACTTATATGGATCGTTTCTTAGATGCTCAAGAAGATGGCAGATACTACTTTTATTATAAACAACATGGCACAGTATCAGGCCGTTATGGTTCTGATGCACAACAGCTTCCTAGACCTAAAGAAGAAGGTGATGATGAACCAATTGTAATTGAATACAATAACTTGATTCGAGCATTCTTTATTCATGATGAAGGAAACATATTTGTAGACTGCGACTATGAATCACTCGAACCTCACACATTTGCTCACGTATCTGGCGATGAAGGACTAAAAGATATTTTTAGAAACAACTGGGACTTCTACTCTACTATCGCAATTAAAACAGAAAAGCTGAACCAATATTCACCAGATAAAAAAGCACCTAACTTCCTTCGTAAACTTGAACCTAAGTTAAGAAATAAAGCAAAGGCTTATGCTTTAGGTATTCCTTATGGTATGGGAGCTTATGCACTTGGCATGACTCTTGGTATTCCTACTAAAGAAGCTAAGAAGCTTGTTGATGGTTACTTAAACGGGTTTCCTGAACTTAAAAACTGGATGGAAAGATCTAAAAAGCAAGCTAAGGAAAAAGGATACGTTAGTACTCAAGTTGGACGTATTCGACATCTTCCTAAAGTAAAAGCTATTTACGATAAGATTGGTGATGACTTACTTGATTGGAATATCAAGAAAGAAATGGAAAGACAGTATGGCGTAGATCAAATTAAGAATCTTAGTAGAGACTATATTAATGGACTAAACAACTCTTGTAATGTACAGATCCAAGGTCTCGCAGCATCAATAGTTAATCGTGCAGCATTGGCTATCAATAGAAAGTTCATAGAACTAGGTATACGTGGCTGGGTATGTGCTCAGATCCATGACCAGTTAGTTATTGAGGTAGAACAAGCCAGATCAGAAGAAGCGGCCAGGATCGTCCAGGATTTGATGGAGAACACTACTAAACTTAGTATTGATTTAAAAGCGCCTCCTGCATTGGCACACAATCTTCGTGATGGACACTAAATATTTATTAATATGAAAAAGGCACTTATAATTTTATTTTTAGTATCTTTATCAAGTTGTTATATAACTGAACCAACAGGTTATATAGACTATAGACAAAGAAGAATGTATGATTGGGATCCGATCTACTATGTACCAGGTTATGTAGATCCTTTCTTTTATAGAAGAGAACCTCCGATTATAATTTATAGAGATAGATATGTCCCGGTTCCTAGACAACCTCAACAACCTAGGAGAAATGCATTTGGGCCAACGGCTCCACCACCAGCACCAAGAAGTCCTAGAACTGCACCAATAAGAGAGTTTCCTAAAAAGGATGACAAGAAAAATAAGTAACTCTAAAGATTAATTTTTCCACTATTTTATATTTGTATATATTTATAATAAATGGCACTGTAGGTAGGCCAAGGTTATAAAATAAACAATTATTAACCGTTCACCGTAAGGGAACACAAAACAAAAAATATGGGAACATTTAGACCATTTGAGCTCGACCCATTTGATTTATTATGGCGAGACTTATTCGAAAACAATTCACGATTCTCTGCAATTACGCAGAAAGTAACACATCCAGTAGACATTTACGAAACACCTAGTGGCATTAAATTTGAAGTAGCCGCTGTAGGTCTTGATTCAAAAGATATCGATATTCAAATCGATAATGATCAACTTCGTATTAAGTATGAAAAGCCTCAAACAGAAATTGAAGAGGCAGTCATTTATAAAGGTATCAAGCGTTCTAGCTTTGATTTAACTTGGAAAATTAGTACTAAGTTTGATCTTTCTAAACTAGAAGCGCAGTTAGATAAAGGTCTTCTTACTCTAGACATTCCAACTGCTGAAGGTAAAGCAATAAGGAAGATTGAGATCTCAACTCCAAAAAAACAATTAAAATAAGTTATAAATAAAAGGCCTACCTACAACCAGTTATGTTTCAATTACACAGAAATTTCATTAACATTAATGGAGACTTGTTTGAAATCAAAAGAACTCTAAAAGAAGAGTTTGTACAAGGTAAAAACCTTGATGATTTTAAAATATGGTTTGGAGTAGATGCAGTCTTTAAAAAAGATGCCTTACTCTATTTTTGTATTAAAGTAGATGAATTAGAAATATTAAATTAGCAATATGAATAAAATAACCCCACTAAATGGCTATATAGTATTAAAGCCAATCGAAACAGAAGAAGAAACATTCGGTAACATTATTATTCCAGATCTTGGTAAAGAAAGACCTGAAATGGGAAAAGTAGTAGCTACATCTAATGTTTATAATTACAACACAGATAAACTAGTTATCTCGACTCTTGAAGAAGGAGAAGTAGTATTAATCCCTAAACTTGGTTCACAAAGAATCGTATTTGAAGGACAAGACTATTTCATCTGTAAAGAATCAGATATTTTAGGAGTTATCGAATAAATTAAAAAAGACTATGAGTACAACAAAAAACGTTTTTGGAACAGAGCTTAAAGAAAAGTTACTTTCCGGTATAGAAAAGTTAAATCAATCAGTATCATCAACATTAGGTCCTGGTGGTCGCACAGTATTAATTCGTGAACAAAATGGTGAAGTTAAAGTTACAAAAGATGGTGTAACAGTAGCTAAAGCATTTCATAAACTTGAAGATGATATTGAAGATCTTGGTGCACAACTTGTTAAGCAAGTTAGTATTAAATCTGCAAATGAAGCAGGTGATGGTACAACAACATCTACACTTCTTGCTACTGAAATGATTAAACAAGGTCTTAAAGAAATTCGTCAAGGCGTTAACGCTGTTGAGATTAAGAATGAGATTGACAATATCGTTAATGAAGTAGTAAAAGAAATTAAAGAATTAGCAACAGAAATTTCTTCAGAAGAGCAAATTAAACAAGTTGCAACTATCTCAGGTAATAATGATCCTGAAGTTGGTAACTTAATTGCTGAAGCACTTGATAAAGTAGGTCGTGAAGGTGTAGTAACTATTGAAGAATCTAAAACTGGTGAAACTACATTAGAGATTGTTGAAGGTATGCAATTTGATCGTGGTTACAAATCACCTTACTTTGTAACTAACAATGTAACAATGCAATCTGTGCTTGATAATCCATATATTCTTTTATATGATGGACGTATTTCAACTGCACAAGAGTTGTTACAAGTATTGACTAAAGCAAATTCAGAGAATAGACCTTTATTAATTATCGCTGAAGATATTGGTGATGAAGCTCTTGCTACATTAATTGTAAATAAAATGCGTGGTATTGTACAAGTTTGCGCAGTTAAAGCACCAGACTTTGGTGAGCGTAAAACATTAATCTTAGAAGATATTGCTATCTTGACAGGTGGACAAGTTATTTCTAAAGATAAAGGTTTGAAGCTTGATAAATTATCTACACAGCAACTCGCTCAATATCTTGGTACAACAAGACTTGTAACTGTATCTAAAGAAGAGACTACTATTATTGATGGTAAAGGTAATGAGAGAGCGATTGAAGTTAGAGCAGAAGAAATAAAAGAGCAAATTGAAAAAGCTACATCGTTCTACGAGAAAGAGAAGTTGCAAGAAAGACTTGGTAAGTTGATTGGTGGTGTTGCAATTATTTCTGTAGGTGGTAATAGTGATATTGAGATTAGAGAAAAGAAAGATCGTGTAGAAGATGCATTATTTGCAACTAAAGCAGCTCTTGCTGACGGTATCGTACCTGGTGGTGGTGCAACACTTTATAGAGTAGCACTTAATCATAGAGCAGAAAGCAATAGCAATGTAGCAATCGCTAGAGATATTGTTCGCAATGCTTTACAAGCACCATTTATTAAGATTTTATCTAATGCTGGTGTAGAAGACTGGTGGAATTATATTCCAAGCGAATTAGTAAAAAATAAAATTTATGATGCAAAGAATCATAAAATGGTAGATGCGTTTGAATCAGGCATCATTGATCCAGCTAAAGTTGTTATTACAGCACTTAAGAATGCAACATCAGTAGCAGGAACTATTTTGACAACTGAATCTGTTGTATTTGAAAAGAAAGAAAAAAATGACAAGTCAGATCCTATGATGGACATGACTATGGGAATGTAATATTTAAAAAACAATAAGTTATGAAAGCAGCCGTAGTAGGTATGCTCAATAATGTTGGTAGTAGCCAAAGCCATCACGGCGGCGGCTATTATCATGTTATGTTGAACATACTAAAATCAGAACACCCAGGAGATTTAGATGTTAATCCAGATCCTTCAACATGGAATGAATATGAAAGACTCTACATTCTAGAAGGAGTTAACTATCAAGAGAACGTATTCAATTTTATTGGAGGACCACAACCTGAACATAGAGCTAAGCTTGAAGCTATGGCTAATTATAAAGGTTTAGCTATTGCAGTTAATGTTCCTATTGATCTTAATGTGTTCAATAAAAGATTTAATATTGATCATCAGTTTACTGCAATCAACTGTATTGACTTTGCTAGACTACATGCAAATAATACAAAGAAGTTAGTAAGAGGTGATTCTCATTCGCTTAGTGCATGGAGACCTGGTTTTGGTCTTGATAGAACAGACGGTAAAACTTTGTTTGGATTCTTAAAAGATGCCGACTCTTTAATTGAAGAGTGGAATCAAAAATATGACGAAGTAGTTCTTTACTTTGGTAATATTGATATTCGTTTTCACTTAATGAGGCAAGATAATCCTGCTGAAGCAGTAGGAGATCTTATTAGACGTTATGTAGAATTTGCTAAGAAACTAAATAATGCAACTCTAGTTAATTTGTTACCAGTTGAGCATGAAAGTCGTAAATTACCTGGTACAGGTTTATATCTAAAACAAGCTTATTTTGGCACAAGACAAGAAAGAGCAAGATTGGTAGATACAGCAAATAGGATCATGAATAATTCAGGACTTAAAACACTTCAATGGCCAAATGAATGGATTGATGAAGATGGAATGAAGATGTTTGAATACATGGAACCTAAACAATCAGTACACTTGAAGCCTAAATATTATATGTTCGCAAACGAATTTGTAAAATGACACCAAAAGAAAAAGCAGAGCAACTCGTAAGTAAGTTTCTTACTGTATATCATACTGAGCGTATAGAAGACAGTAGTGGTGAACAGACAGTAGTTCCAATTCAAATAATTAATTCCGTTATTCATGCTAAGATATATGCATTAGTTGCAGTAGATGAAATACTATCTATGGGGATAATGTCTGATAGTGGTGATTGGAGAATGGCTAAATCTTATTGGGAAGAGGTAAAACAAGAAATAGAAAAACTATGACACGAAAAGAAATAGAACAACTAGCTGAAACCCAGTGGGAAGGATGTCATGGTTGTGATAAGAATGATAAAGGATTTTGGATTAACGGATTTCTACATGGTTATTTAAATGCTAGAGTAGATAATTTAAGTAATAGCATGGATAATTTAAGTACTAGAATAGATAATCTAAATGATCAAATAGATCGTAAACATAAGAATATTGCAGAGATGTTGATTAATGGTTTGGATTGTCATTATAGTGGCTTACCTTCACCTAAATCATATGATATATGAAACAACAAACAGCAGTTAATTGGATTTTAATAGAATTACAAAATAAGTTTCCTAAAGAAATAGGTAATGCGTATGAGGCTAATCAGTTTTTGTTTGAGTATTTATTTGAAAAAGCCAAAGCAATGGGGAGGGAGCAAATGAAAGCATGTTATGAACACGCTATGTTAGCATTGTTAGACACAGGTCATGGTGATTCGTTTGAAGATTATTATAATAAAACATTTAAAGATAAAATATGGCACGACAAACAGACAATCCACTAGACGAAAATGGCTATCCTGTGTATGGTACATTTACACAAATAACAAAACAACAAACAGCAGTAGAATGGTTTTTTGAAACTTTATTGAAAAGTGAACCACATATTCTCGAGTGGCAAAAGATATTTGAACAAGCCAAATTAATGGAGATGGAGCAGATGGAAGATTGCTGGATAGCTGCTCACCAAGCTGGTAGATTTGAAGGAAAAGGTATTGCTGAAGAAGATTGGCAAACATTTTTTAAATACTACAATGAAACTTATAATAAATGACACCAAAAGAAAAAGCAGAAGAATTAGTAGATAAGTTTTACCAAACAACACCTAATGAGGCTTGGATAAATGAGCCTTTAGGTATATCTGAAGAATATAAAGCATGGAAACAAGCTAAACAATGTGCATTAATAGCAATAGGCGAACTATTAGTACTTGCAGGTTTTTATGATAAAAAGGTTTGGGATTATTTAGAAGAAGTAAAACAAGAAATAGAAAAACTATGATATTTATTATAGACAGAAAGTTGCTACTACCAACATTCTATAATAAACTTATTGGTCCTTTAAACTTAGGAAGGTAGTAGCTCCTCTGTTTTTTGGACCATTTTCTTTTTTATGAATTATAAAAAAATATATGATCAAATTATATACAGAGCTAAAAATAGAATTGTAGAAGGATATAAAGAAAAGCATCATATAATACCTAAATGTATTGGAGGTTGTAATGATAAAGATAATATAGTAGAGCTTACTGCAAGAGAACATTTTTTATGTCATTGGTTACTACATGAAATATATCCTGATAATCCTAGTCTATTTTATGCTTTTTCTATGATGTCTATAATACCTACAGAGAAAGGAAATAGATATAAACCAAGTTCTAGAGTATATGAGTATTGTAAAAATAAAATGAGAGAAAAAGTTGTAAGTTATGAAACTAAATTAAAAATATCTATCTCTCATAAAGGCAAAATTTTATCTGAAGATCATAAAAAGAAACTGTCAAAAGCTAAAATAGGCAAACCAGGACCTAATACTGGTAAGATTTTTTCTGAATCTCATAGATTGAATATATCAAATTCTAGAATAGGAGAAAAAAACTGGAGATTTGGTAAAAAACACTCTAAAAATACTATAAGTAAGATGCGCAAACCTAAATCAGAAGAAGCTAAAATTAAAATGTCAGAATCAGCTAAAGATAGGAAAAAAGTGGAGTGTCCATATTGTAAAAAAATAGGTCAATACAATGCTATGCAGCGATGGCATTTTGATCACTGCAAAGATAGATTTGATTAATAAACATAATTTTTATACATTTATATATGACTAAATTTATTATAAACGAAAAACTCCTTGAAGCATTAGATGAATACGATAAACGTAGTTTATTAATGCAACAACATGGTAGTCTTAAGCTTCCTTATGATGGAGACTTACTTGCAGATGTTAATGACGATTTAATTTATCATGTGCCTATTTATGATACTGCGCATCGTAGATTTGCAGCATTCTGCGCTTTTACTGAAGCCGTATGGTATAAAGAAAAAGACTTAAGAGGAATGGGTAATCACTTTACACATCATGATATAAAAGATGAGTTTGATTGGTTTATGCTATTCTATTTATTTAGACTAAGTGGTTCTGGTATTAATTACGTACCTAGATATAAAACAGATCATATCAAGGACATCCTGGGTACGCATGGTTTCGGTAATTTCTGGATTGTAGATTCTATATTAAAAGAAAGATATACATGGCCAGAATGGAAAGAAGACCTTAGAAACCGCATCACGCCTTTTACAGATAATAAAGGATACTTACTTCCACAATTCACTTTTGAAGGCGAGACTAGAGGACACTTAAGACGTTTTATTCTTGAACACTCAGAAGGTTTAGTTAGACATATTTATGAAGCTGTTACTACTAAAAGATTAGATATCTATCAAGTAACAGATATTGGTAATGAATATCTTAATAGTGTTGGATTTAAAAAACAAAACTTTGTATTGACTGCATTTGCTGCTGACTTAGGTGAATATTTTCCTAATATGGTAAATCCTAAAGGTTGGGTATATGCAGGAACAAACGCAGTTCGTTGTATTAAAGCTATTTTTCCTAAAGTTAGTCCTAAAGTAAAAGAGTTCGAGTATATTAATGAAGTACTACAATTCTTGTCTAATAGGTATAACTTGAATCCAATTGATTGTGAAGATAGTAGAGCATGCGACGTGGTTCGTTATTTCCAAGAATATCAGTCTGAAGATCATATTATAAAAAATAATGGTCATAGAATGAAAAATAATTCAATTCTTAAACAAACATGGGGTCATGACAAGTATTATGACTTCGCAATTAAATTAAAATAAAAAACAAAAAAATGAAAAAAAGCGCACTCATGGTAGTTAGTCTACTAGTAATGTTAGTTAGTTGTAAGACAAACACTGAGATAGTTGAAGATCTTAAATTTGATAAAATAGTAAAGGTACACGAAGGATCTTTTGCTTTTTGCGGTGCATCTGGAGCAATTCCTACTGGAAAAAAGATTATCGTTCAAGGAGTTGAATATGATGAAGGATGTGCAATATGCCCTGTATTAGACGGACCATCTATTTCTAATTTAGCAATGGAAGGCATTAGTGGAACTTATGGAAAATTCAATGTAGCTGAAAACTTTCAAACTCCTGATGGAACTAATGGTACAGCATGGTCTCTATTCTGGTATTTTGATTCAACAACGGTAGTACCTCAGTTTAATCCTGAAACTAAAGAGTGGGAATTACTACCTCCAGTAAATCGTGCATTTGTTATAAACCTTGATAATCCAAGTACAAGTGAAAGTAATATGTTTGCTATGCCAGGAATTATCTTTGATACAACATCTACAGGTATTGTATTGGCAAAAGTATACGGTCCACTTAATGAAGCAGCAGTTCCACTACGTAAAGCTATTCCGGTTAAAACAGGAATGACGTCTATTACTGCAGCTAAAGAAGGATTCCCATATCCTGTAGGAACACCAGTTCCGGTTAGTAATTTAAGTAAAGAACTTCAAGAAAAGAAATAAAAATGTTCATAAACAAAGCAACAGATCAATCTAACTTAGACATGTCAGATGGTAGAGATTTAAACTACTATCTTGAAATGACGAAAAACTACAAACCAGATTTTGAATTTAAATTAAAACAAGCAGAAGGTTTTAATATAATCGATGATGGTGAGTTTCAATATGGTAGTAAGGCAAAGATGGGAGACTTTATGATTAGTCAAGTAAAAGAAGATGCTTTAGTTTATGTTGCACCTAGAACAGGGTACGCTCCATACTCATTAACATATCTTGCTAAAAAGTATAATAAAAAGTTGATACTATTTATGCCAGCATCTAAAGAAGCATCTGAGCATCAACTACGTGTTATTGAAGATGGAGCGACTCCTATATTCTTGAAAACTCCTGCTATGCCTACTATTAATGGTTGGGCAAAAGATTTTGCAAAAAAGATCGGTGCAAAATATTTACCATTCGGTCTTAAACATGAACAAGTTGTAGCAGGCGGAGTTAAGATATTTCATGAAGCATTTAAAGATAAAAATATAGATGAATTGTGGAGTGTATTCTCAACAGGCGTATTATCTAGAACGCTTCAGATTGCACTTCCAGATACTAAATTTAATGCAGTAGCAGTTGCAAGAAATGTGCAACCAGGTGAATTAGGTAGAGCTAAATTTTATGCGTATCATAAAGAGTTCCTTAAAGATTGTGACATCGATACTCCATTTGATTGTATCAAAACCTATGATGCAAAAGGTTGGGATTATATGAAACGTTATGGTCACTCTGGAAATTGGTTCTGGAATGTTGCTAGAAATATGCCTAAGCCTACAATTAAACCAAGTGATGTAGACTCTCAAAGAGAGTGGGGTGATAAGTCTGATATTATTAAGTACTTAGGAGAATAGTTTTACCATTTATTAATTCTGTTTTATATTTATTCCATGAATATACTAGAACAAGCAAACGAGATTATCTACAAGAGATCTGAAGAGAAAGCCCGTCAATATGGGCCAATGCAAGAAGGTATGCAAGAAGCAGCTAAAATTGCATCGTTATTAAGTCGTAAAGAACTAACTGCAGTTGATATGTATAACGCAATGATTGCATTAAAGTTATCAAGACAAGCTTACAACCATAAAGAAGACAATTTATTAGATTGTGTTGCGTATATTGCTTCACTAAATGATTATCAAAACAATGTTCAAAATGAAGATACAAAAGTTACGAAACGTAAAGACCCCAAATAGGGGCACAGAAGCATCAGCAGGAATTGATTTTTATGTACCTGAGGATTTTGAAACTACAATACTAAAGCCAGGTGAATCAGTATTGATCCCATCAGGTGTTAGAGTACAAGTTCCTAGAGGCTATGCTCTAGTAGCATTTAATAAATCAGGTGTAGCTGTTAAGCAAGGACTATCAGTAGGTGCTTGCGTAGTAGATGAAGACTATGAAGGAGAAGTTCATCTCCACATGATTAATACATCTGATAAAGATCAAACTATTGTTACAGGACAAAAATTAGTTCAGTTCGTTTTAATTCCAGTTGGTTACCTAGATATATTAGAAGTTGATGAATTACCAAACAGAAATACACAAAGAGGCTCAGGTGGATTCGGTTCTACAGGACTTTAAGCAAAAAATACTAAACAGAGTATTTATTAACATAGCTAAGGAAACTTCTACTCTGTCACACTGCGTTCGATCAAAAGTCGGCGCAGTTTTAGTTAAAGATGGCAATATAATATCATTTGGATATAATGGCACTCCTGCAGGTATGGACAACACTTGTGAGAAAGATGATGTCACTCTGCCCCATGTTATCCATGCAGAAGTTAATGCCATTCTTAAAGCAGCAAAAACAGGCAACTCTGTAGATGGTTCCACTTTGTACTTAACACTTAGTCCTTGTTTAGACTGCTCTAAACTTATTTTGCAATCAGGAATAAAAAAAGTTGTATATTTGAATGTATATCGAAATACTCAAGGCATAGACTTTTTATCACAATTTATACAAGTAGAACAATATGGACAATAAAATTTATTCGACCCCTACTAGTGCATTTGAAAACTTATTTCATTATATCATAGATACAGGTGAAGACTTTGCTAATACTAAAGCTAAGTTCAATGTTTCTTTTACAGTCGATAATCCAGCAGATAAAGTAATTACAACTCCTAGACGTAAGTTTAACCAAGATTATGCAGAATATGAATGGGAATGGTATGTTAAAGGAGATAGAGATGCTAAACAAATTGCAGAACGTGCTAAGATATGGAACCAAATGATGATACCATATACTACAGAGGTAAACTCTAATTACGGATACTTCTGGAATTATAATGAACAACTTAACAAAGTTATTAGCGAACTAAAAAGAAATAAAGAAACACGTCGAGCAATTGTTGTACATTATATTCTACACGAAATAGATAGATACAAATATGATACACCTTGTAATGACGTACTTAATTTCTATATCAAAAACGATAAACTACATCTTACAGTCTTTGCTAGATCCATTGATCTTGTGTTTGGTTTCTGTAACGACCAATACACATTTGCTAAACTAATGGAATTAGTTTCAGAAAAGACAGGCTATCCAGTAGGTCAAATGCATTGGTTTATTACAAATCTACACGTTTATCCTAGGCATTACGACATGTTCAACTAAACAAAAAAATAAAGGTTATGATATTCGAAACTAAAATGGAGAGAGAGCATATTGAAAAAAGACTCTCTCAATTGTCAAGAAAAACTTACAATCAATTTGTTTGGTGGAGACGCTATCAACAAAGGCAAACCCTGCATCCTTATCGCACTCTTTATGAGAAGATACTTAATGGTGATTATGAAACATCTGACTACTATTATCAGGCAGAACACGAAAACTATTTACTTGAAGACGCTACTCAGCATTTAAAGAGTTACGAAGAAAAATTAGACAAGATAAGTTTATTTAGAGCCAGATACAAAAAGCTTCATGAAGACTTCCTAAAAGAAGAAACAGAGATAATTAAAAACATGAAGAAAGACTTCAAGAAAGAATTTAAAGTATCTGAAGAAGAGTTAGATTCTATCATGGAATCTTTTAATGGTACAACATTAGAGCTCTATGAATACATGAAAGAGTTAAAGGGAACAGTTACTCAAAACCTTAAACCTATGCCAAAAATAGCTTTATAAAAATATTTTTTTCTTTAATTTTATTATTATATATTTATCAAAAGAAAGGTTATGGAAGTCAAAGCAAAAAATTCCTTTTTTCAAAGTCTGAAGAGGTTAACGTGGGAGTCTAGTCTTATTTATAGGACTTATAATACCATAGTGAAACAACTTCCTGAGTTCTTTAAGAACGTATGGAGGTTTCGCCGTGAGTTGTGGTCTCATAGATGGTGGGATCATAGCTTTACTCTAATGATGCTGAGAAAGTCTGTAGAAATACAGGCTAACGGAATGGAAACAAAAGGTTATGAAGTTAAAGAGTCCAGTGATAAAAAGATAATAAAAATGAGGAGGCTCTGTCAAATTATTGATAACATAGTTGATTCAAACTATATCATGATGGCGGAAAAAATTCACGGACAAATTAACTATAAACCACTCAGATTTATAGAAACAGGAAATGAAGACTTTTATATGCTAGCTGATGATGACACTCCTGAAGAGAAAGATCATCAAAGAAAAGTATATAAAGAAGCTCATAGGTTAGAGCAAAAAGAGTGGAAAGAGTTTTGCGAGATCATCCATGGAAAGAAGTATAAGGAATACAAAGATTGGGATGGATCAGATCTTAGAACCTGGTGGGACTAAAATAATATACTATGTTTATAATTTATGCTATCGCTTTCACTCTATTAGCAGCACTTGTATGGCTGTGGGTAGGAGGTATTGACTATATGAAGAAAAAACACCCAGATTATAAAGGAGAAGATTTTTTAGATGAAAGAGAAGCTGTAAATAGAGTAGCAGGTAGGGAGATGGCCGATGAAAACATCTACGACGAAATATACTAAACAATTAAATATGGTAAAGGTTTTAACTACGGCTGTCATAGTAGCTATGGCAATGCTATTTATTCAAGTTTATTTTACATCATCTTCACAAAAGCAACTAAAAGAAGTTCAATCAATTTGTGATAGTTTACAAACTAGAGTATTACAAGCAGAAAATTTTGCAGATAGTATTAAAAGTGAATTATTTGTATATGAAACTCAATTAAATCGCTATTATATTGCTCTTGAGATGTTAGAAGATGAAAACTATGCAGCAGCATCTGAATTTAATAAGCGCTTATCAATGACTGAATAATGAATAATATAGACCGTCAGTATAAAGAAATATTAGAACATATCTTACATTTTGGTATAGATAAGAAAGACCGTACAGGTACAGGCACTAAATCAATCTTTGGTTGGCAAATTAGGCACAATATGAAAGAAGGCTTTCCATTGCTAACTACAAAAAAGATGGCGTGGAAAACTATGGTAACAGAGTTACTATGGTTCCTAAGAGGTGATACTAATATCAAATACCTTGTTGATAATGGTTGTCATATTTGGAATGGTGATGCAATTAAGAACTATGAAAAATATAACGGCGAAATTGATTGGGGTCCGTTTGTTACAAAGGAAGAAGCATTTGTAGAAAAAATAAAAACAGATGATGAGTTTGCTAAACAGTGGGGGGAGTTAGGACCAATCTATGGTAAGCAATGGAGAAACTGGAATAGTAGAAGCGTATTCTATAAAGGTACTGAACACGTAGACCAAATCGCAAACCTAATCTCAGAACTCAAAATAAATCCAGATAGTAGAAGATTAATGGTTAGTGCTTGGAATGTAGGTGAATTAAATCAAATGGTACTTCCGCCTTGTCATTATGGTTTTCAAGTTTATACGAGAAAGTTGAGTTTAAAAGAAAGGTATAGCATTGCCAAATACGACTGGCCGCCAGATGGTTTACATAATGTAGCTATAAATCGTTTAGAACAACGAAACATTCCAAGAAGAGCAATCTCTCTAATGTGGAATCAACGTTCAGTAGATACATTCCTTGGTCTACCATTCAATATTGCTTCATATGCACTACTACTTGAGATTATTGCTAAAGAAGTAAACATGGTGCCTGAAGATTTAATTGGTAATTTAGGTGACGTTCATTTGTATAATAACCATATTGAACAAGCTAAAGAACAAATTACTAGAACTCCATATGAATTACCTAAAGTTCAAATAACTGAAAGGAATTGGTATATGCATGAAGCAGTTAAAGAACATCTTGGAGAAAAAACATTTAGCGAAAAAATACTAAGTTACAGACCAGATTGTTTTGAGTTAATAAATTATCAATCGCATTCAAAAATAAAAGCTCCCTTAAGTAATTAATAGATTTTATTCAATACGAATATGTCTGTAAATATTGAATTTAAAGGACTATTTGAACTAAACTGAGCTGTAACATCTAAAACATTTGTTACTGTAGTACTAAATGTTGTATTATTAATAGTATTAAAAGCAAATCCTTGCGGAGCACCGTTAGATTGTTTTGTAGTATGAAATACACCAAGTGAAACAATATCTGCTACTCCTGCTGCTCCAAGTTCTCTAATTGTAAAATTAATAGAGAGTTGCCAAATGTCATCAACTGCTGCTGACATAGTTTGTACTCCACTATCTGCTAAGATTACATTTCCTGTTTTAACTCTAATTCTTATAGTATCATTATTCTTAGAAGAAAACTGACCACCAAAATCCGCTCTAAAACTATCTCCGACTCTAAAACCATTAGCAGGAACAGTTAATGTACCTATACCATCAGTACTATTTATTAAAGATAATTCTGATGTTGTAGCAGTTACAGGAGTGCTATTTACTATTTGAGCATATAATCCATAGCTATTACCAGGAATATAGTTTACTGAATTTAATGTTGAGTATTTAGTTATTCCTCCTTGAACTGTCGCAAATAATTCTGTTCCATCTAAAGGTAAATTTGCTGCTGGTAATCCTGATATTGGTAAATCTGGCATTTTATACTTCTTTTATTCCTGTTACAAATATTTTTGATCCGTCTTCTTGTAAAATATAATTTAAATCTTCTTGTTGAAGATAACCTATATTTCCAATTACTTTAGTTTTTGATTTTCCTCCACACATTCGTATCTGTTCAATATCACAAAGATGTTGTCTATAAGCACTAACCTGCTCATTTAAAGACATTTTTCTAATGTGATTTAGTTTTACAAAGTGCAACCACGGTATTTCTTCTACTAACATCATATATAAATAAATATCAACCTAATACACTATTACTATAAACATTTTTATCATACGATAATAAAATTTGCTTATATTTGATATATGACGTACGAACAAAGACGGGACTTATTACTTAAAACAATGAAAAAACAAACAGATCACTGGCTTAAAGAAGATCAATATGCAGAGTGGGAAAAAAAGAATAGGCCTAAGCATTCGTATACTTTTACACCTAAAAGGTATATGAGGACAAAAGATATTTATAATAAAGAATGTTTAGAACATTATTATCCACAACGATAGTTCTTTTCCTTAGTGTGTCATTAAAGGCACAAGATACAGTGAGATTGTTCCATAAAGAGTATATTACTGTATTTTCAAAATCTTTAAAGTATCCTGTACTAGTTGAATGGTGGGTGACAAAGAATAAGGTTCAATGTGACAAAGCCATACCAAGACATGATAGATTTGTACCAGACCCACTTCTGGCCGCCTATACCGATTTAGCTAGTGATTATATCAAATCAGGTTTTGATCGTGGCCATATGGCTCCAGCAGCTGATAATCAGTGTTCTGGTAAAGATGCTATGATAGAGTCTTTTTATTTCTCTAATATGGTTCCACAATATGGACAATTAAATAGAGGGGATTGGAAGACTTTAGAAATGCGTACTAGAGAATTAGCTAAATCATTAGATTCAGTTAAAGTATGGACAGGCTCAGTAGGAGAAAAAAGAAAAATAGGTAGAGTATCGGTTCCTGATAAGTGTTGGAAAGTTATTTATATAAAGAGCAAAAATGAATGGAAAGCTTATATATTTAATAATGATCAGTCTAAAGCTGATGGAATTGAAAATAATGAAGTAGATATAAAAGAAATAGAAAAATTAACTAACTTTAAATTTAAAATAAATTAATATGCAAGTTTTGTATTTCACAGCACCTTGGTGCGGACCGTGTAAGATGTTTAAACCAGTTGTAGAAATGGTATCTGGAGAATTGGGAGTTAATATAAACTACATTAATGTTGATTATGATGCTTCTTTTGCAGAAAGATATTCTGTAACATCAGTACCTACTTTGATCATACTAGATGGACAAGGTCAAGTAGCATACAGAAACTCAGGAGTTATGGCAAAAGATCAACTTTCTAGAGTTTTGAACCAATTTAAATGATATTTATAAATGTTATGAAAAACCGCCTAATAGAGTTTTCTTTAAAGTTTATAATTATAGCGCAATTATTTGGATTGGCACTAGGAGTATCTTTAATAGCTTTAGAATTTTTAGGAAGAGAAGATTTAATAAGAGACATAATCAAAATAATACTTTAATTGTTTTTGAATCTAGGTTGTAAATAAATTAAGTAAATTATTTATATACTATGGACATAAGCAAACTTAAAGGGCATATCCCTGATGCTGTTATTACACAGCTACCAGACACAATTGCTAAATTTGAATTAAACACTCCACTTCGTTTAGCACATTTTCTTGCTCAAGCAGGCCACGAATCCGGTGGATTTAAAGCAGTTAACGAAAATTTAAATTACGGAGCAAAAGGTCTATTGAGTATATTCAAGAAGTATTTCCCAACAGAAGAAAAAGCTAAATTGTATGAGCGCAAGCCAGAAAAAATTGCTAATCTAGTTTATGGAGCTAGAATGGGTAATGGCCCTGAAGCTTCTGGAGAGGGTTATAGATTTCGTGGCAGAGGCTATATTCAATTAACCGGAAAAGATAATTATAAAGCATTCGATGCAGTAGTAGCCGAATCAATCATTGATAATCCAGATTTAGTTGCAACAAAGTATCCTCTACTTTCTGCTGCATGGTTTTTCCATAAAAATGGTCTTCATAAAATTGCAGATCAAGGTGCTACAGATGCTGTAGTTACTTCAGTTACCAAAAGAGTAAATGGTGGTACCATAGGTCTTCCTGACAGAATCAAGCATTTCAAAGAGTATTATAGCTTATTGAAGTAGTTTAGTTTCATAATGGTTGTACATTTATTAATTAAAAGTATAACAAGTGAAATCAAAACAATCTTTTTTTATCAAGTTGTTTAAAGACAACAATGATATTAATGAAAAGTCTGTAGTAGGCTTTTTAGCTTTCGTAATGATGGTAGGATTTGCATTAGCAGATATTGTAACCGGATATTTAGGTAAGCCATTAGTAATTAATGATTTTATATTCGATGCATTCATGTGGTTAGTATTAGGATGCTTTGGTATAGCTTCAATTGATAAGTTTGTAAATAAAAAAGCTGGAGCTAAAGAAGAGCCGGTAGAGGAGGAGTTATAATGGCAAAAAAATCACCGAAACCAAGACCTATGAAGTCTAGAAGGAACGGCCTTAAAGATCGTAAATTAATTGATCAAAATATAAAGGTTATAAAAAATATAGAAAACCATATAAAAAAAGATTAATGAAAAACGTAGTATCAAAACTAATTCCTTTAATAACTAAATTTAAAGGTAAAAAGAAAATTGTAATCATCTTATCAGTAGTAGCAATTGCCGCTGGAATATTTGCTGTTCAAAAAGGATATATTGCTGAAGAATCATTGAATTTTGAAGCAATTATTAATGTTGTAAGCGATGCTTTTCCAGATACTCCTATTAATAGTGTAATTGTTCCTGTAGAGCCTATAGATACTTTAGCTATTGAAGTTGTAGATACTGTAGTAACTCAATAAATGAAAAATCTATCTAAAGAAGAATTACTAAGTAGGCTTGAAGCGATTAATCGTAGCAATGCTATCATCTATTTTGACCTAACTGGAAAAATTTTAGGTGTTAATGCAATATTTTTAGAAGCAATGGGATATGGTGCAGATGAGCATGCAGAACTTATTGGTAAGCACCATAGTATTTTTGTATGTGAAGATTATGCAAGATCATTGGAATATGAAAAGTTCTGGGATATATTAAGAAGTGGTAAATACTATCAAGGAGAATTTGAAAGAAGGAAAAGAGACGGTAGTCTTATCAACTTACAAGCAACATACAATCCTATTTACGATGAGAGTGGTACAATTACTAAAGTAATGAAAGTTGCTACTGACATTACTATGATTGTAAATAGTAAAAAACAGATAGACGCAATTAATAAGAGTACTGCAACTATTACTTTTGATATTAATGGTTTTATTGTAGATGCTAATTCTGTGTTTTTAGAAACCATGGGATATAGATCAAATGAAAAAAGCCAAGTGATAGGAAAGCATCATAGTATTTTTGTAACTTATGAGTATTCAAAATCAGATGAGTATAGTAAGTTTTGGAAATCCTTAAAAAGCGGCAAGTTTTTTGACGGAATATTTGAAAGAAAAAAAGTGGATGGCTCTACTATCTATTTACAAGCCACCTATAATCCAGTCTTTGACAGCAAAGGAAATGTTACAAATGTAATCAAAATTGCTACTGATGTTACTGAAGCTGTCAATAGTAAAAACAAGATAGATGCCCTATCAAAAGATTTACAAATTGAATTGGATAACTCTAAAAAACTGAAAGACGCAATTGAAATAGAAAAAAATGCTGCGTTAAATGATTTAGATGTGGTAATGAAAAAAAGTCAATCCGAGTTAATTAAGGTGATTGTAAAAGTTGCATTAGCAGTTATTATTGGCGTAGGTGTTGTAACAACTACATTGTATTGGATGGCAATGCTTACTGGTAAGGATACACAGATTATTGGCTCTACTTGGAGTAACATGTTTAGTGTATTATTGACAAATGCGTTTTCAATAGTTGGAACAATTATGGGTATAAAATACGCCACTCAAGAAGGTAGTAAAAATCAAAAATAACATGGCACCAAAAAAAACAGCGGTAGAATCATTGGCAGGAACAATTAAACCTCCAATCTCATTTAAAGAATTTAGCAAAGATCCTGTTAAAGGATTATTATTTATTGTATTAATTGCAATTGGATATCTTTATGTTGATATTAAATTATCAAATAAAGAAATAGTAACTAAACAAGACGCTAAAATTGTAGTATTAGAAACCAAAGTTGATATATTATCAAATCAACTTCGTAGATCTGATAGCGCTTTAGCTTCTGCTGTTTCTAAAATTACATTGTTACAAGAATTAGGTAAAATTAAATAATATGAAAAAATTATTACTATTATCTTTTTTATTTTTATTTAGTTGTAAAAACCAAGATCAAGAGGTTATAACTAAACAAATGATAGAAGTAGATAATATACTTGAAAGTAGCCAAAAACACTTTGATACAGCAGTTCTAGTTTACCACCAATCAGATTCAACTGCTAAAGAACAAGTAGTTAAAATAGTTAAAGAAATAAGCTATTTAAATACTGAAGTTGAAAAATATAAAGAAGTATTAAGTAAACAAACAATAGCTACTGAAAAAATTGTATATAAAATAGATACTGTTTATATTGAGACTAAAAAGAATTTTTGGGGTAAAGAAAAAACAAATACTACTATAAAATCTGATAGTGTAATCACTGAAAAAATAGATACAAGTCAAAACCAATTAAAATAAAGTTATGTTTTCAGAAGGTGGATTAACAATGATTCTAGGGATATTTGCGGCTTTAGGGTTTATAATGATGTCTGTTTATTTTACGTATAAACTATTTGCACAAAATACTCAAGAAATATTAGTTAGATTTATATTAATGATATTTACTGCTTTAGTTGCTTTATTTATTGTTGATAAAACTATAGCTTGGAAAATTAATTTAATATCTCCTGAGCAAAATAAAGAGTTATTTGATCTAATAAAGACGCTAGTACTAATGATCTTTAGTTATTATTTTGGCACTAAGGAGAAAAGCAGTAAGTAATAATTAATAATTTAGTAATATTAAGATATCATTTGGAATAAATTTCCAAAATATCTATTTATATGAAATTAAAAACGTTATTATTTTTACTATTCCCGGTTCTGTCATTTTCTCAAGACACAATTTTTAATCAAAAACTAGACAATATTACAATTCGTTCTGTACAAAAGAAAGAATCCAATATTGCCGTTGTTAATAGTATCAGAAATAGTTCTGTTATATCTGATGGTCTTTCTATTGAATTTATAAAAAAGACTCCTGACCGTAGTGTAGGTGACGCACTCAAAAGAGTTAATGGTGTTACTATACAGAACGATAAATTTGTATTGGTTAGAGGTTTAGCAGACAGATATAACTCTGCTATGTTGAATAAAACCATTTTACCTTCAACAGAACCTGATCGTAGAGCATTCTCATTTGATATTATTCCCTCAGGACTTATAGATAATATCATAGTAGCAAAGTCAGCTACAGCTAATTTACCCGGTGATTTTGCAGGAGGTATTGTTCAAATAACTACAAAAGATGTGTCCAATGATTTTTTCTCATTAGGCCTCGGAATGAACTACGGGGCCGTATCAACTTCCCAAAATTTCAAATTGGTGGATTATACGACCGTCCCCACTCAATTTCCATCCACATACACTTACCGCGTAAGCACAAACACAGAGAAAAGGAATTATACAAGCCTTATAAAGTCTCCAGACGCCAAACAATTTAAATCCATTCCTAACTTAAATGGATCAATGTCTTTTGGTTTAAAAAGAAATAAGTGGAACTTTTTATTTAGTTCAACAACAAGAAATACATTCCAATTAAACTACATTGATAGACAAGATTATCAATCTTCAACTGAATTAGCTTACAAATATAAAGATACTTCATTTAGTAAGGTGCAATTATTAAATGCACTAACTAATATTACTTATACAGGAAAGAATAAGTATAGTTGGAAAACATTATTTAATCATCAAGTTGAACAAACGTATTTAACTCGTAATGGTGAAAATTATGATAATGTTCAAGATGTAAGAAGTACAGCATCTAACAATATAATTAAAACATTGATCAATTCACAATTTGATGGCAAGATTAAAACTTTTGATTTTAATGTAGGATATAACTTAATGATAAGAAAACAACCAGACTATAGAATTAATCCAATAACTAAATCATTAGGTGTTAATGAACCTTATGCAACAGCATGGAGAGATACTTATCGTTTCTGGAGTGATATGGATGAAAATGGTTTAAATGCTAGTGTGAATAAACAACTAGGTAATTTTAAAATGGGTTCAAGCTATATTAAAAAATATAGAACTTTCAAAGCTAGAATCTTTAGATATACTTCTATAGACATGTTAGATGAAATTACTAACAACACAGACAAGTATTCAGCAGATTTTGATTTAGCGAGTGCGTATGCTTTATATGAAGGCGAGTTAAATGGTTGGAAAGTAAATGCAGGTTTAAGAACAGAATATAATTTGTTTAATGTTAATACTGCAGATTTTAGTGGACAAAAAGTTGATGTAAATAGGAAGTACTTAGACTTTTTACCGTCGGTAAACTTTTCTTATGAATGGGATAAATTCAAATATAGAATATCTGCTAGTAAAACATTAGCAAGACCTGAATTTAGAGAAGTGGCTAATTTTGCTTATTATGATTTTGTACGTAATGCTCAATTATTGGGTAATACTAATTTAGAAAAAACAGATATATACAATATTGATATTAAATTAGAATACTATCCTAAACAAGGTGAAAATATATCTGCCGCTTTCTTTATTAAAGACTTTAAAAAGCCAATTGAACAAATAGTAGCAGATGGATCTGTACCATCAAACCTATTATTAACTTACTTGAACCCAGATCAAGCATTAGTTGCTGGATTTGAAATAGAATTTCGTAAAAAAATAACTAATTGGTTAGATGCTTATACTAATACTTCTATAGTTAAATCTGAAGTTATTGTTAATGGAAGAAAAAGACAATTACAAGGACAATCTAATTATGTTGTAAATGGTGGATTGAATTTACATAAAGGAAAAAATACGTTTAACATTTCTTATAACAGAGTTGGAGATAGAATATCTGCGGTAGGTTTTCAAGGATACGATGATATATTTGAAAACTCTAGAGATGTTATAGATTTAGTATTCTTACGTAAAGTAGGTAAAGGAGAAATAAAATTAGCAGTAGGTGATATACTTGCCCAACCATCTGTTTATTATCAAAAATCAAGAGGCAATTTAATTAAAACAAATAACGAACAATCAATTTCATTAACATTTAATTTGAATTTATGAAAAAGCTAATTTTATTTTTAGTAATTATCGGTTTATTTGCTTGTAAAAAAGAACCTATAGATCCACCTATAAATGTACCTACTGACAAAACAATTACGGGTAACATTACAATAACTACAACTCTTACTTCTGACAAAGAATGGACTCTAAGAGGATACGTTTATGTTAAAGAAGGTGCTACATTAATTATTCAAGCAGGAACTGTAATTAAAAGTGATATTGCAGAAAAAGGTGCTTTATGTATCGAAAGAGGTGCAAAGATTATTGCAGAAGGAACAGCAACAAAACCAATCATTTTTACCTCAGGAAAAATCGCCGGCGAGAGGTCTCCTGGTGACTGGGGTGGAATTGTAATATTAGGCAAAGCAAAAACTAATCGTTCATCAGAACCAACTATTGAAGGTGGTATTGGTCGTCCATTTGGTGGTAATGATGATGGAGACAACAGTGGTATTTTGAAGTATGTTCGTATTGAATATGCAGGAATTGCCGCATTACCTAACTCAGAAATTAATGCACTTACTTTAGGTGGTGTAGGTTCTGGTACTATAATTGAAAATGTACAAACAATCTATGCTAACGATGATGCATTTGAATTCTTTGGCGGAACTGTTTCTCCAAAAAATCTTTATGCGTATGCTACAGCAGATGATGACTTTGACTTTGATTTTGGTTACACTGGAACTGTAACAAATGGTATTGCAAAACGTGATCCTTTGTTTGTAGACAACGGTGACGCAGGTAATGGTGTAGAATGTGATAATGATGGTGTGGGCTCACTGGCACAACCATTTACGCATCCTAAATTAATTGGAATGGTATTAGTTGGACCTAATAATCAAACCGCATTAGCGAACCACAATCTAGGTTTAAGGTTTAGAAGAGCTACACAATTTACAGTAAAGAATAGTGCTATCTACGGTTGGATAAAAGGTGGATTAAGTTTAGAAAGTAATGAAACAGCTCAAGCAATAAAAGACGGTGTATCTATATTTGAAAATAATTCAGTAGGTGCATTCAATCCAACTCAAAACTTTATTAGTAAAGCAACAACAATCCTAACTAATGATCAACTTAAAACACTAGCTTTAGGAAAAGGTAATAAAGAGATTGATGTTATTATTCCTGAATTAGCTATGCCTACTTGGATCAATGGTTGGACTAAATTTCCTAGTAAGGGACAATAAAAAAAGTGGTTCACTATAAAGATTAATTGTATCCAATAAACAAATCTATCTTATATTTGTATTGAAACAAATCAAAATAGAAAAATGAAAAAGATGGTTATCGCTATGGCAATGCTTGTTATGCTTGCCTCTTGTGGTGGTTCTGGTGAGACTCCTGCCACTGATTCACTTGTAGCTCCTGTAGATTCAGTAGTAGCTCCAGTTGACTCTGTAAATGTAGTAACTGATTCTGCTCAATTAAATGATGCAGTAGGTGCCGGTCAATCTGCACACGAGATTCCAGTAAAGTAATTACTATGGGCTGTCGAGGGAAACGCTCGGAACGACTACCGTTGAAACGTCTTTTTACATAAAATCAAATACTTATTATATGAAAGTTCTCTGTATAAATGGATATGAAGATGTGCTTACTGAAGGTGAAGTTTATACCGTAGCTCAAGTAACTGTTAGTAACAATTTTATATTAGAAGAAGTTAGTGTTCCAGAAGGATACACATCATTTAACTCTAATAGATTTGTTCCTCTTATTACAAGTGATGAAGATTCATTAGATGAAACTTTTTTAGAACACAAACCTACCGCAGTATTTTACTGTGTAGATCTTTAAAATATGGGGATAACCGGTATCGATCCGAATGTTGAGGTAATACTACATGCAGGCATTTGAGTATACTGCCTTAGAAGATACTAAACAATAAACGCTGAAGAATTATCTTCATTCACTTTCGAAGACGCAATGTCTTTCGTTGGTGCTGACTACGCAGTAGCTGCCTAGTCAAACTCGGGTGAGTAACCTAGGAACAGAACTACTCCGAGTATTCACGATCGACTCGTTAAATAAGGACTGTAGATTGTTTTCTTGATAGTCATAAAATCAAGTGGTGGATCCGACCATAACAAGTCAGCCCTTACGGTGCAGCGCAAGCAGTACTAAGCATGTGAGACGTTAGTATTATTGTCTCTTTCGGAGACGTGGGTTCGAATCCCACTATCTCCACCAAAAATAAAAATGTGGCCGAATAAATCCTTGAGAGGGATTAAGGCACTAATAAGATAGCTGAAAAGCTATTGAGTTGGGTTTCACAGACAGATGAGTTAAAACCACCAACACTAAAGGTAGAATGCGCAACCTAAAAGTGCTCTGGATACGCCGAAGAAAATCATGACGATCTCCGCAGGCGTTGTTGGTAGTCAATCCAACTAGTCTCAACACTTAGACTGATCATCTTTGTGGACTATGGGTGAAAAGGGGTCTGTCCATGGATTATGGGTAATCGTTATTCCCATCAATTTATAGGGAGGTCAGAAATGACTTCCCTTTTTTATGCCCCTTAAGCATTGCTGGCGATGCGCGTGACTTGTAATCACGATAACTCAGTTCGATTCTGGGCGGGGGCTCTGAATCAAGATTGATCCTTAGCTCAGTTGGTTAGAGCAACAGACTCATAATCTGTGGGTCCTCGGTTCAAGCCCGAGAGGGTCAACAAGGCTACTGTTCTTTGACATATAAGGAGAAACAAATCATGGAAACACTATCATTCGTTTTAGGGATAGCATTCGTTGTGGTTATAGCTTTGGCTATAGTTGCTACTTATGCCTTCGTTAAGGTAATAAAAGTGAAAAATCAATTAGATAATATTCAAAGACAACTTGATTCAGTTGTAGGAGAAATTTATCAGAATATAGCTGAAGAAAATAGACACTGTCATTCAAGAATTGATGGTTTTGAAAAAGACATCTATTCACAATTGGATTCAAGACTAGATAAATTAGAAACTAAATTAACAAACAAAAAATAAAATAGTTGAAGAACAGTAGTCTTTTAATAAAAAAAGCCGGTAGAAACCGGCTCTCTTTTGTTTTAAATAAAGTGTTTTTAATTACGCAGCTTTTTTCTTCTCCCAAAGAGACCAACCAGCACCAAATAAAGTCATAACACCACCAAGAACTTCTTGGAATAGGCTCTCATCAATCAAACCTTTTGCAACAACGATACCGCCGACAAAAGTAAGAGCGTGTCTGATAAGGCCTAGTAATTCAGTTTTTTTCATTTCTAATGATTTAAGTTAAAAATATATACCTTGTGGTACAAGAATAAATATCTTTCTAAATCAATAAAATGAATCACTCTAAAGATCAATTATATCAATATCAAAAGATCTTTTTATATTTGAATAAATAAAACGTTATGATATTAACTATTTACATTATCAGCATAATTTACTGCATATATAAAATGTATACAAGTTATGCTAAAAGAAATGAAGATCCTTTATATGCATCTCCTGCATTAGAAACATTAGCTATATTAGTAATGGCACCAATATTAATGGCAGTTGATGTTAGCTTTACTTGGGTAAGAAAGTACAAAGAATATAAACAAGAAAAACAAGATAGAATTTATTAATCATTGTCAGGTGGTGAAAGAGTAGCTACGCGGCATACACACCCACTCGTCTCGTGGGCGCTGAAAAACAAGATAGGTATTTAGATATGGGTTGACCACAAAGCCGGCTATTTTGTCTAATACTGAATTGCAGCATGGAGGTTCGACTCCTCCCCTGACAGCTCTTTAAACCTGGATGGCGAAATCGGTATACGCGCAAGACTTAAAATCTTGTGAGCAGAAAAAGCTCGTGTGGGTTCAAGTCCCACTTCAGGTACTAAAATAATAGTTATGCAAAACAACCCAATCGACAAATGCGTAATGTGTGGTAAAGACACACCATACAGATTTAATGATCACATCGATACTAGAATAGGATATGTTGAAGGTGCTGGTCAAGGATGTTATCAACCTCATATGTGTAGCCAAGAACGTAGTAGAAGACTAATTACAGTTAGTGAAGAATTAATTTATTCAACACCTAATGATCAAGAATTAGGAGGTAAAGTAAGAGAAATTTATTGGAGCTCTAAAAAAATATAAATTATGATTTTAGCATTATTTGTAGTAGTAGCTATATTATGGATTGCTTATGAAGTATGGAGAGCCCCATTAATAGATGATAATTACAATACAATAGTACCAGCAAAAAAACTTAAAGATTTATTTAAAAACAAATAATATGCAGGATCAAAGAATGAAAGTCAACATAGACTTAAAAAAGACCACATCAATAGTATGCGAAGAATGTTCTAATACAACATTTCAAGAAGCTCTTATGCTTCGTAAGGTTAGTAAGTTTTTAACAGGTGAAATGCAAGACGGAGTCATTCCTATTGCAACATTTGTATGTACAAAATGTGGACACGTTAATAAAGATTTTTATCCTAAAGAATTAGCTAATGAGCAAGAATAAAGATATATACGGAACAATAACAACGTATAATGATTCTAATAGTAGAATAGTAATTAAAACTGATTCTATTGTAGATTCAATAGTAGATAAGTTTATAGATCGTTCTAGAGTAGGTAAAGAAAAATATGGAGTTACCTTAGATCGTGAAGACTGGTCTTTAGAACAATGGATAGAAGCTGCAATTGAAGAGCACATGGATGCTATTCTATACCTACAGAAAATTAAATCTATTATTACAGGTAAAAAGAAATAATGCCCAAACCTAATTTAAACATCAATTGGGCTACCCAAACTCCTGTATCCTATTCTCAATATTCTATTTATAAGCAATGTGAATATCAATGGTATTTGACTTATATAAAGAAAGAGAGTTCATTTAAGCCTTCCATCTATTTAGTATATGGTACTGCAATGCACGAGACTATACAAGAGTATCTTAAACTTATGTATGAAAAGTCTGGTAAAGCTGCTGATGAACTTGATCTAGATAAGATTCTTGAAGATAGACTTATAGAGAATTATAAACAAAGTTTAGTAGACAATAAGAATGAACATTTTAGTAATAAAGATGAGTTAAAAGAATTCTTAGCGGATGGTCAAGCTACATTAGATTGGTTCAAAAAGAATAGATCTAAATACTTTTCAAGAAAGACATCCGATCTAGTAGGCATAGAAATTCCTATCTTACTCCCAGTAATAGATGATATTCCTGGAGTTCTTATGAATGGATCTATAGACTTTATAATATATGAAAAGGCTGTAGATAAGTATACTATCTATGATATAAAGACATCAACTAAAGGATGGTCTGATTATGAAAAAAAGGATCAGACTAAAATTAATCAAATACTTCTGTATAAAAGGTTTTATTCTAAAGCGATGAATGTGCCAGAAGAAAAGATTGATGTTAAATTCTTTATAGTAAAGAGAAAAGTGTTTGTTAATCCAGACTATCCAACATACAGAGTTCAAGAGTTTATACCAGCTAATGGAAAGAAAAAAGTGCAAGATGCATTTGAAGACTTCTCTAAATTCATAAGAGAGTGTTTCAATCCTAATGCCAAGCATAATAAGGAAAGATCATACGCAAAGAATACTAATAGTTGTAAGTTTTGTCCGTATACAAATAAACCTGACTTGTGCAATAAAACTACATAAAATATTTTTTTATTTACATATTTATTTGTATATTCTTGTATATTTATTATAAAAGAAAATATGGTAAATAAATCAAAAAGAGTTATAACATCGGTAAAAATACCGGAGACTCTATATGAAGACTTTAAAGTAACATCTGTTAAGACTAAAATAAATTTACAAGATATAGTTGAAAGAGCTATGTTTATGTATCTTACAGACTCTGGATTTAGACAAAGTATTCATGAACAATATAATACACACTATACAGGATCTAGTTTAATTGAAGCAATAAAATAAGTTATATATGATAAATGGTTATATTCCTCAAGCACAAAGAAAAAAAATTCTTTTTCTATGTGATGATATTAGAATGACAAGCGGAATCTCTACAATGGCTAGAGAAATAGTTGTAGGAAGTTCTCATGTATTTAATTGGGTAAATGTAGGTGGAGCAATTAATCATCCTGATCAAGGAAAAAAGTTAGACATATCTACTGATACAAATAGAATCATGGGCATAAATGATTCTTCTGTTTTTATTTATCCTACTAATGGGTATGGAAGTCCTGAATTAATTAGACAATTAATTGAAATAGAAAAGCCGGATGCTATTTTCTTTTTTACAGATCCTAGATATTGGGTTTGGTTATTTCAAATGGAAAATGAGATTAGGAAAAAAATACCTATGGTGTATTTAAATATTTGGGATGATCTTCCTGCTCCATTATACAATGAATCATTTTATGACTCTTGTGATACTTTAATGGCTATATCAAAGCAAACTCTTAATATTAATAGAATGGTATTAGGAGATAAAGTAAAAGGAAAAATTCTTAAATACGTTCCTCATGGAATTAATGAAAAGATATTCTATCCTATTACTGAATTTATGCAAAATCAGAATGAGGCTTTAGAAAAAAAGAAAAAAGAAATATTCGGTGATTTTAAACCTGAGTTCGTAGTATTCTATAATGCCAGAAATATTAGAAGAAAATGTACTTCTGATTTAATTGCCGCGTATGCAATGTTCTGTGATAAGATAGGAAAAGAAAAGGCTAGCAAATGTGCCCTATTAATGCATACTCAAAGAGCAGATGAAAATGGAACTGACTTAAATGCAGTAGTAGATTTAATATGTAATCCAGAATATCAAAAAGTATATTTCTCAGATGCAAGACTTAATGCAGAAGAAATAAACTTGCTTTATAACATGTCTGATGTGACTGCTTTAATTTCATCTAATGAAGGTTGGGGATTATCTTTAACAGAATCTATGATGGCAGGTAGAATGATTATAGCTAATGTTACAGGAGGAATGCAAGATCAAATGAGATTTGAAGATGAAGATGGTAAGTGGATTGACTTCAATGATAAATTCTGTTCAAATCATTTTGGCAAATATAAAAACCATGGAGAATGGGCGTTACCAGTATTTCCTACTAATATTAGTATTGTAGGATCTATACCTACTCCTTACATTTATGATGATAGATGTGATTTTAGAGATGTTGCTAAAGCAATTGAAGATTGTTATAATTTATCTCCTGATGAAAGAAGTAGAAAAGGTATGTCAGCTAGAGAGTGGGTATTATCTAATGAATCTATGATGAGCGCAGCTCATATGTGTGATAATGTTATATCTACTATAAATGAAACTATTGATACATTCAAACCTAAAAAACAGTTTGATTTAATTAAGACAGAAAAATTAGAAAGAAAAAAAATTGTACACCCTTTAGTTTATTAATATGAAACAGTTGTGCGTAATTAGTTGTCCTATTGACACGTATTCAGGTTATGGTGCTAGATCTAGAGACTTTGTTAAAGCTCTATATGAATTAAAAAAAGAAGAGTATGATATTAAAATCATATCTCAACGTTGGGGAGTTACTCCTTGGGGATATATTAAAGACAATAAACAAGAATATAGTTGGTTAGAACCTTTAATTCTACAAGTTCCTCAATTACCAAGACAACCAGATATTTGGATTCAAATCACTGTACCAAACGAATTTCAATCTATAGGAAAGTATAATATAGGTTTAACCGCAGGTATTGAAACAACAATTTGTGATCCTAGTTGGATTGAAGGAGTTAATAGAATGAACATAACTTTAGTATCTTCAGAACACTCTAAAAAAGTATTTCAACAATCTACATTTGAAAAAAGAGATCAACAAAATCAAGTTCTTGGAGTAGTGAAACTTGAAAAGCCAGTTGAAGTTTTATTTGAAGGAGTAGATTTAAATAAATACTTTCATATTGAAGATGAAGATCTTGAAGAAACAGACGTAGTGCTTGAATTAGACGAAATCAAAGAAGAGTTTTGTTTTCTATATGTAGGACATTGGCTTCAAGGAGAAATTGGTGAAGATAGAAAAAATACTAGCTTAATGCTAAAAACATTTCTAGAAACATTTAAAGGTAAAAAAAATAAACCTGCATTAATAATGAAAACATCTGGTGCAGGATCTAGTATAATGGACCGTGATGAAATGCTTAAAAAGATAGATGCTATTAAAAATACAGTTGATGGAGATTTACCTAGTGTATATTTACTTCATGGTGAATTAGATGATAAAGATATTAACAATCTTTACAACCATCCTAAAGTTAAAGCAATGTTTAATCTAACTAAAGGTGAAGGATTTGGTAGACCTTTATTAGAGTTTACACTTAGTAAAAAACCAATTATAGTATCTGCTTGGTCTGGACATATAGATTTTCTTGATCGTGAATTCTGTTGTTTAATTGGCGGAGAATTAAAAAATGTTCATCCATCTGCCCAAGTACAAAATATGATATTGGCAGAGTCTATGTGGTTTAGTCCAGATATTAATGAGGCAAGTGCTTACCTAAAAAATGTTTATGAAAAATATTCTAAATATGAAGAATTTGCTAAACGACAGTCTCATATATCTAAAACTAAATTCTCATTTGATGAAATGAAAAACTTACTTGCTAGCTATTTAGATAGAATACCAAAACAAGTAGGACTACAACTTCCTCAATTAAAGAAGATTGAACTTCCTAAACTTAAAAAAGTAGACTAATGACATCAAGTGAATTTACAATATGGTTAAAAGGATTTGTAGAAGCTTGTAATGACTTTGCTCCTACACCTAAACAATGGGATAGAATAAAAGAAGTTCTAGAAAAAGTATCTGATAACAAAAGCTTTTCTATAGGAGTAGGTGGGACTGGTTTTCTAAATGCATCTGGGAGAACAGACGTCACTTCATTACCATCAGGAACAAATATAACATATACAACAAAACAACAACTCAATGACTGATAATTTAATAACATGCCCAAAGTGTAAAGCGCCCGAGTCCTGTTACACTCAGCCTGTAAATGAATTTCACAAAGCTTATGTTTGTCTATCTTGTGGTTTTCAAACAAATGATTTAATGTGTGAAGGTGAATTTAACTTTGAAGAATATGAAAATGAACTTCCTGAGCTTTATAGAGATATAAAACAAACTGATGAAGATGGGAGAGTTTGGTATCCTAATGTAATTAATATAGAAGGTAAAGGAACTGTATTTGCCAATGGTACTTCAAAAGAAGAATGGGAGTGGAGTTCTATTAAAAGTGTAAAGCTTACTAAAGAAGAAAAAGAACTTCCTAAATTTAAAGGAAAAAAGTACAAATCAGATTCTAAGACACTAAAAAGTTTTGGTAAAGATTATTTTGAAGCTTGTGAATATATTGGCTTCTTTGATATAAAATAAATGTTATGCCATCAATTAGTTATGCTATAACCGCCTGTAACGAGCACAGGGAACTATCATTTCTATTAGAAGTTTTACGTAATAATATACGTCAAGAGGATGAAATCGTGGTCCAATTAGACTCTAATGCGACTAAGGAAGTTAGAGAGGTTGCTAAAGACTATATAGAATTCCCTCTTAATAAAGACTTTGCCTCATTTAAAAATAACTTGAGTAAACATTGCACTAAAGATTACATCTTTCAAATAGATGCAGATGAATATCCACATCAGTATTTAATTAGCAACTTGGCAGATATATTAGAATACAATCAAACAATTGATGTACTTTTAGTACCTAGAATAAATACTGTATCAGACTTAACTGAACAACATATTCAAAAATGGGGATGGAGAATTGATGAAAAAGGATGGGTCAACTTTCCTGATTATCAATGGAGGATATGGAAAAACAATAGTAAGATTAAATGGATAAATAAAGTACATGAGAGACTAAGTGGTTTTGAAGAGTATTCGCTACTGCCTCAAGAAGAAGGTTACTGCTTATTTCATCCTAAAGATATAGTACGACAAGAAAAACAAAATCAGTTTTATAATACAATCTAGTTATGACAAAATCAGAAACGTATCAAGATTTAGAAGGATATCAATTTACAGAAAAAGAAATTCTTAGATTAGTACAAAGATATATAGAAGAAAAACATTATAAAAAAAGTTGGGAAGCAGGAAAAGATTGGGTTCAATATGCAGGACCATATTTCTCATCTGATGAATATGTAGCAGCAGTTAAAAGTTTACTTACTGAATGGTTGGTATTAGGAGCTGAGGCAAATAAATTTGAAACTAAATTTCCTAAAAAATTTGGTAAAGACTATGGACTACTAGCCAATTCAGGATCTAGTGCAAACCTATTAATGATGCTAGCTATGACATCTAAAAGAGGTCGTAACTTACCTAAAGGCACAAAAGTAATTACACCTATCGCAGGTTTTCCTACTACTATCAATCCTATATTACAAGTGGGATTTACACCTATCTTTGTTGATATTGAACTTGAAACTCTTAATCTAGATCTTGATCAAGTAGAACAAGCTTGTATAAATAATCCTGATGCAAAAATTATTACATTTGCTCACGTATTAGGAAACCCTCCTAATATGAATAAGTTAATGAAGATTATTGAAAAGTATGAATTAATTTTATTAGAAGACTGTTGTGATGCATTAGGATCTTTTTATGAAGGAAAACCTTTAGGATCGTTTGGTGAATTAGCAAGTTGCTCATTCTATCCAGCACATCATATGACTATGGCAGAAGGTGGATTCGTTGCATGTAAAGATGAACAAACTGAAAGAATCATTCGTAGTTTTAGAGAATGGGGTCGTGGTTGTTATTGTATAGGTAAACAAAATTTATTAGAGAAAGGATCTTGCGGTTGCAGATTCAATAATTGGCTACCAGCATTACCAAATGATTTGTTTGATCACAAATATGTGTATGAAGAAATTGGATATAATTTAAAACCTATCGAGCTTCAGGCATCAATGGGATTGGTGCAAATGGAGAAGCTAGAAGAGATTGGACAAAAAAGAAGAGAAAACTATAAGAATCTATTTAGTGCATTTAAAAAGCATGAGCAGTACTTCCATTTACATGAAGCGCAGTCTGGTGCAGATGTAGATTGGTTTGCGTTCCCAGTAACTTTAAAGGATGATGCTCCATTTAAAAGATCAGATATTTGTCAGTTCTTTGAAGCAAATAAAATACAAACAAGACCTTACTTTGCAGGTAATATAATGTTACAACCAGCATATGAAGGACTTATGGATCCTAAAGATGTAATAGAGAAATTTCCTGTAGCAAGAAAAGTTACAACAGATACATTCTTTTTAGGAACATCGCCTGTAATTAATAAAGAAAAGATAGACTATATAGAAACTATTCTTAATAAATTTATTAATCAATTATGAGTAATAAAAAAGCCTTAATTACTGGGATTAATGGACAAGACGGTGCATATTTAACAGAATTTCTTTTGGAAAAAGGATATGATGTATATGGAATATTAAAACGTAATTCTGTTTCTGAAAATCAAACATCAAGACTTAATACGATTTATTCTAAAATAAAAAGTAATTTAGAATATGCAGACATGACTGATATATCGTCTCTTTACAGAGTAGTCAATAAAATAAACCCAGATGAAATCTATAATTTAGCTGCGCAATCTCATGTAAGAATATCATTTGATCAACCTATTTATACAGTTAATGCTACTGGCATGGGTGTATTAAATTTAATGGAAGTTGTGAAAGAAGTTTCACCACTTGCTAAAGTGTACCAAGCATCTTCATCAGAAATGTTTGGAAATTGTATTGATCAAGATGGTTTTCAAAGAGAAGATACTCCGATGAATCCAGTGTCTCCTTATGGATGTTCTAAATTATTTGGATATAACATAACTAGAAATTATAGAAATTCTTATAATTTATTTGTATCAAATGGAATTTTATTTAATCATGAATCTCCAAGAAGAGGTACCAATTTTGTTACAAATAAAGTAGTAAAAGAAGCTGTTAAAATAAAATTAGGATTATCTAATGAATTAGTTTTAGGTAATTTAGATGCATCAAGAGATTGGGGACATGCAAAAGATTATGTAAAAGCAATGTGGTTAATTCTTCAATTAGATAAGCCTGGAGATTATGTATGTGCAACAGGAATATCTCACACTGTTCGTGAACTTGTAGAATATGTTTTTAGTAGATTAGACATGAACTGGGAAAACTATATTAAACAAGATCAAAAATTTTTTAGACCAGAAGAATTAAATGATCTTAAAGGAGATCCAACTAAATTAAAAAAAGATACAGATTGGAAACCTGAATATACTTTTGAATCTATGTTAGATGAAATGATTGAGTATTGGCAAAAAGAATTTAAATAATCATACTAAAAAATTATTTAAATTTTATAAAATGAAAAAAGCTTTAATTACTGGAATTCATGGTATGGTTGGTAGTCATATGGCAGACTTCCTTTTAAATAAAGGATATGAAGTATATGGAACCTCTAGAAATATAGATGTTAAACATTCTAATATAGAAGCTTGTAAACATAAAATTCATTTACTGCAAGCGGACTTAAGTGATAAAAAATCAATAGCTAATGCAATAGAATTAAGTAATCCTGATGAAATTTATAATTTTGGAGGAGTATCGTTTGCTCCAAATAGTTGGACCTTCCCAGAATATACTGCTGATGTTAATGGTGTAGCAGTATTAAAAATATTAGAAATAATAAAAAATATTAATCCTAATATAAAATTATATCAAGCATCTAGTAGTGAAATATTTGGAAATTTAAAAAATATTATTGCTAATGAAGATACAACATTAAATCCAAAGTCTCCTTACGGGTGTGCTAAATTATATGCTCAATGGATAATAAAAAATTATAGAGAATCTTATGGAATATATGCATGTAATGGAATTAGTTTTAATCATGAATCAGAAAGAAGAGATCCTAAATTTGTTACAAGAAAAATAACTAAATCTGTAGCTGAAATTTCATTAGGTAAAAAAGATTTTATTGAATTAGGGAATATAAATGTTAGCAGAGATTGGGGATATACCCCAGATTTTATTGAGGCTATGTGGATGATGCTACAAGATAAAATATCAGATGATTATATAATTGCAACTAATAAGTCTCATACATTAAAATATCTTTTAGAAATAGCTTTTAATACTGTTGGAATATCTAATTATAAAGATTATATAAAAATAAATCCTGAATTCATCAGACCAAATGAAGTTGATAATTTAAAAGGCGATTATAGTAAAATAAAAAACAAACTTGGTTGGGAGCCTAAAACAAGTTTTGAAGATATGATTAAATTAATGGTTAATAACGATTTAAAATTACTACAATGAAAATAGTTAAAATAGGAGATCACTACGTATCTGATTTTGTACATTCAGAAGAAGACTATAAAAATAAAAAGAAATATAGTTTAGACTTAGAACTAGATGAAACAATAGGTGCAGCAAAACTTATTGAAATAGCTCCTTCTAATACTATGTGGGGTAAATATTGGTACAGATCTAGTATTAATACTACTATGACCAAAGAACTTGGAGATATAGTAAAAGAAATAACCTCTAGAATTAAATGGAATAAAGAAGATATTTGGTTAGATATAGCTTGTAATGATGGAACTTTATTAAAACAAATACCGGAAGGATTTATAAAAGTAGGAATTGATCCTGCTGATGATACCTTTTTACAAGAGTCATCTAAACATGCAAAAGTTGTTCAAGATTATTTTAGTTATAATGCTTATAGTAAATTAAATTTAAATAAAAAAGCAAAAGTAATTACTACTATTGCTATGTTTTATGATCTTATAAATCCTGATCCTTTTATTGAAGATATAAATAAAGTATTAGATGACAATGGTATTTGGGTTTTACAAATGTCATATACTCCGTTAATGATTCAGCAATTAGCATTTGATAATATATGTCATGAACATGCTTATTACTATTCATTAAATTCAATTAAAAAATTATTTGAAAGACATAAATTAAAAATAGTAGATTGTACATTAAATGACGTTAATGGTGGAAGTTTTAGAGTATATGTCCAAAAAGAAACCGCTAATATTACATCATTTGGCACAAGTCCTTTAAGAGACGTTTGTAATTTTAGAATTCAATCTTTACTTAACTATGAAAATACTAGTTTTGACATAGGTAAAAAAGAAGTGTGGGATAAGTTTATGTCTGATATAGAAGATTTAAAAAATCAAACTGTAAATTTTATTAAGCAAGAAAAAGCTAAAGGAAAAAAAATATGTGGTTATGGTGCATCTACTAAGGGAAATACTTTATTACAATGGTTTGGATTAGATCATACGCTAATTGATGCTATAGCAGAAAGATCACCTTACAAGTATGGATTAAAAACAATTGGAACAAATATCCCAATTAAATCAGAAGATGAAGTTAGAGCAATGAAACCTGATTATATGATAGTTTTGCCTTGGCATTTCATATCAGAATTTATTAATAGAGAGAATAAGTTTTTAGAAAATGGAGGTAAGTTTATTGTTCCTTGTCCTAAATTTGAAATAATTTCAAAGTAAATTAATGTATAGTAATTTTTTAATGGGAGGTAAGTTAGGGGATTTTTTACATGCAATGTTTGCTGTTAAGCACTTGTGTTTAAAAAATAATACTAAAGCAAATGTATACATGTACAATATAGGATGGGAATTTGGAATACAAAATACATATGCAGAATTAACTCCTATAATGGCTCAACAAGATTATATAAACTCATTAAATATTCTTACGGAATATGAATTAGATCCTATACAAACTCCTGAAAAAAATTCTCTTATAAAAATATATAATGATAAGTTATTATCAGAAGGATATATAGATCTTGGAACATATGTAAACTCTCCTTATATATATAAAACATGCTGGTCTGAATTATATAGTAAAACTTTTGATTTTTCTATTAGTGGAGAATACAATTGGATATCCTATGATAAAAAAATAAATGAATTATCAGATAAAGTATTAATTCATCGTAGGTATAATCCTATTAGATTAAATCATTATTTTCCTCATAATCAAATATTAGAAGAGTATAAAGATAAAGTTATTTTTATATCATCATCAGAAAAAGATTATAAAGAATATGGAAAGAATATTCCATTTTTAAAAGTTTCTACATTAGATGAATGGTTTACTTGTATTAACTCTTGTTCACTTATGGTATCTAATCTATCTTCACCTGCGGTTATAGCTCATGCTATGGATAAATTAAGAATAATAGAACTTCCTAATATTATAGATGCCGCCCATTGTATTGGAGAAGAAAAATATTCTAAAAAAATCTATTGGTATATGGATGAAAAATATAATAATCTATGAAAAAGTTTTTAATAAGTACGCATGGTTTTGATATGGGAATAGGAGGTTTAAAAGTTCTTCATAAGCTATGCCATCTATTAAATGAACGAGGAGAAGATGCATATCTAATTCCTTTAGACTTTAATCAACCATTTGGTGTATATGAAAATTACAATACTAAAATGGTAACACAAGAAGTGTTAGATAATTTAGATGATGTTATTGTAATATATCCAGAAAGTTGGTATGGAAATTATTTAAATGCAAAAAATGTAGTAAGATGGATGATTGGTTTTCCAAGTGAGGTACATATTAATACGTGGTCTGATAAAGATTTGTGGTTTTGGTATCTTCCATTTTATATGACAGAAAAATATAATAAAGATAAAGATAATATTTTATATATAGGAGAACAACATAGAGAAATATTCTATAATAGAAATTTAAATAAATCAGGATCTTGTTGGATGTTAAGAAAAGCACAAGACTATATAAAGCCAGAACAATTTATACATCCAGAAAATAGTACATTTATACCATATCAATCAGGAGGAGATCTAGTAGGATTATCTAATCTATTTAACTCTAAAAATATTTTTTATTGTTATGATAACTATACATATATTAGTATACAAAGTTTAATGTGTGGCACAGATACTATAGTAGTTCCTCATAATAAAACTAAAGAAGATTTTTTTAAAGGGTATGAATTAAATAAATACCTAGCATACGGACTAAATGATTTAGATAGGGCTAAAAGTATAAGGAATGAATTTAATGATCATTTAGATAGTATAGAACAAAATACAATAAAACAATTAGATATATTCATAGATAAATGTTATGATTACTTTAAATGATTTTAGTTTTTTAATAGTTACTCAAGCAAAAGATATGAATAGGCTTTTAGGAGCTTATCAATCAATAAGATTTAATTATCCTGATAACGAAATTGTAATAGTCTATGAAAATAATTCTGATATAAAAATAGATCCTAAAGATTCTAATTTAGTAGAAGTATATACTAATAAAAGAGTTTATGTTAGTGGTGGATATAATTTAGCTCTTAAGAATTGCAGTAAAAAGTGTTTTGTTTTCTTTCATGATGATACTTTTTTAGCAAAGAATTTTTTAGAAAATATAATACCTCACATATCAGAAACACAGTTTTGTAATTTTACAACAGTGGAACCTCCTTTATATAATGATCCAAACACTTTCCAAAAACCTATAATGAATTTTGGTAGGTCAATGGATGTTTTTAATATAGATAAGTTTAATGAATTTTGTGAAGACCATGTAAAAAAAATTCCTAGTTCAACTATAGATTCTCCTTTTGGAGGATTTTTTATGGCTGGATATAAAAGTTCTATTGATAGTGTAGGAGGTTTTGATGAGTATTTTCAACCATATTTTTATGAGGATGGAGACTTAATGATAAGACTTCATCAAGCAGGATATAAGTTTATTCATGTATTAAATAGTTTAGTTTATCATATGGGAAGTTTAACTTCTAGATCTGGTCAAGAAGGAATAGACTCTAGTAAAACTACCGCTGGTTTATATATAAAAAAATGGAAAACTACATGGGAATATATGAGACAGTATACCTTAGCTAATGGTATACCATACAAAAGAATACCCGTAGAAATAAAAGGAGAAAACTGCACTCCTCAATTACAAGAGTTTATAAAACTAATAAATGAACCAGGAAGTGATATAAGCGTACAGTTTGATATGAGATCATTACAAAATCAGGATTTTGAATATCTACAAACTTTACCCTATATATTACAATCCATAGAAGAAAAAGGTGAATATGAATTAGGGAATTTAAAAATTAAATATAAATAAAATGAGTAAAATTATTATTTCAAGTTTGATGAGAGCAAAGAATAAGCAATCATTTTTTGCATTACATCAAATACAATCAAAAATAAATAATTTATATCCAGACGTTAAAGTTGAATTTCATGTTATATGGGATTCTATAGGAAATGAATTAGGTCTTAAAGATGATGAACACTGGTCTGAAGTTATTGATAAAGAAATAAAATATCTTTATTCTTATGATAAAAAGTTTTTTAATGATTATGTAAAAACAGCGTATGGACTAGATTATCAAGAAAAATTTTCTGTTTATTTAGGTATTTATCATGTTTTAATAGGACACTATTTAAGAAGAGTAAAGCTAGAGGATTATTATTTAGTCTATGATGATGATATTATAATTCATGATGATTTTAAATTACCTTGTGATGTTATACTATCAAAAACACCTATGTTTATAGCAGAACCTGCAAATGCAAATTGTGATAAAGTTTTATTTAGAAAATTTGTAGAGATATATGGATTAGAATTTCAAGATATTTACTTAACAAAAAATCCAAATGCGTATGGGTTTAATTCAGGATTCCAAGGTTTTGATCTTACTATTTATGATGATTTTTTATCTGCGGATAGATTTCAACTTCTTATGGATTTCTTTGAATTTAAATCTATATATGATGAAAATGGAGAAGAGATATGGGATAACACAAGATTTTTTATTGATACACAACAACAATCTTTTTATGGTTTAGCAAATTGTGCTTTATCTAAAAAGATGCCACATATACTTAATCCTCAAGAATATTTTGTTGTTCCTAATTTTGGACCCCATCCAAAACATGGGCAATTAGATCCTAATGATGAACCAGATGGTGGATGGAGATGGGGATTAGAATCAAAGATAACTCACTTTATTGGTCATACAAGAGGTAAAGGAAAACCAAAGCAATTTTTAGATAGAGTTGATGAATATTTAAAACAAAATAATTTTTTATAATATGGTAAAAGTAGTTTATGTAACTGGTTGTTTTGGACTTATAGGAAGTCATATAACAAAAGCGTGTTTAGAAAAAGGTTGGTATGTTAAAGGAGTTGATTCATTAACTTATGCTGCAAATAAAGATTTGATTCAAGAATTTTCTTCTTATAAAAAGTTTTCTCTTGTAAAAGATGATATTAATAATCTTAAATTTCTATATGAGTGCGATTATATAATTAATACAGCAGCTGAAACTCATGTAGGAAATTCAATAGCTAATTCAGATAAGTTTGTTTCATCTAATATTAATGGAGTTCATAACTTACTTGAACTATTAAGAAACTATAGACAAGAAACAACTAAAGTTCCAGTCTTACTTCATTTCTCAACAGATGAAGTGTATGGAGATATTGAAGATGGAGCTCATACAGAAAATGATCTTCTTAAACCATCTAATCCTTATTCGGCTACTAAAGCTGCAGCTGATCAATTAATATTAGCATGGGGTAGAACATATAAAATCCCTTACGTTATAGTAAGACCAACTAATAATTATGGAGTAGGTCAGTATGTAGAAAAACTTATTCCTAAAGCATGTAAGTATTTGACTTTAGATAGAAAGATACCTTTACATAATGGAGGATCTCCAATACGTAATTGGTTGCATGCGGCAGATACAGCAGAAGCAGTAATTACTATAATTGAATCAAGAGTACAAAATGAAATATTCAATATCGCTGGTGGATATGAACAAAGTAATTTGTCTACTATAAAGAAAGTTATATACAATTATACTGGATTAAGTACATTTGATGTAAATGAATATATAGATACCGACTATTCAAGACCTGGCCAGGATGTAAGATACGCTTTAGATGATAGTAAATTAAGAAGTCTTGGTTGGAAACCCAAAAAAGAATTTGACTTAGAAATAAAAAATATAGTAGACTACTATAAATCAAAATTTATATGGTAAAAGTAAGTGATGTTATTGCAGACTATTTAAAACAAAAAGGTATAGAAGTAGTATTTGGTATTATTGGATCTGCTAATTCTCATATATTTGATTCTATTAACAAATTAGGTTATACTAAAATAATAAACACACACCATGAACAAGCTGCTGTACTTGCAATGGGTGCCTATTATAGATCATCTGGTAAATTATCTGCTGCTATAGTTACAGCAGGAGGTGGAGCAACCAATGCAGTTACAGGAGTTGTAAGTAATTGGGCAGACTCAGTACCAGGAATTATTATTTCAGGACAAGAGAATTATAATTATGTAAGTACTCAAGAGTCTTTAAGAATGTACGGCACTCAAGGACTAAATGTAACTAAAATGATATCAGAAGTAACTAAAAAAGCAATTGCCTTTGATGATCAAATGAATATTTTTGATACATTAGAAGAATTAGATAAAGAAACAATATCTGATAGACCTGGTCCTGTATGGTTAGATGTTCCTATGAACTTACAAGCTAAGATAGTAAATACTAGAGATTGGAAATTTTATTCTAAACAAATTAATAAAGTAAATGTTGATGATATCATCGATGCAATAAACCAATCAGAAAGACCTGTTATTATAGGTGGAAATGGAGTCAGATTATCAGGAGCTAAAGATATATTTAGATCATTTGTTAACTATGCAAAAGTTCCGGTAATGTTAAGTTGGTCAGGAATAGATTTACTTGATGATAAAAATGAAAACTATTTTGGAAGATTCGGATTGTATGGTCAAAGAGCTGCAAACTTTATTATACAGAATGCAGATACTATTATTGTTTTAGGAAGTAGACTAGCATTACCACAAGTCGGTTATGACTTTACTCAATTTGCAAGAAATGCAAAAATCATTATTGTTGATATAGATGATCTTGAAGCAACTAAATATAAAGTAGATAAACATATAAAATCAGATTGTTATGACGTTATTAGTAGTCTCATAGATAAGACATACATGTTATGGGGATATAAAAAAGAATGGGTAGCTTATTGTTCTGTTATGAAAAACAAATATCCTTTGGTAGAAAATTATCATGAGGATAATGGATATCTAAATTCGTATAAGTTTATAACTAAGATGTCAGATTATTTAAAAGACGATCATATAGTTGTAACTGATATGGGAACAGCCTTATTAAGTGGACACCAGAATATAAAGCTTAAACCTAATCAAACTATGTTTACGTCGCAAGGTCTTGGTGAAATGGGTTATGGCCTTCCTGCTGCATTAGGTGCTGCCCTTGCATGCCCAAACAAGCCTGTGCTATGTTTAAATTGTGATGGAGGAATAATGATGAATATACAAGAACTTCATACAATTATAGAGAATGATCTTCCTATTAAGATTATCATATTCAATAATGATGGATACTTAATGATTAAGCATACTCAAAAGATGTTATTTAAAGGAGACTATGTTAGTGTAAATAAAAAGACAGGAATAGGTCTACCTAAATTTAATAAAATTATGCCAGCTTTTGGATATAAGTATTATGATCTTAAGACATGGGATAATTTTGAAAATACTATGACATCCTTTGTAAATGATCCAGGACCTGCTTGTTTAGAAGTATTTATGGATCCCGAACAAGATTTTATACCTAAAGTAAAAGGAGTACTTAAAGAAGATGGAAGTATATTCCCTCCACCAATTGAAGAAATGTCTCCACTACTTTCTTTAGATGAAGTAAAACAAAACATGATAATAGAGATTAGTGAAAAATCTAAATTAATTAAAAGATGATTAATGCTGGAATTATAGGAACAGGTAATATTGGTACAGACCTACTGTTAAAAATACTTAAGACTGATTATATAAAACCTGTAATATTTGCAGGTCGCAGAATGGATTCAGATGGTATTAAGATAGCTCAATCAAAAAATATAGAAGTTACAGATAAAGGTATTCAATATTTTATTGACAATCCCAATTGCTGTAATGTAGTATATGATTGTACAAGTGCAGCAGATGCAAAACTACATGCTAAAATATTTGCTGATCAAGGAATAAAAGTTATTGATTTAACTCCTGCAAAAGTAGGACCTTTATGTGTACCTAGTATCAATTCTAAAATTATATTAGATTCTGGTAATGTAAATATGATTACATGTGGAGGACAAGCATCAATGCCAATGCTTAACCTAATATCTAAGTATTGTGATAAATTAGATTACATAGAAGTTGTATCTCAAATTGCATCTAAAAGTGCAGGTATGGCAACAAGAATTAATATTGATTCTTATATTCACACAACAGAAATGGCAATAAAACAATTTACAAAGTGTGATAGTTGTAAAGTTATATTAAATTTGAATCCTGCTGAGCCATGCGTTGATATGCAAACTACGATGTTTTTAAAGTTTCAGAACATTGATTTTGAAGATTTAGTTGAAGAGATCTATAAAAAAATCAAAGAACTAAAAACTTATATACCGCACTACGAATTAGTATTACCTCCAGTTATAAATGATGATATACTTGTATTAAGTATTAAAGTAAAAGGAACAGGAGATTATTTACCAGAATACGCAGGTAATTTAGATATTATTAACTGTGCCGCAATTGAAGTAACTAAAAATTTATTATAATGAGTAAGATCATAATAACAGATTCATCATTAAGAGATGGCAATCATGCTGTAAAACATACAATTAATCTTGATCAAATAAAAAGATATTGCCAGTTTGCAGATAAAGCGGGTATTCCTATTGTAGAAGTGGGACATGGTAATGGTTTAGGCGCCTCATCTTTATTAATAGGATTATCACCATATACGGATCAACAAATATTAACTACAGCAAAAGAAAATCTTAAAACATCTAAGCTTGGTATTCATATTATTCCTGGGATTGCTACAGTTAAAAAAGATATTGAGCCTGCAATTAATATGGGTGTAGATGTATTTAGAATTGCAACACATTGTACTGAAGCTACACTATCTAAATCTCATATAGAATATTTAAAGAGTAAAGATAAAACTGTAGTTGGAGTATTAATGATGAGCGCATTGGCTGATACTAAAACTTTAGTTGAGAATGCAAAAGTTATGGAAGAGTATGGAGCAGAGGCGGTAGTGATTATGGATTCTACAGGTACGTATTTACCAAAAGATGTTTATGAAAGGATTGATGCATTAAAAAATAATCTTAGTATTGATATAGGTTTTCATGCTCATGATAATTTAGGATTAGCCACAGCAAATTCATTAACTGCTGTAAATTACGGAGCTAAATATATTGATGCTTGTATTAGAGGATTTGGTGCAGGAGCAGGTAATGCCCATTTAGAAATGCTAATACCTGTATTAGAAAAGAGTGGATACGAAGTAGATATAGACTTTCAAAAAGTTATTATAGAAGCAGATAAAGTTATGGAATATTTAGTACCTACCGCCCCTATATCTACTCCTGTTAATATACTTACAGGTCTAAATAGACTATTCTCAGGATTTGAAAAACCAATTATAAAAGCATCTAAACTATTTGGAATAGAATATTCTTCATTAATTTTTGAACTTGGAAATAGAAAGTTAGTTGCTGGGCAAGAAGATCTTATATTAGAGGTAGCGCAAAAATTAAAGAAATGAATGTATTAATTACAGGTGGAAATGGATTTCTTGGATCTAATTTAGTTAGGAAGTTTTTATTAGAAAAACATAGTGTGTATGTTATATCAAACAATACAAATAATATAGAAGATATATTAAACAAAATTAAATATAGCAAAGGACATACTAGAGATATACTCAATCTATTTGAAGATATAAAATTATTTTCACCAGACATCGTATTACACTTAGGATGGTCAGGAGGAAATAGTCATTTAGATGTTAATGATATAAAACAAGTACAAGATAATGTAGAACCTGGAATTTACTTTCTAGAGATGTTAAGTAAACTTCCAATAAGTCCTAGTTTTTATGGCTTTGGAAGTTTTTCAGAATACGGAAACTATAATAGAAAAATATTAGAAACAGATATAGAAAATCCAATAAATTTATATGGACTATCTAAATATACATTTAAAAATTATAGTAAGTTATTATGTAAAATGTATGGAATGGATTGGGGTTGGATAAGACCTTGTTATACTTATGGTCCTTATGATGTTAATACAAGATTAATTCCTCTATTAATAAAAAAGTTTTATAATAATGAAACTGTAATTTTAGATGATTGTGAAAAAAAATTAGATTACTTATATGTTGAAGATTTTGTAAATTACGTTTATGAATTAGTTATTAATAGGCATATAGGAATTTTTAATATTTGTTCTGGACATGAATACAGATTGAAAGACGTTATATTAAATATAAAAGAATTAACAAATTCTAAAAGTAAAATAAAATTTGATTCTAAATTAAATAGAGAATTTATATCTAATTACATTTGTGGAAATAATGATAAAGTGTCTTTTACAACAAATATATTACCAAAAACAAATTTAAAAACTGGACTAATAAATACAATAAATTATTACAAATTAAAAGTACATGAAGAATTTAACGGTTGAAAAAGAAGGAGGCTGGATTTGGCCAGTTATAGATGAAAATAGTTGGAAATACCAAAATGAATTCCAGAATTTAGTAGAGCATGTAATGCCTTATGTAAAAGAAAATCGTGTTATGATTCAAGCAGGAGGAAATTGCGGATTTATGCTTAGTAAATTTGTGGATAAATTTGATTATGTTTATACATTTGAACCAGATCCGGTTAATTTCTATTGCTTAAATCAAAATGTTCAAAATCAAAATGTTATTAAACTGCAAGCATGTTTAGGAAAAGATAGAAATCCAGTAAAAACTCAACACTTGTTTAGAGAAAATAGGCCTAATGATATAGGTGGAGTACATATATCTGGAGAAGGATATACACCTTCAATCATGATAGATGATCTTAATTTATCATATTGTGATTTAATACAATTAGATGTAGAAGGATATGAATTAAATGCAATTTTAGGTGGTATAGAAACTATAAAAAAGTATAAACCAGTTTTGTGTATAGAATTCTGTGAAAAATGGTTAAATAGATATGACTCTGATTCTGAAAAACTTATTAAACTATTAAATGATAATGGATACTTTATAGTGGCAGATTACGGAGTAGATAAAATATTTACATACAATTCATAGATGTGAAAATAATTTTAATATAATGAATAATCTTAAAATATTAATTACTGGGGCAAATGGTTATATAGGAAGTTCATTATACAATGCATTTAAAAATAAGTATGAAGTAACTTCTATAAACAGGAATCATTTTAATTTAATTGATATTCAAAAAATGATTAATTTTTTTGATGGCAAATATTTTGATGTAGTTATACATTGCGCTGTAGCAGGTGGAAGTAGATTAAAAGAAGACAGTTGGGAAGTAATGGATAATAACTTATCTATGTATTATAATCTACTACAATGTAAATCACATTATGGAAAATTAATCCAATTTGGTTCAGGAGCAGAATATTCACAAGAAGATAAGCCTTATGGATTTAGTAAAAGAGTTATATCTAAATCTATACAAAATAAGGACGGATTATATAACTTAAGAATATATGCAGTATTTGATGAGTTAGAATTAAGTACTAGATTTATTAAATCTAATTTAAATAGATACATAAATAAAGAAGATATGCATATACACCATAACAAATATATGGACTTCTTTTATATGCAAGACTTAATTAAATTAGTAGAGCATTATATACTTAATGACAATTTACCTAAACAAGTTGATTGTACATATGAAGATATTAAAAGTTTAAAACAGATATGTCAGTTCATAAATACTCTTGATGATTATATAGTAGGAATACAATTTGAACAATCAGGATTAACAAAAGGATATGTTGGCTTTAATAAAACTTTGCAGTTAGATTACATAGGGCTTCAACAAGGAATAATTAATACATACAATAAATTAAAATGCAACAAATAAGTTTCATAACAAATACAGGTATAGATACATTAGATCATACAAAGCTTTTATTAGAATCTTTAAAAAATAATTTAATAGGTAAAGAACATGAGATCATAGTCTTTATAGATAAAGATAATGATGGTACATATGATTATCTTAAAAGTATTAAAAATGATTTTTATGATCTTAAAATAATTACACATAAATTAAAAGGACCTGTAGGTTATCAAAGAAATTCTAATCTACTTATTGATATAGCTAGACATGAGATTGTAAGTTATCTTCAATCCGATATGGTTGTAGGTCCTGATTATGATGTTAATATTTTAAATCAACTAGAAGATAATTGTATACTATCTGCTACTAGAATAGAACCTCCACTTCATGGATATTCTGATTATACTATAATAGAAGACTTTGGAACTGATCCTACTAAATTTGATATGGAAAAATGGAATCAATTTTCTAAATCTGTAAAATCAAATAAAAGAGCTGAATACTTTTTTGCTCCAATAACTTTCTATAAAAAAGTATGGCAAAGTATTGGTGGTTACGATACAGTATTTAGAAAGTCTAGAGAAGATTCTGACTTTGTACAAAGATGTGTTCATGCAGGAATAAAAATGACACAAACTTGGCAAGCTAATGTCTATCATTTTACTTGTATAAGTTCTAGAGGAAAGAATTGGTTTGATAAAAATAATGAAGAAGCTCAAAGAAAATTAGAAATTCAAAAAATAGCTGACGGAATAGAGATTAGAAGGTTCTTAAAAAAATGGGGCAATTTTAATCATGGGGAAGAAAAGTTAAAAAAGTTAGATATTGATCTTGTAATAAAAGATAACAAACAATTGAATCCTTTGTTTATAGCACAATTAGAAGTATATTCATCTAGAGTGTGGTTAAAATCTCAAGAGCAAGTAAATATAATGATAAAAACATTTAGTAATGAACAAGATCCTGCTAATGAACTTTTAGGATATGTAAAAGAAGGATGGGAAGAAGCAAGACATTTATTTAGAACAATTGATTTTGAATCTATATATAAAGTAGGAGAGCCGATAGATTTTAATATAAAAATAGAAGTTGATTTTACAAACATAGATCCAGCCAAAGATGAATTCCTACAAAATATAACGCGCTTGGGTGACATCCTAGAAGGCTCTGAACCTGGAATATATGAACTAGGATCTGCTAAAATAGAGGTCAGAAATGTGGTAGACCTAGCTCAGAATCAAATTGTTGTAACTAATCCACCATTCGACTATTCATTATTGATTATAGAGTAATATTTATATAAAAAAACAAATGGCAAAGGCAGCTAATCCATTATTTGATATAACCGTAGCAGGAAAGAAATACAAACTTAGGTTTGATGTAAATGACAATCCAACTAAACTTGGAGTTAAAATGCAATTCGTACTAGATCAAGAACTTGAAGATCCTAGAGACAAGCAAATGTTGGCTAATGAAATTAGTGTGGCATTACAGAAAAAACTTGGAGCTTCTGGAGTTATGGTTGATTATGATGATCGCAATCCATATAAAAATGTAATAGGCTTTATTGTACCTTTAAACTCTGTGGCAATGTTATTGATTAAAGCCATGAAAGGAGGAGCTTAAAATAAAATAAATTAGTTATGGTAAGAAGAAGAGTTGTCAGGGCTTTATTTGATAATCCTGAACACATTACAGCAGAAGACGTTTCCCAATCTGAAATACTTAAATCTTTATTAAAGATACATACACCTAATTCTATAGAGTATGCTATAGTTAATAAGAAGATTTATGCTTGTTTATTTGAGATAAATGAAACTAATGAATATGTAGAGATCCATAAAAACCATTGGGTTCAGGCTTTAGAAACCTGTTTACTATGGTATGTTGAAGAAGAGAATTACGAAATGTGTACTCATATTAAAAATATGATTCAATCAATTCAAGATAAGAATAAGGCCAGAAAATTTACAACTAAAACTAAAGCCAGTGGAGAATGATTTCAAACAAATTCAATTAGGAGTAGACTCTATAATTGGAACTAAGACTGTAATAAGAAGGAAGAAAAAGACTGAAGTAGATAAAAAAAGAGAATTGTTTTTTAACATGATGAATAGTCTAGATGAATTAAACGTTAGACAAAACATTATGTATGCAGATCTTAACTTAGACTTTGCAGACTATGATGAGAAGTTTTTTACTGTTATAGATGCTCTTATCTATATGCACTTTGGTAAACAATGTACTGAGGTAATTAGTTTCTATTTGTATGAAAGAGTAAATAGTGATGGTACATTAAATCCAATAATAATTAATGACAAAGATGAATTAATACTTGAAAACCCGTATGATCTTTGGCATTTAATGTGCAAACTAAATCCTAAATTAGATGCCTAAAGGTTTCTTCACAAAAGAAAACATGGCTAAAGAAGCCAGACCAGATACTTGGTGGAATAAGGGACTTCAATTAACAGAAGAGCAACTTAGAGAAGCTATGGCAAATAGTCGTAGTAATAAAGAAGCTGCTAGATGGCTTGGTATTACAGATATAACATATAAGAAATACGCTAAGTCTTATATTGATCAAGAAACAGGAAAGACTTTATTCGAACTACATAAAAATATTCCTGGTAGAGGTGTACCTAAAAACCTTGCAGGTTCCAAATGGAAAGTTGACTTAGATGAAATGCTTAAAGAGAGTCAACCTATTAATTCAAAGAGAATAGCAAAGCTTAAAGAAGCTTTAATGAAAGATGGTAGACTTGGATATCAATGTTCATCGTGTAAGTTCTCAGAGAAAAGATTAACAGACATGAAAGCTCCACTACTACTTAGTTTTAAAAACGGAAAGAAGAGTGATTGGAGACTTGAAAATTTACAATGGCTTTGTTATAATTGCCACTTTCTTTATGTAGGAGATCCATTCTCAAATAAGATGTTACAAAGAGTAGAAGCAGTTTCTATTGATAGTCCTGAAATAAAAGAAGAAGTACAAGAATTATATCAACTTGATGACTTTTATTATGAGCATTTGAAAAAGCTTGGACTAGAAGGAGATGGAGATATATTATTCAAAGACGAAGATATCATAGACTATAAGGATCAAGACGATGGATCCGAATTTATAGACATCAGAAGATAATCATTTATATATGTAGTTTCTTTATATATATAACCTATTGATTTCCAATACTTTATAACTTATTGATTTTCAATCACTTGCATAACTGATTGATTTCCAATCGACAATTTTTAAAAAAAGACTAAAAAGATTTTTTTATGTCAAAAATATGTCGTAATTTTACTATGTATCAAATCAATAATGAATATGGACATCAAGATCTTCGTTTTTAACTACATTACTAAAGAGACAATCATTGACAGTACGATAACTGTTCAAGGTGATTTTGCAACAGCCGAGGCTAACCACCAGGTATTTAGAGAAGTTCATCCGGACTGTCAAGTCAATTTTGTAATTGATAGTAAGAACTTCATTTTTGCTCCACCTTTAAATCAAGAAAAGGATGAGATCGCTTATGAAGAAGGTCGTATGACTTGGAACGAATACGTGACTAAGTGGCATGGAGGTTCAGCATTAGAAAGCGATAGCGATATGCTTAGCTATGAAGATATGGCGCATGCTGCATTTTATTCTCAAAATTTATAAAATAATAGGATATGAAAATATTAAGCGTAAATGATTATTTTGTAGAGGTATTGTGGATAGACGATAATGAGATCGAATACATTCCACGTGAAGAGTTTGACAAGAAGTATGGAGCTCCAACTGATCCTTCAATTCCAATTTTATTCATTAAATAAATAGTTATGACGTTAACAATTCCAATCGTTACTTATCCACATTTTCCAAAAGAAATTCAAACAATCCACTTAAATTAAAGTTATGACTCAGAAAGAAATTAAAGCATTGGCATCAGAGATCGTTGGTGACGGACAACTTCCTAATAAGTTTTTTGTAATGGTAAGTCCTTATATTACAACTATTGACGAATTTGGAGACCATAATCAAGAACTTATTGAAGGGTATACTGATGAAGATTCTACAATAGAAGTCTTTGACACTTACGAAGAGGCCGAAGAATATTTTAATACAATAGATCTTGATCATCGTTACGGCACAGGACATGCCATGATTGAAGATAGATTGACTGGCCAAATTACAGAGGCATTTTTAGAGTCAGTAGTTGAAGTCAATTATCATTTGCGTGGATATGATATGTCAAAAACATTTGGTTATAAAAAATAATAGTATGAATAAATTAAGAGTACAGAAAACAATCCTACCTAAGAATTCTTTAGAGTATAATGAATGGCTAAAAGAATTTAATTTTGGAAGTGCTTATGATCTTACTAAAGAGAAAGCTAGGAAGCACTCTTTAAATGAACACTACGACTTTACTAAACTAATTCCTCAGACTGAAGAATTTAGTTTTAAAAATATCCTAGAATTGGTTAAATTTAAGTTCCTATGATAATTGTGCACTCTTTTATAGTTCCATTCTTTTGGATAGACGAGAAAGGTCCTTATCTAATAGATGATAATGGAAGAAGAGATTTGCCTCAAGGTACCACAAGAGATCAGATCCTGTGGTTCAAGAAGCCTCATAGAGGTGGAAAGAATCCGGCATTTGAAAGAGATATTGAATGGGATATGGAAGGTACGAAAGGTAAGAAGTATCTAGTGACACTCAAAGGAAAAACCTGGGAGTGTAATTGTCACTCATACAAATTTTCTGGAAATAAAAGAACATGTAAGCATATAGAGGACTTAAAGAGTTCATATTTATCATAGGACCTAAAACCTATCTATATGAACAAGAAGGAAAAAGAGTTCGTCAAATACGTAAAGTCTGAATGTAAAAAGTATGGAGTCAAGTGTGACTTGAGGAAAACTAGATATGTCAGATTATCAGGAAATATAAAGTGCTCAGGATATTTTGATGAAGATACTCCGGCTCTTGTTTGTTCAATGAATAGAAAGGATTGGATAGAGATCCTTGCACATGAATTTTCTCACCTCACTCAATGGGTAGAGCAGATAGATATTTGGAAGAAGTGTATGACAAGTATGCCTCTTGTAGATGCTTGGTTAGAAGGTGAAGAGGTTCCTAATATAAAGAAACATTTGGCAGTATCTAGAGAGTTAGAATTGGATAATGAAAAAAGGTCTGTAAGAATTATTAAAAAGTTTGGTCTAGATGTAGACATAGATAGCTATATAAAAAAGGCTAATGCATATATCTATTTCTATAATAGATTATTGGCTACAAGAAAGTGGGCCACTCCAAACAATAGCCCATACAGTAACCAAAAGATCATAGAGAAGATGCCAAGGTATTTTAAAGCTGATTATTCAATAACACCTAAAAGAATAGAAAAAGTATTCATACAAGAAAACTTATAGTTATGGACTCAACAATAAAGCCTACAAGAAAACACGTAAATCAAATCCTTGATTGGTGTATAAAGACTTATGGTAAATCTAAATTCAATAGACCAATTCCAGAAATAGAGTTTAAGAAACCAGACTACTATACAGAAGGATGTATAGCATATTACGATGAGATTGATGCTGTTATATTTGTAGACAAAGTTGCTAATGATAGTTTAAATGAGTTAGCGAATAGCATCATCCACGAATATATACACTACAAACAAAACATGAAACACTATCAGATACTTGCAATGTATCTACCAGATCATAAAAATCCTATGGAAATTGAGGCATCAAAAATTGCTAAAAGAGATACAAAAAAGTGCTTAAAAGAACTATTTGGCACTAAGTAGTTTAACCTTACTATTAATATTTATTGTTATATTAATTTAATATAATGACTATACTTCAAGTAACAGAATCAGAACACATAAAAGAGTATTTTTTACAATATGGGGTTTTGGGTATACTTGCTTTTTTACTTGGCTATTTTGCATGGATGCAATATCAAAGACTTGTTAAAAAAAATGATATGCTTGAAGAAAAAGTAGATAGACTTCAAGAAGAGATGATGGGATTAATAGCAGAAGAAAGAGATAGATTAGCAGAACTTATTAAAGATAATACTGAAGCGTTACGTGAATTACAGAAAACAATATTTAAGTACATGGTTAAAAATAATGAGTGATGGATTACAAGAAATATTCTTTAGGCAAATTGGGAGATAAGTTAGTTAAAGCAATGGAAGCTAAAGAACATTTCGATAAGAAAGAAGTTGAAAATAATTATATTAGAAAAATACAGACACTAAAAGAGATCCTTACTCACGAATATAAATTTGCTAATGAAAATAAAGGTAAGCATTTAAATTATGCAATTAAATTAGAAGTAGTTGAAAAGCATATTGACTACGTAAAAAAGGTTCAAAATAAAAAGTCATTTGATCAATCAGACAAACAGATCATAGACCAACTAATCCTAAAGTACACTTCTCATAACTGATTGATTTCCAATCACTTATAACTTATTGATAATCAATCACTTATAACTAATTGATTTTCAATCGAGAATTTTCAAAAAAGATCAAAATAAATTTTTTTATTTCGACGGAATGTCTTAATTTTACTATGTATCAAACAAATAAAGGTTATGAATAAGCAAATTATCCTCTCAGCTCTCGAAGCACAGCTCAAGACAAAAGAATCAGAAACAGAAGTCTACGAAAATGACGTAGTCAAGCCAGCGTATGAAGCACAAAATGCCGTCATCTTATCTTGGTTCCAAGAAAATGTATCTAATTTAATTCAAAAAATAGTAGCTACTAGTGACAGGATTGAGATCATGAAATTTGAAGAGCATGCACGCTGGAATTCATGTAGCATTTCTCTAATGCATGACTATAGAAGTGAAAATAGATCTAAGTATGCTGAATTTAGTTGGTATAGTTCTAGAGCTACGGCAAAAGACGGATTTGTTCTAGCCGATGTACAGATATTTGGAGCTGTAGCTGCTAAGTTTCAAGAGATAGAAAACAAATTCAAGCACGAATGGAATCCAGCATTCTTAGAGATATATCGTGAAGCCAATAAAATGGAAAGAGAATGTGCAGAATTGCGTACCACTATTAGTAATACAAAATATGATATTGCTAATGAATTAAAGAATCAATACAAAAAAGTTGGTTTCTCTTGTGAACTAAACACCAAGAAGTATATCAATAGAAATTATGATACTGGTGAAGTTACTTTGGAAGATGTGAAACACCAAATAAAATTGCAAATAGGTAGAAGCAACTACGATTATATATATGTAAATGCTTTCAAAGTGAAAGAATTAAACAAGTACAAATGTACGTTAGAGTTTTCTAATGATAGCCGATCAGATAAAGAAGTTACAATAACAATTAAGAGATTTAATGAGTTTATTGATGATGTATTTAATTGGCAGAATGGTGGATCTGAAAGTGATAGTAGGTATACAACCGATAGATACAATAGACAATATGCTAAAAAAGAAAATGCTGAATAATGAAGTACGTTAAGTATTTAAAAGACGAGTCATTATTGGCACTAACAGGATTAATTCTAATGTTCATTTATATTATATCAAAAAATTAAAGGTTATGGGATTAGACATGTACATGTATAAAAAACTTTATATATCTCAAGGTGATTTTTTTAAAGAAGAGTATAGAGATCAGGTCTCTGTTACTAAAGGCGGCAAAGATCATCCTACAATTAAAAGTAGTCGCGTTAAATATATAATTGAAGAAATAGGATATTGGCGTAAAGCAAATGCTATTCATAAATGGTTCGTAGATAATATTCAAAAAGGACATGATGATTGTGGAGAGTATTTTGTATTTCCAAATAAACTTCAAGAACTTAAAGATCTTTGCCTTCAAGTAATTGAAGACGGTAATAAAGCTCCTGAACTACTTCCTACTACTAGTGGTTGTTTTTTTGGTGGTACTGAATATGATGAATATTATTTTGATGATCTACATGAAACCGTAAAAATAATAGACGAAGCTTTATTAGATCCTGAAGGAGCTTATTATTATTCATCAAGTTGGTAAAAATAAAAACATGAAGACATTTAAAGACTTAGAATTTATAGAAATGAAAGATCTATTCTATAATGGAGTGCAGTGTAGAATTCAATTTGGCAATGGATACGGAGCCAGCATAGTTAGACACAACTTTAGTTATGGAGGAAAAGAAGGTCTCTATGAGCTTGCTGTATTAGATGAAAATGGAAAGCTGCATTACGACAATCCAGTAGCTAATGGAGATGTTAGAGGACATTTGACACCTGAAGAAGTTACAGAACTATTAAAACAAATTCAAGAGTTATGAAAAAATATTGTAAAGTGTGTGGAACTGAGATCCACCCAAAGCGCGTAGCATTAGGATATTCTACTTCTTGTGTAAAGCATTCGACTGCCGAGAGATATACAGGTATTGTGGCAGCAGGATCTAAAAATGACTTTGAAGTTCATGTCATTAAAGATAGTAAGGTTGCCAAAGAACTTGTTAAGATGTCAAATATTTATTAGAAAGAATCAAATGAATTACGTAGATCCAGTTAAGTATAGCAAAGCAATTCTATCATTGATGGAAGATGAATCAATGCCACAAGAAGAAACTATTCCTGTTGAAGGTACTATGAGTATGAAAGAGAGAGTTAGTAAACTTTCTCCTGATGATCAAAAGAAACTTAAGGAATATATTGATGCTATAAAAGAGATTAAGAAAGAGATCAATGAATTAATCAATAAAGATGCCATCGCAGAAGAAGGCGGTAATATGTCTTCAGGATTGTATATGAGTACAGAAGAGGAATAAAATAAAATAAAATGGTTTTGTTAAATTTAGTTTACGGAGTTCTTTATGGTATCATAGGACAAGTCTTATCTTTTATTCAACTACAAGGCGGTATTAAATGGGGTTGGACTGAGAAATATAGTTGGGCTCTTATGTTACTTGGACTTCCTATTAGTTGGGCATTCATGAAAAGTGTCCACAATTTTATCTTAGCATTTCATGGAGAAACTTGGCCTTCAAGACTATTAGGATTTGGAATTGGAGTTATAGTATTCATTGCACTTACTTGGTTTTTATTTAAAGAAGGTGTAACACTAAAGACTTCAATTTGTTTATTTCTTGCATTAATTATAATTTTGATACAAATGTTGTGGAAATGAAAACTGTTGTATTAGGAGACACTCACGGAAGATCTAATTGGAAGCTAGCTATTTATCAAGAAGAACCAATTGATAGAATTATATTTATTGGTGACTACTTTGACTCATTTGAGTTTAGTGGAGTAGAGCAGATTAATAACTTCAAAGAGATTATAAAGTATAAAGAAGATAATCCCCAAGTTGAAGTGGTAATGTTAATTGGTAATCATGATCATCATTACTTTCCAGAAGTAGGATATACAGGTACTAGTGGTTATCAAAATAAAATTGCTCCATCAATTACACAAGTCATAGATGAGAATAGATATAATTTGCAAATGGCTTATGGTTTTGGTGAATATCTATTTACTCATGCTGGTGTAAGTCCTATTTTTATGGATCAAGTATTTGGTGAAAATGATTGGAGTATTGAAAATGTTGTAGTTGATCTAAATGAAATGTTTAAATACAAACCTAGAGCATTTGACTTCAATGGTTTTGATGCCACAGGCGACAATACTACACAAACTCCTATATGGATTAGACCTAGATCTTTAATGTCTGCAAATAAGAAACATCCTAAAGGATTAAAGAAAGACTATATTCAAATTGTAGGACATACTCAAATGCGTAAATTAGATTTAGAAGATAGTAATAAATTTACAGGAGGTAGATATTATTTCATAGATACTATGGATACAACAGGACAATATCTTATAATTGAAGATGGTAAACTAAGTATTAATTCTGTAAAATGATTATTAACTATGTCAGTAAAAGAGAGAGCAAATTTCTTAGTAGAAAGATATGGAGAGAATTGTATTCAAGTTGTTAATAGTTTATTAGAAGACAATACAGAAACAAAGTATTTGTCTTATTGGAAAGATGTACTTAAAACATGTCAAGAAATTCTAACAAATAAAAAACAAGTTAATGCCTAACGTAGTTGATCTAGTAGATCGTATAGAAGAAATGTTTACTGATATGCCTGATAAAAGAAAGAAGAAGGAATATCAAGAATGGAAAATAACTATCAATAAGTTAATAGAAGAAGTAAATAAAATGTCAAAGATAAAAATGTATTCAACTATTAAATAAAGAGTTATGAATAATAGAAGGAACTTTCTAAAGCTATTTACAATGGCAGCAGTAGCAACTGCGTTGCCTAAAATAGAACCAGAACCACAGAAATTAGTTATTAACTCAACTAATAATACTGATAGAATGATTGGTGTTCATGGGGTAGAGAGGATGAGAATATATTCTAGTGGAAATATAGGTTTATCTGTCACTCAACCTTCAAATATCTTACTAGTAATTTAATACTATAACTATGGCATACAGTCGCTTCGGCACCTCCAGATGGTACACTTATTGGTATGAAGATTATAGATCAGGAATAAAGTTTCCTACTAAAAGAGAAAAGAGGAAACAAATGTTTATGATCCATGACTTTCCTACATATATAATTACATACGGTGAACTACAAGATAAAGGCATGGGTAGAATATGGGATGATATACGATTATTCTATTGGGCTGATACAGAAGAGTTCAAAGCAAAGAAACCTTCTGAGACTGAGATGCGTGAGTTAATGACTTATATTATGGATTGGGAAAGAGATGTGAATGAACATTTTAAGTTATTGAATTTTATAAAACGTGAATGGTATTATCCATTAAGAATTAAAATAAAAAGTTATGGAAAAAAATTATAAGCAACATAATTCTGGACATTATCTAGAATTAGCTGATAGATTAAGTGTCATTATGGGTAACTTAGATGAATATTGTTATGATCATCCTGCTTCTAATGATGATATTAAAAAATTTATAGATGAAGCAATGAAAAATCTTTGGGATGCATATCAAATAACAGGAGTAAACATATGTGAATACTCCGGACTAAGAGGGTTAGAAGGATATGAGTAAGCGCGGCCGCGGGTAGGGCACTTTCCGAGAGGGCCTAAAAAATACCATAAATACAAATATGCCAGAAACTACACTACAAGAAGTCCTAATCATAATATTAATATGGGAAATAACAAGACTCATATTAAGAAAGCTATGGTATAAAATAATAAACAGACTATGAAATATAATGATCCGAGAATCTCTAGAATTCTAGAACTAGAACTAAAAGTAACTAGAGCGATCATCCAAGGCCACCGCCCGTTCGAAAACGATGAATACCAAAAAGAAAGATTAGAAATTAAAAAACTAAGAAAAGAAATAGAGAATGAAAACAGAAGCAACAGAGATCATCAAAGCAGTTAGGTTCATAATTGAAAACAAATTCGGTGAACCAGGTTGTAAAGAACCGGACCATGTATTACTAGAAAGGTCTAAGATAGTTACTAGGTACATAATAGGTACAATACTAAAAACAAACTTAGACCCAAAGTATTTATTGGAGTTACAAGAAGAGATTGACTCACTAAAAAGTTAGAATTTCTCTGGTCCGTGAAATGTTGTATATTTGGTATATATAAAAATTGTGTTCAATAGGAAAATATGCTGCTATGACAAGACAAGAAATAAAAGCAAACAAAGAGAGAACTCTTCTTAAAGAACTTATTGATAAGATGTTTGAGATAGCAGGCCATGATCTTAAGTTTGAAGATGTAGAAGGTAGGACTGATAATTGGTTCCAACAATATACTATGACTGAAGAACAGAATAAAGAGTGGAGAGAATGGGGAACTAAACACATTAAAAAGAAGAAACGTTATTATTCTAAAATAGCTTCTCGTGAAATGGCGTTCCTTGATTTGTATTGTGGACTTAAAATAAGTGATAGTAAATATAATAAGTTATGACAACAAAAGAAATAAGAAAATTAGCAGAATCCGCTTGGGAAGGATGTGATGGTTGTGATGAGAATGATAAATACTTTTGGATTAGTGGATATATAATTGGTTATTTAAATGCTAGAGTAGATAATATAGAAGAAAAGATTGAATCCCAAAGAAATAAGATAGCAGATATATTAATTACTAATAAATAAACTATGACACAACAAGATATAATGCAAGACGGTACACCTTATCCATTTGCATCTGGACCGGTAGATAATGGATATAAATTACCTATTAATAATTCACAAAAAGACTGGTTTAAGGTAGAAAATGGAAGATTAAAACATGTGTTTGAGCTGCATACTCGAGGTGGTTTTTTATGGAGATTATGGTTTTTGTTGTCTGCTCCAATAATTTGGTTGGTTAAAGGTGAAGTTAAAATTAAATAACTATGATAGCAGTACTGTTAATTAAACATGAAGGAGAAGATAGGCTCTTAAATAAATGTTTGGCTTCATTAGAACAACAAACAAATAAGGAGTTTAAAGTATATGAAACCAATCCTGAGTCGATTGATCAGACTATTCAATCTATACTAGGTGAAGGTTTAAAATACATTTGCTATTTGGATAGCTATGACTATTATCTACCTGAACATATTGATACAGTATATAAGGCAATAGCAAAGGCAAAGACTAGATACATCTATACTATTTCTAAAGTGGTTAGATATAAAGATTGTGGTGGTGCTTGTTGTATTGAAGATGAAGTTCCTAGAATTACAGAGAAGATGTTTGATGAAAGAGTAGTTGATATCAATAGTGTAATTAGATCAGCTATTTGTTTGAACTATGATTTTGAAGAATCAAATACTGCAACACAAGTAAACATAATTACTGTGACGCATAGATTAAGTGATTAGACTTTCTTTAGTATGGATTTAATGTCGCAATAACAAGAGTTAGCGCCATGTGCTATAGCCATTAGAATCCACATTAAAGTCATTTCATTTAAACCTAAAAATGTTTTTACTTCAATCTCTTGTGAGATAGAATCTGGTGAACAGTGGATTATAGATGGAGTTGGTTCATAAAAATAAAAAGCAAGAAGAAGAAAAGATATAGATACCCAATACCTTAAAAAATAGTATATAAATTTATTTAGCATATACAAATAAATATAAAATGAAAGTAAATAGGAAAGATCTTAAGTGGTATATAGACAATGTTAAGTACAACTATCCTAACTCAACACCTGAAGAGTTTGCTGATCACCTTGCTAATTACATTGAAATGAATCCTAGTTGTATTGATGTGAATGGTGTAGCAAGAACTGGTAGATATTATTATTCAACTGTAGGTTATGGTATATTTAGTTTGTTTGGTGAGAAATACAGAATGGGTAGGATTGAAATATTTGATAAACAAAGTGGTTCAGGATATCAAGTAGACGAAGGAATCTATACTCTACCTCATGAAGTAGCATCTCAGTTTGAAGACTTTATTGAATCAATAGAAACAGATCTACCAATTGAAATAAAGATAGGTTCACATGAATGGTGTGAAGAGGAATGCGCTAAAGCACTTGGTTTTACTGATAGTGATCAGATGAGAGAACCTGAAGTAATTAAAGCATATCAAAGAAAAAAGAATGATGAGTATGCTAAGTCACAAGGTTATAAAGATTGGGATGATCTAGTAGCTAATTCTAAATGGACAAAGAAAAAGAATGAAGAATAAAATAATAAAATTTTTTAAGGACATATTCTTAGGTTTTAAAATAGCAGAAGAACTTAAGAAGAAAAGTCAATGGGGTAAATTTTAAGTTATGAAATTAGAAACGCTTACTAAAATTATAGGCACATTAAAGAATCAAAGTGAAGTAACTAATCAACTGTACAGACTTAATGTAGATTTAGTTGAGTTTGCAGATCCTTATGAATCAGTAATTACTATACTAATTAAAGAAATCTACGGTCAAGAAGGTTATGATTGGTTTAGTTGGTTTTGTTATGACTGTGATTTTGGTAGCAAATATAGTAAGAAAGATCCTGGTGCATGGGATAAAGATAACAATCCTATTTGCTACGATATAAAATCACTTTGGAATTGTTTAGAAACTGAATATAAAATAAAATAATATGGCAACACTTATTGCAACAATCGCTCTTGTATTTCTATTTGCAGGCATTCAACATGCGGCTAATTGGATGGTTAGAAGAGTTTATAAAGATGTCTACGGACAAAGAGATGCCTCGTCTGTGATGATCGTGGTCATTCTGGCTGTGGTCCTGAGCGTCTTTTGTGTCCAAATGATCATACTTTTGAACCAATAATGGCATAAGTTATTGATTTTCAATCACTTACATAACTAATTGATTATCAACAAGTTATAACTTATTGATTTTCAATCGACAATTTTTGAAAAAGACTAAAATAAATTTTTTTATATCAAAAATATGTCTTAATTTTACTATGTATCAAATCAATAATGAATATGCTTAGTAACTACAGAATGAACCTCCCGCAATTGACAGCCGCTCTCAGAAGCAGATGCTTGAACAGGACTGCGGATTATTTTGAATCTTTTAAGAATGACGATACTGTCACTCTAGATGGTCTGTACATAGACAAATCATTTGTTAGACGTCATATCGGACCTGGCGACTTAATGCTAAACCTTGAATGCGAAGTTACATCTTACATTTTTGGTGTGCATGTAGAAGCATAATCTTTAATAACAACAAATCAATAATGAATATGAATATCGCAGATTTTAAGTTTAGCTTTGAGACAGAACAAGAACAGTTTGATGCAGAATTTACCGGATACATTGAGTCTTACGATTGCGTAAGGGTCGAATTAAGACATCCTAACGGTGGGATACTTGATTATCCTGTCAAGAATCGTGAAGCTCTAAAAAAGAGTATTGAATTTCATGGAGATAGTATTGTCAAGATCTATCAGACAGAACATTCATACGACATCCAAGATTATCTTTAGTAACAATTAAAATTTTATAATATGTGTAAGAATGAATTAGAAAAAATGGTCCGCATGAGCCAAGAAGAATACATGCAACAGAATCCTAATTACGAACCTATGTTCCCTAAAGGATGGGATGATGATAGTAGGTGGCCAGAGTTTAAGTATGACTATGACTCTTTCAGATCCACTCAAATTGCTATCGACCACCATTTAGAAGTCATGGCAGGTTGTTGGGATTAAACAACTAGTCAGGTGGGTGTAATGCGGGATGGTCCCAAATCTCTTAATGAGTTGCTTATCCGGTTCGAGTCCGGCCCTGACTACAAATAGTTTAGAATTATTCCAAAATTAGTACTAATATTACCAATATAGGAATAAAAATAAACTAGAATATGGCAATACAAATAAATTAAAACAATAAAGGTTATGCAAGACATTAATTATCCAGTCGGGTTCCTTATTTACAAGTTAGATGAAGACAAAGAAGAGTACACAGTTACAGGCAATATAGCCAAGGCATATAAATTTAGAGATTTTGAAAGTGCCTACGATATTGAAGAGTATATCCGCAAGCATATAGATTGTTCAGATATTACCTTCGACTCTGAGTATTGTCAGTTTTTTGCTTACACTAAAACTGTAGATAGAGCAAAGCAATTTGTCGAAGATATAACTGCTTGGGTAGTTAAAGTAAAAGAATTAGTAGATTAAAAAATTAAAACAATAAAGGTTATGAATTACAAAATGAAATTGAGCGACTTAAAAGAAATGGATGGAATGTACTACATTGCAGATATTGTAGACGTAGACGGTAGTCCTTGGGTTAGTAAAGAGTTTGCACTACAAACTTTAGACTTAGTGAATGCTGAGATGAATCAGCCGGTGTTTGAAGACTTCGGAGATGATCTATTTGAAGATGAATTCTAAAAAAAACTTATCTACTCTAAAGATAGATTTTTATAATACAGAAAAACGTCTTAATTTACATATATATTAAAAAACAACAAAAAAGCAGTTATGCAAAATTCAAATCGCCCGAGCTCTTACACTAAATTGAGCTACATTCAGAAAGTTAGTCGTGTAAACAGAAAGCTCCGTCTTGGAGATGTAACTAGAGTTGCTGAGACAACCGGTTTTTCTATCACTCATGTGGCAGACGTACTAACAGGTAAGTACTTCAACGATCGTATCGTTAATGAAGCTTACGACATGACACGTGGACGTAAGTCTAATGTGTACAAGCTTTCTAGCTTGGAGGCTTAATAACCTCACTCATTATTGATTATTTCGGCCTGGATATCTATCCGGGCCTCTTTTTTATAACTGGTTGATTATCAATACTTTATAACTGATTGATTTTCAACCACTTATAACTGATTGATTTTCAATCGAGAATTTTCAAAAAAAGACTAAAAAGATTTTTTTATTTGACTGGAATGTCTTAATTTTACTATGTAACAAATCAATAATGAATATGAACAAGATTATCAACACCCTCGGACTTGGAACCTGCAACTTTATCAACGGACAGAAAGGATCTTACAGGATCGTCTACAAATGCCAAGCTGGGTTCATGAGTATTGCGGAAGCAAAATATAACGATGACATAGCTAATAATTACGGACCTGCTCAATTGTTGTCTAGCTGGAAAAAAGGTTCACTTCAAACTATCCAATTTATGGCAGAAGGCGGACAGCACTGGCTTAATGTATTCGCTAGAAAAGGTAAGAAGATTGTTGTGATCGATGAGGAGATACTTAAAGATCTTACTGTCGGTACTATCAACTCTTATTGGATTGACACGAATCTGTATTCTCAAAAACAGTACGCGTATGTCAATGCTAAGAATTGGGCGTCTAAAGCATTCGTAATGAATGCCGCCTAATTTCCAACTAATTAATTAACCAACAAAATTATTATATATGTTCAGAGAAGGAATTTACAGACGTTCAGATCTTATTGTACTTGAAGCAATCGAACAGGCTTGGGATGGTGATGAGTTAGTTATACACTCAGGAGACGAGAAAGTATGGTTGACTCACCGTGAGAATCGTGCTTACAATGGAGACTATACACTTGAGACTTTATGTCCTATCAGTGGAAAGTGGGAGCAAGAATCATTTTCGTTCAAACAATAAAATTATAATATGAAAATCAAATACACGCCAGGAACACCTGAAGGATTGGTAGGTAAAACCCATACTGTAGAGATAATAGGCCTGAAGATCTCTAAGATCAGAGGGGTACTTAATAAACCACTGATCCAACAGGTAAGAATCAAATATAAAGATGGTAAGACAGAGTGGATTGATGGAATGAAATTATATAGCGATACACAGCCAAGTAAATTTTTAGAACATTATCAATATTAAAATATAAAGTTATGGCAACATTAATTAAAAAAGCTGAAAAAGCCGTAAGAGAATTTAAGGTAGGAGATCTTATTTGTTGGAGTACTTATTTCCACGACGGAAGATCTTATGAGACAACGTACTACAGTGGTACAGTAACTAAAGTCAACCGAGTTAACCTGATTGCAGAAGACAAAGAAGGAAATACTTGGAAAGTAGAAAAGGAGGAAGTAATATGAAAATAGAAGTATCAACTGGAGAGATCCTAGACAAGTTCTCTATCTTAATCATTAAGAGATCCAATATTAAGGATGACTCCAAGCTAGACAATATCCAGAAGGAGATAGATGAATTACTCCCTATGTTCATTAGTATTACTTGCAAAGATAAAAAAGTCTATGACAAATATATTGATCTTGCAATAGTGAATAAAGAACTTTGGGATATAGAAGATGATATCAGAGAATGTGAGAGACAAAAAGACTTTGGAGATAAGTTTATCCAATTGGCAAGGTCGGTGTATATTAGCAATGACTCAAGAGCCAAGATCAAGAAGGAGATAAATCTAATGACTAATTCAGATATAGTGGAAGAGAAGTCTTATCAATCCTATTAAATAAAAGTTATGACAGCAAAAGAAAAAGCAACAAAATTAATTTCAATGTCTGAGCTAATCATATTGGCAGAGACAGGGCATAAGCTAAACGTAAAAGAACGTAAAGGTATTGCCAAGAGACAGGCAATTGAATGTTGTGTCGAAGTATTAGGATACATGGGTGCAGATAGAGGATATGAATTTTGGACAGAAGTAAAACAAGAATTAGAAAATTTATAATATGGAAAATTTAGACAAAGCAAAGACAGCATACAATACTCTATTAAAGAGTGGAATGTTCTATGAGTTCTACCCTCAATTGACAGGTAACTGGGATGAGGACAAGGACTTTTGGTTCGAGGAATATATGGAACAAATGGAAAGAATGAAAAACAGATAACATGAGTATAAAAAAGAAAATAGCTAGATGGCTAAAGATAACAACCGAAGACATTCAGGAAATTGACGGCTATCTACCCAAAAAGTTTGGCACGTCACGTTCTGTTGAATATCAGATGCAGGGATTAGTTGATACGTTTTGTAAAGTAACTGAATGGTCTAATGGTGAGGGATTTGATATATCCTTTGAAACCAAAACTGATAATGGTTATCAAACTAAAAGAATTGATGTCCATGTAGACGAGTTAGAATGTTTATTTGCTTGCTTAAATGATTTTAAATATTTTGAAAATTAATATGAACAAAGAAGAACAAAAACAAATTCTAATAGATATGATGAATGAAAGTCAGAAAGATGGATTGTACGATGTATATCCAGGACTCTTAACATACGACGATGGAAAATGGATTATGTATACCGTTTGTGATAATGGATTATGGTCTAACGGTATTCCACTTCATCCAAATGAACATAGAGCTTGGATCCATGAATACCAAATGGCAGACTTTCCTATCCATGGTAAGAAGGTAAACTATCAAATTGAATATGGTGATGGAGTTGCTTATGCTATTACCGATATTAAAGAACGTAAGACTCTAAGTATAGAATCTAAGTTAGATCTGATCCTAGAAGAGATAGGCAAGATCAAATGGATGATAAGAGATTTAGATAGTAAGGTATAAAGATATTTATATAAAAAGATCAGGATGAAATTAAGACAACTACTCGAAGACCTTACTCTAGAGTTAAATATGCCTAAGCCAGAAGATGCCTACAAGTTTGATAAGATAGCATCTAAGAATTTAGGATACGGAGATTATTACAAGTACGCCTATACCAATGTAAAGGGAGATCCTATGGAAGTAACGGTACTATCTACCAAAAAACCAAAGGATCCTGGAATTACTTTATACGTGGCATTCGGTGCAGACGTTACTGCTCAAGGTACTAAGACTGATTTTATTCCTGATCCTGGTAATGAAGATCCTGATGAAGAAGATAAGTACGATCAAAAGACTGGAGCTGGAGATGTATTGAAAGTTCTGGCTACCGTGGTCCAAGCTGTAAAGAATACTGTTAACAAGGTTGGAGGTATGGATAAGATATACGCAATGGCATGGTCACCAACAGATCCTAAAAGAGCAAATGTATACGACCACTACGTACAAACCTTATTCCCAACCTTTAAGAAGGATCTACAAACCTCTAGACATTCTTTTAAGTACTACATTAACCAAGACTTTAAAGGTAAAGAAGTAAATGAGATTGGATTGGATAGTGAAAAGATGAAGCCATATAGATTTACCACAGTAGAAGACGGAGAAGATCGTAGAGTATATTCTTTTAAAACCGATAGCGGTCTTGATTATATGGTTGAATTAGAAGAAGAAGTTGATGATGATCTTGGTATGGTATTGTATATAAACTTTGGAGTGTTTGACAAAGACGATGTTGGAGCAGGATCAAACCAAAATGTAGTAACAAATAAGGGAGAACAGTATAGAGTAATGAATACCCTTTCAGCCATAGTAAAAGAAGATCTAGCTATTAATTCATATATCAAGTATATAACATTTAATCCGGCTAAAAGAAAACTTCCTAATCCTATAAGTGGAAAAGAAAGAGACTTAGACTCTAACTCAAGAGCAAAGCTGTACATGAAATATATTATAGGCAGACTTCCTAATGCTAAAGAAATAGAACATCCTAAATACCCAATCCTCATAAAGATTAAATAAGATGGAAACAAATAAGAAACGACTGGCCCAAGATATAGACATAGATAATAATCCAGTGATAGATAAAGATATAATACCAGAGGATAAGAATAATACAGATAAGGATATAAAGGAAACAACTCCTACACCTACACCTGTAATAACAGAAGAAGAAATAAAACCTATAGAACAGAATAATACTGTAAAAGAAACTATAGAACCTACCCCACAACCGGCTGTTAAGAATACAGTAAGATACATAGATAGCGGGTTCACATTCTAATTTCATAGTGTGTGACTAAGAAGATCTAACGGATATAAAAAATTAATATTGTTAGAAAGTGTTAGTTTGTGTCAATTTGTGTATAAAAGAATAAGAGAAAGAATAGTCTGGATCC